TGCCCGTGGGCTACGTCCACACATAGGATTCGCACGCCCGCATCATAAAGGGCTGTCGCTCTATCTAAATAGTCTCCCGATGTGCCTATCGCGGCGCCCGCATTCGCTTGACATAAACTAATAACATGATCTACTATCTCTACTTGGCGCTCGATTGTGTTGTACCGATGCACTACGGCGAGGCCTCCCTCTTGCCACATCGCCACTCCCATTTCCTCTTCTGAAATGGTGTCCATTGGACTGGCTATGATAGGCAGCCGCAAAGGGACGTAAGCATAGGGGCCGTCGAAGTGGCTCCCAATGCTTACTTCTGAACGGCTCCGGATGTCTGAGTATTGAGGCGCCAACAGAACATCATCATATGCTAAGGCTTCTTTAATTTTCATTTTCCCATCCTCTCGGCCGCAAGGGTTTCAACCTGCTCCCAACAGGAAGGGCAAGTGAGGAGGGCTCGGTCTTCTTTAACAGTAACATGCCAGGACTGCACTGTGGTTTTGTTTCTTTCAAAAGGTGTCGCACACAAGCAACACTCTTCCGGATGATTTAGCATTGCAGCCGCCTGCTCGGCGAGGACTTTGTTTAATTCCTTACGGATCTGCTTGCGCCTCTTGGTGTTTACCTTGCGTATCTTAGGGCGCTTGGAAGCCTTCATTCGCCAGTGCTTCCGAGGGCGCCCGAACCACGATTAGAAATTGTAATGGGACACCAATCATAAATGTCAGGGCTTTGAGAGCAGACAAACCGTACCGGGACGACAGGGACCACCACCCCTTGTGCCACCTTGTCGCCGGGTGACAAGAACTGGGTCTCCGTGCCTACGTTGTGGAGATTAACAAACACCTCTCCCTCATATCCACTGTCCACCACACAAGCTCCCACCAAAAGTTGCCTCTTATGGGCGATGCCGGATTTATTCTTAATCTCCAGCATATAACCATGGGGAATCGCGAACACACACCCAGTAGGGATGAGCACACTTTCTCCTGGCTCAATTTTAAATACTGTTTCTGATGCCTCAGTGGGGCTCCAACGCAAGTCAAGGCCGGCGTCGCTCGGGTTCTCCCTGACAGGAGGGAACTGCTGTCGCGGAACGAGGCCTCCTCCTCGTACCATATAATATTGTAAAATCATTTTAAAAATCCTTTCTGATTTGATTCCTACCGTCGACCTTGGCCACGATACTTCTTCTTATAATGCTTGTTGCCCCCGTGGGGACCTGGTTGTCCGCGCTTGGTAAACTTGCTGTTTCCAATAGAAGTCTTTTTCTTTCTTACTTCGCGCTTCCGCTCTCGATTTTTTTTCGCCATGATATTCTTTATCCTAACAATCTTAAGTTTCTTCTAATCGATCTAGTTGAAAAACCCCATGCAGGATCGAAATCTAATTTACCCATATAGGGACGATTCAAATGAATGCGATCTTTCCCTTCTACTATACCCCAACATCTAAACTTTGTCAACACTGAATTAGAATCAATTACTGCAACGATCCAATATGGTTTTCCATTCTTTGTCTTCTTTCTTATAATCTCTCGTGGAATAAACCACACCAATCCCAACTCCGGGTCATAGTCCGATATGGGAGGCACATAATAACTCTCCAGTTTGCTTCTCACGTCGTCGGTCATCACCAGATGCATCGGGAAGATGCCGGTGAGCGTCGTCTTGTTATCAATCTCTTCCTCGGTCGTAAAGTCGCCTTCGTCTTTATACTCCTCGATGTTTTCCAGAAACTTCTTCTTGCTATACACGCGATCGACTGCGACCGCAGACCAGAAGTGCTTGCGTCCCGTAAACCGTTCGTCCATTAGATTGTTTAGCGCCCCTGACCGAACGAGTACATCCAGCGCTTTCTTGTTCAGCTTGCTGTAGACGATATCGTCGTGGAACAGAAACTCCTCAATATTATTGAACGGCCTGTTCGCGACAATTTGTTCGATAGCTGCGTCTCCCAATCCCTTAAGTCCTGCGAGGGGCTGAACCAAGCGCTTCGGGTTGTCGGGATCAATCTCCCACACGAACGAGGAGGTGTTGATGTCTGCCTCCACAATCTCAAAGCCGTTCGACTTCGCGATGTTGATTGCCTTCTCCTTGCGCTTCTCGGGCTCCTTGTCGAGGAACGATGCCATCCACTCTACTGGGTAGTAGTTGTATAGCCACGCGCATTGGAACGAGATCGCCGAGTATGAGATAGCATGTGACTTGTTGAAACCATAGCCCGAGAAGTATTCAAACCTCTCCCACATATCGTCGGCGGTGCCATGACCAATTCCCTTGGATACGCATCCATCAATGAACTTCTGCTTGAGGCGATTCTTAACGCGAGCTTCTTTGCCCGTGCCCTTCTTGGTCAACACCTTCCGAAGCATGTTGCCCTCGTCTAGCGTAAGGTCTTTGCCGAGCCTGTGTGCAAGCAGCGCGATCTGCTCTTGGAAGATAAGGAACCCATAGGTCTCTTGGGTTACATCCTTTACGTGCTCATTGATGTAATCAATTTCTCCGGGATGTGTCTTGGCTTGGATGTATTGCTCGTGCACGTTGGCGGATAGTGGACCTGGGCGATAGATCGAAGTGATGGCCGAGATATCAACTAGTGACTTCGGCTTTGCGTTCGCGCAGAATTCCTGTGCCCGCTGTTCCGTAAACTGAAAAATACCGGCGAAGTTGGCGCGGTGAAAAATGTTTCTATACACGGCTTGATCATCAAAGTCGAGAACATCTGGATGAAGATTCTTATCATAGAACTCTTTCACATCCTCAAATGTCGGATCCGCATTATTATGATGTCTTTTTAAGATATGCCTAATCGCGCCTTCAATCATCCGGAGGGTTGACAGTCCCAACAAGTCAAACTTGATGAACCCGAGTGGCTCCAAGTGTCGAACGTTCTGCCCCTCCGACCAAGGCGACTGTCGAACACCACCCGAACTAATGATCGGCATGTGCTCGTTCAAGTCATCCGCAATCAACACGCCCCCCGCATGACGGGAGCAGGACCGAACCTGTCCGACCAGCGCCTCAACGTGCGTCTTGATGTGCGGATACTTTACTAGGAAGCCGCGCAGGGAAGGTGACAATTCCATCACCTCTTCCCAAGTCGGAGTATAAACTCCAGCCTTGATCCCGTGCTTTGCTTTGGCTGCCGGAGTAGCCTCGAAAATCATACTGGAGGTTACCTTGTTGACTTCAGTAAACTCGATTCCGTAAAACTTTGAAATGTCCTTGATGAGAGACTTCAACTGCAGAGTGTTCCAGTTTGAAATCGGAACAACTGAGTTCTTGCCCCAGTCTTCCATGAGCATCTCCTTGAGTTCCATTGGCTCTGCAACATCATAATCAATATCTGGATAGTCTGTTGCATCCTTGCGCAAGAATCTCTCAAAGAGGAGTCCATACTTGATGGGATCAATCTGAGTGATGCCCAGAACATAGGCCACCAGAGAGCCAGCCGCGGAACCACGACCAGGACCAGTCAACTGCACTTGGTTTGCCTTATCAGAGATCGCCTTCATGGTCAAGAAGTATTTGCTAAATCCTCGGTCCTCGATAACATCAAGCTCCATCTGCAATCGGTCAGTGTATTCCTTATTATCGTGGAGGCCGCGTTGGCGCAACCCCTCCAAGGCATAGTTTACCAAAGCCTCGGCGTCGGTGAATCCTGCCGGGACCACGAAGTCTGGAAGTTTGACTGTGGTGTCAGGCACAAAGTCTTCAATTCTATTGAAAGCAATGTTGTGTGTCTCGGTGATCGAATCCATAACCAGCTGGTCATCATACTCAAAGCCACCGGTCTTGGAATAATACTTATAGGCGTCCCACATCTGGTTGCCATTCTTGGGATACAGCTCGTACCCTATCTCTTCAACACCGTCAGGCAGTTCTGTATTGTCCTCCGCCCATGCTGGCGTTCCTTTGCCAAGCCAGCCGAGGCGCTTGTACAGTTCTCGGTCCTTCCAGGCTTCGTTGTTTGGATAATGACTGTCCGCTGTCGAGATAAGAGTAATGTCAAACTCTTTAGAGGTTTCGATAATGTACTGATTCAATTCATGCTGCTCTGGAATATTGTTCCACTGGAGTTCTCCGTACCAGCGATCCCCAAAGATCTTTACAAACTGACGACTGGTTTCCCTCATCGCCTCGCGCACTGCTTCGGGGCCTTCCTCGCGGTTAGCCCAATAGTTCCCGGCGTACGGACCCCCTAGACAAGCAGAGGATGCGATAACCCCCTCTGAGTATTTGTCGAGCAGTTTGTAGTCCACGCGAGGATAGCGATAGAAGTTCTCTTCCTTATATGATTCGGAGATGAGCTTGAACAGGTTGTTCAGACCCGTTTGATTCTGCGCCAGGAGCACAAGGTGGCGGCGGCGGTTGAGAATGTTCTTTACGGCCTTCTTCGAGGCCTCTTCGTCCTCAACCGTTGCGCCGGAAGTATCTCCCTCTTTTGCCAATGACTTCGCTAGCTTAGCGTCTTCCTTAATGCGGTTGTAGTCATCGCGCCACTCATCAATGGAGGGCAAGAAGTATGCCTCTACTCCAAAGATAGGTTTAAATTCCTTTCCTTCGGACTTCATCTTCTGCCAGTGTAAAAACTGGTGCGAGAACCCATTCATGTTCCCATGGTCTGTGAGAGCAAGTGCTTCGCCCCCGTTCTCATAGCAAAAATCCATGTGCTCATCTGGATATCCGATGGCATCAAAAATAGAGCCTGCGACGCTATGTGCATGCAGGCCCACGAAAGGAATCTTTTTCTCTGTCATTTACTTCTCCCTCTATACATAGTATTTGTGTTCGGACGTTTGGTTTTCTTCCCCAATTCCGATGATATAAATTTACCATACCCCTCCCAGTTTGTCAAGTCATAAAAGCTATTCATTTCTTGTTCTGTTCCGGCCGGACCGCCCCCAAACACATCGCCCAGTTCATACCCCAAAGAGACTAGCCGTTCCTCAGGGGGAAGTTTTTCGGTGGGCATGCCTTCGTCAGGTGCCTTCCATACTGAGGCATTCGTGGTGATCACGCGCTTGGCCCTGCGCCACTCCTCCGGGTCAATCACAAAACTAAGGGGGATTCCATCTTTTACCGTTTTCCCCTGATGGGAGAAGTAAAAAGGAGCATTCTTCCGCAGCAGCGATCGATGCTCTAGGACCTCTTTAGGATCCATCATGCCCATGGGGAACGATACATAATATTGATCCGGCTGTGTCCACTTGGAAAACTTGGTGTGTATCCAGTACGCTACGTTCGCCCCATAAAGTGCCGACCACGCATAATTGTCCACCTTGTCTCGGTGCTTAGGGTGAATAGGTACATAATAAATGGGAACTTCTATGTGTTTGGTTTGTCCAAACTTAGCAAAAGTGCCGCGTTGGATGCTGTCGATATCCGTGGCCACTTCGCCGAGCCTGTGCCGCAAGAGGGGGGCGACGTCATCGTTGGCCACAATCCATATTGAGGTACAGCCTGCGTGCAAACATTCATAAACAGTGGCTTCGATTGCAGTATAGTTGGGGCCCACCGGAACTAGAGAGGCGTCCCACTCCATACCAAATTCAGTGTGCATCCCAGCCACGGGCACCACCCCAGGCATCGTCAACTTAGCCATGTAAAACTATTCTTTCGTCCATCTCTGGGGTTTCTTGGAGTGTAAAAGTATTTTTTACAGCATGTCGGAACGAATGATTAAGCGTCAAGCTTCTCCCGTTCGGCTGCTTGAAACCGTATTCCTTTAACTTGCGAGCCAAAAAAATACGGACTACAGTTTCTGAGCAATCAAAACTTCTTATCTCTTCAGTGTCAATGATACTGCGTGTGAGCACGTCTTTAAAATCACCTTGGGAATTTCGATCTATCCGGCTAGATGTAACAAAGCGAATCTCTTTCACAAAACTGTCACGAACGTGAATATTGAAAGTACGGTCTCCGAGCCTAGAGCCGGCTGTAATATCAAACATATCATGCACCACATAGTCTTCGATGATCTCGATAGCGCCGAAGTCTCCACAGTTATCTAAATCAAAAATATGCAACTTATCAAATGTAAGAAGCACTTTTGTATTGCCGTCAGTGACCACCTTGAGTCTTCCCTCATCTAGGGAGACGCGCTGGACCTCAAATGGAATTGGTAGCAACGACCTCATACCCAAGTCAAAGATGCCTTCATACCATTTATTCTTTATGTCTTGGTATCCAACAAAGTGGTGGAATGGGCGTTGGTCGCTATTCACAATCAGGTGATAGCCGTGCTCTCGCGCAAACGAAACCGCCTCCTCTCGCCACCCAAGGACTATGTTGTCGAAGGTGTATTCAAGAGGAGGCAGTTTCATCATAGTGCTAGTATAGCACCGATGATTGGAGGGGTCAAGTATTTTGTTTTATTATTCGCGACGCGGACGACCCGCCTGGGCCGCCTGCTCATCGGGCGTAATTGGCGTGAACTCATCCTCGGCGGACTGGTACCAATATACCCCCCCTATCTCAAGTCCGCCAAGTTCATCAAGCAGTCCTTCCTCGCCACCCTCCAAGCGCGCTGCTGCAGCTAGCTCGGCGGCGCTCAAGGGCTCGAGGCGTCCTTCATCATTGAGTTTACTCCACAAAGCATTAACTTTGTCTATCGCCGACTCGTAACCAACGTCATAGAGCCCCTCATTAAGGAACTTTCTCCAGTTCTCTGTGATTAGCTGGTGGTTTTTAAAACTTGAAAACTTGCTCATGGTATATCTCCGCGTATTATAAATAGTCTAACCATAGTCTACCTATCCCATTTATTCTTCTGCGTAACGCTGAAGCTCTTCGTCGTCTAGCCCTTGTAGTGATGCTACAAAGTCTGGTGTAACAAAGTTCATCGTGCACTCTGCAATTTCGTCAGCATTCGCACGGATAGCCGTCGCAATTGTTTTCTTCATCAGCGACTCAATAATATTAGCATCGAAAGGAATATCAGGCACTACTCGATCAGCAAAATCTGCTGCATTGTCCTTTAAATACTGGGCCAATGTTTGCTCAGCTTCTTGCAAGAAACCCCGAGCCTTCCTTTTAACCATTGCTTGCAGGTCGTCGTCGCTCGCAAGGGCCGCGGTCCCCCCGGTAGCGATGGCGGCCGCACCAGCGGCCGCACCTCCCAGTCGTCTCATGGCCGATCGGCGAGACATCTCTTCTTCAGTGAGCAGCTCTTGCTCTTTACTAAAGCGACGCCAGTCTTCCATTATAAGTTTCATCACTTATAAATAGTCTAACTATCCGACAAAATACCGATTACGTGGTTTTCCTTGATGACCGTGAAGGTCTCGCCGTTGTGCTCAATATCGCGGAGCATGTGTGCTTCCACAACAAGTTGCAATCCGGTGCCCCAAAGGGTCCCCGATTCTCCCGAGCAATTGATTACCTCAACCACTGCGAATGGACTCTCGACAGAGCGGTAGTCCTGGGGTAGCAAGATGCCACTCTCTTCAGTGTCTGTGTCCTCGACCGTCTTAACGACGAGGTAATTATTAACTGGTGATAAATTCATTTCATAACTCCTGTATTAGTCCTGTGTTTGTCCACTCCTCTAGCCCCTCCGGTGTCCACAGAAGAGCACCATCGGGCGATACGTCAGCCAGCGATATAATGGCCGCTGTTCCCAATGTCAGAATGGTTGATCGGATTTCGGGGTCGGTAAACGTCACGTTGGGATTCAAGCAATTAGCTTCACACAGTACATCCGTGGGACTTTCAAAATCACAATGGTCGGCACTCGTAACTTTAACAATCTGAGAGTCTCCCATCATCTGAAAGAGAGCGAGGCCATTGTTCTCCGCATTGCATCCCGAAGGCTCTCCCATAAGGAAGAAGCCCGTAGTAACGTCAGAAGCATACTGCTGGCCGATGAAATCAGCAACTCCGGGGGCGTCCTCAGTATCCGTAGTATCCAGACCAAGTACGCCAGGAGAGTCGGCATCTTGCGAAGCAGCAATGATAGCTGCCAGGCCTCCTGCCGAGTGGCCTGCATACACCACTTCAGTGGCACCACGTGATTCTCCGAGTTCAACCATGTTCTGGCCATTCATTTCGTGGTCTACGCCCCATAAAATATTGTAATGACATAGGGTCGGAAGAAGCACTTCCACACCCCACGAAGCTAGATGGTCAGCCCATCCTGCCATGACTCCAGCACCACGGGCAAAGCCATGACCCAAGACCACAACGGGAGGGTCGGTAACCCCCTCTGGCACATAGGCGGTATACTCCATATTAGCGCAGTCACTTACGCTAGCTGTAGCTTCCTCTTCACTCACAACATGAGGGCCTCGTTGGCCGAAGTCTGTGAGCCCTACTGGCTCTTCCGGTTCCTCTGGCTCTTCGGGCTCCTCCTCAGGCTGTTCGGGGGGTTCTTCCTCCTCTACGGGTGCACTGGAGTCGTCGTCGTCTGACGGCGTTTCTTCGGTGACCTCAACCTCTTCCTCTTCTTCGGCGGGAGCTGGCCCCCCATACGTTGTAACCCGGTAACCACACCCGGTTACTGCAATTAAAGCCCCCAAAGGGACCACTAAACTAGTTTTCATTTTTTTCCTTTCTATCCGCACTTGGCGAAGCCGCACACAGTGCAAGTTACACACCCTTCAACATAAACGAGGCCTTCGACCCCACACTCAGTACAGGTTTTCTCCGTAGCCTGTTGGCCATCTGGAATATAATTTTTCAACACTCTTGCCACGCACTTGGCGAAACTAAACATGTCCGAGTCACGATCTTTTTGAAGTTGTTCCACAACATATTGTATATTTGCTCCATGACGCAACCCCAACGAGATCATCCGAGTAAAGGCGCTGTGATTGGGGTTATCAAAAGCTTTAACCAAGTCCTTTATAATGATTGTATCACCGTTGGTTCCCACTTGCAAGTCATAAATTGAATTCATAGATTTGCGTGGATGCTTCACTAAAATACCCTCAGCCTTGGCGCGGGGAATCTCAATCAAATTTGATAGACCCCCCATAACTTCATATGGCTTGCCGTCCATAAGGCCAACCATAATGACCCACCTCTCGCCTTGAATGGTGGTGTGATGAATGTTGCAAGCGAGTTCGATGGGCCGCTTGGGAGCCTTGTGTTGTGGGAAGTCTCCAGATGTGTCCCACTTATCCACCAGCACCCCTGTACGCGAACCATCCACGTAAACGGTAATGCCCTTAAGGCCCATCTTCCAGCCTTGCATGTAAAGCTCGCCCACCAGCGCGGGATCAGTACCCTTCGGCAGGTTGATGGTAGAGCTAATGCTGTGGTCAATGGACTGTTGGATTACCGACTGGAGAGCGACGCGCTTTGTCCAATCGATGCTATCAGCCTCTACAAAGAAAGCCGGTAGGGCTCCTGGATCCTTAAAGGGATGCCACTCATGCCACTGCTGGACGTTATGGTGAAAGACTTCGTACTCTACCCAACGATCTCCGAGATCGTCCACAAAATCAGCCTCTAGCTGCTGCTCGTCGTGAGATAGCTTGCGGCGACGAGTGTAGGAGTTACGAAATACCGGCTCAAGGCCCGAGGAAGTCTGTGACATAATAGAAACAGATCCGGTCGGCGCGTTTGTCAGAATTGAAATGTTGCGGCGTCCATGCTGGGCGATCAATTCCTTCAGTTTCTCAGGCAACCGTTGGATAAACTCGTTGTTTTCTTCGATGCTCCAGGCAAAGGCCGGAAATGGGCCACGTTCTTGAGCAAGATAGACGCTCTCCTCGTAGGCAGCGTCCCGTAAAGTCCGATAGATTTTCTCTGTGATTACAAGGGCTTCGTCGCTATCATACGCCAGATTGAGGCACGCTAGCGCGTCGGCCAATCCGTGAGTTCCCAAACCAGTGCGGCGACCATTTGCGGCCGCATTATATAGCTTTGTCCATAGCGCCTTTTCATCATCGGAATCGGCCACACTCCGAATGTTTTCAAGCTTCTCTAGCTCCAGTTCCACCAAGTCGTCGGACAGACGCATTCCCACCGCTGCTACCTCACGCAACTTATTAAAGTCAAAGTCTGCATTTTTTTCAAAAGAATTTTTAACGAGGCTTTTTAAATTGAGCGATATTAGTCTGCATGAGTCATAGGCAGAGAGTGGGATTTCTCCGCAAGGATTCGTTGTCTTGGTTTCAAACTCTGGATACGCATGGGCTGGCAAATTCTTAGTAATATTGTCCCACATTAAAAGCCCAGGCTCTGCGGTCTTGGTGGCTGACTCAATGATAGAGTTCCATAGCTCCGTCGCATTTATCTCAGATGTATATGCAGGGGTTTCTGCCTCTACTGGGAACTGCAGCGTGAAAGCTTCTCCCTTTTCAACGGCCTCCATAAACTCATCCGTAATCTTCACGGAAACATTGGCTCCCGTAACCTTGGTGAGGTCGTGCTTCATCTTGACGAACTCAGCAATGTCAGGGTGACGGATATCCATGGAGATCATCAGCGCACCGCGTCTGCCATTCTGTCCAATCATCCTGCATACATAGGAATAGAAATCAGCAAAACTCCAAGCCCCAGTAGTAGTCCGAGCAGAGTTGTTAACGGGAGCACCCTCGGGACGCAGATCAGAAATATCAAGGCCCACGCCACAACGACGTTTAAACAAGTTAGCAAGGTCTTTGCCAGCGTCCATAATGGACGAAACACTATCTTGTGGATTGTCGACAACCACACAGTTAGATAAAGATACATTAAGATAATCATTTCCTATTCCCATCATTGGTGAGCCCTGGGGCACAACGTATTTGAAATTCTTAAGGAAGGAATAAATATCCTCCTCTGTCAAGTGATTGGACTTGCGCGTAAGAAACTTGTCTTCCATTCTCGCGAACTCTTTCGCCAAGCGCTTATGCATATCGTCGGGCGTCTTTTCGACAAAGTTACCCTTCCTGTCGCGCAAACAGTACTTGGTCATAAAAACGTTTGTTGCTAATTCGTCACCACCAAAATATTCCAGAGTTGCCTCACGGACTTCACTTTCTTCAAACATCACTAGCCTCCATTGTTTTTCTTAAACTTTTTATATTTCTCAACCAAATTTTCTTTTTGCTTCTTGGCGCTGACCTCGACAATTTCATCTTCCTCAGAAGGCTCTAATACCTTAATGCAAACATTCGAGGTGTCCATGAACAAGGGGAAGACGAGTCCGTCGGGGCCGTTGCGGTTCTTGGCCACAAAAAGTCGCCCACCATTAGCAGTCTTGTCCTCGATTGTTCTGGAAATACTGAAAATAAAGTCGGCCACAAAGCACTTGTTAAACGCTTCCGAAATAGATTCCATCGTAATGACTTCTGCGTTTAGTCCAGACCGGTTCGTCTGAGATGCTGTCCACACGGGCGCCTCGTATTCTGCTGCGATGCCGCGCAGCTCTTCATAAATAGACTCCAGTTCGTTTCTCTTCTCTTTAAGATAACGAACAGGGCGCAATAAATCTCCATAATCAATGATGATCATGTCCACATTAATATCGCGCATGCGAAGCTTTTCCAAGTGATTCCGTATAGTTTGGGTACTGGCGGTCTTGGTGGGATACTCCTTGACGATCAGCTTGCCTTCAACTTCTAAAACTTCCTCATAAATCTTTTCTTTAAAAGATATGAGACTTTGCAACGGAATCTTCGTGAGACAGGAATCATACCGAGAGGCTACCACGGTGTCTTGCAATTCCAAAGTATAGTGAACCACAGTCTTTCCGGCGCGCAAGGCCTGAGTTCCCAAATGGACGAGAGCCATAGACTTCCCGGCACCAGTGGGGGCTATGACTACTCCCAACTCTTTTTGGCCTAGGCCTCCCTTGCATATGTCATCAATAAGGTCCCAGCCCGTAGTCATAGGGTTGCGAAAGCGAGGCTTAAAGCGCTCTTCAAAATCCCGCTTCCAATCGTACCCCTCTTCGTTGTCCATTCCCAGCTTAAGGGAATCATTGATCACTTGAGATATTTCATCGAACGATGACGACTGCAATAGGCCAATGGATTTCACCATGGCCGATTTTAGATTCTGCTTTTTGCAAAAATCAAGAGACGTATCTTTGATATATTCAACATCTGTCAGAGCACTGATTTGACTCCGAACATAAAACTCACGTACCTGCTTAACTGTCAATTCATTTTCGTTATCCAGCTCAGATCTCAATATCGTTTTCATGATATCGCGAGAGGGATGAACTCCATACTTTTTACGATAATCAAAAATCTTATTTAAAAAAAGCTTTAAGTAATTAAGCTCTAGAAAGTTTACATCAAGGACTTCCTCAATCTGATCTGCGAACGGGCGATCATCCAAGATCACCATGCACAACTTTTCCTGAAATGATTTTCCATACTTGGAAAAGTTGACAGGCTCTCCGTTTAATTTCATAGTTTCCCTTATTGTCATTATAATACTATTGTTGCAACGCTTTGTCAAGCACAATCCGATTCATTGTGGCATGCAGATCGTCCCAGTTAAACACTCCAAAACCATCCTGATTCATCATCCGAATAACCTCGGTTTTATTATAGTCATATTCAAAATTTTCCAAGGCATAGTGCACTTTATCGCGACACTGCAAAGATAGCGCAGGAGCATAAAGCTGCATCAGTTTGTAGTTCTCTATAATTACATCTCTGTGGTCCAAAACGTTCGTGAAAAACTTAGCTTTGGACTCCGTTTGCAAACAGAAATCAAAAATCTCCTGCAAAGTCACATCCTTATCTTCTCTAAGAAATTTTAAGTTTTTTGAAATACTTTTTAAGCCAGCTCGTGGGACGCCCTTAAGGTTGTCTGAGGGGTCTCCTGCGATGGCGCGTGCCATGGCGAAGTTTCGGGGATGGATATCAAAATCCTCCACTATATTCAACTTGGTGTGCACTTTCTTTTGAATGGGTCGAAACAAAACCGTTTCATTATCGCATAGTTGGATGAAATCCTTGTCGCTAGAGACGATGACCTTCTCCCAGCCCCTGAAATGATCCAGTTGGGTGGCGTAAGCGATGACGTCGTCGGCTTCCACCTCGTCAAAACGGAGTTGAATCACTGGCAACTCATTCAAGTATTCCATCAGACGCAATTGCTGCCACGCCATGTTGGCTTGTTGTTGTTCCTGGGTCAAGTCGGTCTGTCGATTGACGCGAATAGGCTTGCGACCTTCTTTATAGTTCTTGTTCTGCTCTCGCCTCTTGCGACTCCCACCAGGACCGTCCCAGACAATCATCACAGTGTCTGGCTTAATGTCACGACAAAGCTTTTGCAAGATGCCCAGGAAGCCTTTTAAACCACCGATGGGCTGTCCGTGAGTAGACAGGCTTGGGTTGACGATAAACGCCCTGAAATAGGCGTTGAGGGCGTCAACGATCATTACTCTTTTCATGCTGCTGTCCACCATTGTGGCACCTCCGACTTCCATGTAGCAAATTTTGCCTTCTCGCCATGGTAATAGGCACGATAGGCAGTCACAGCACAATCGTTTTTGTATTGTGGTGGCATCGCCTGCGCAAACGGTAGCAAGCCTGACTCTGGAAACTCTAATGAAAGACGCGAGCACCACTCAATGATGGTTTGGCTCTTGTGCGTCTTGCCATAGCGCCTAGTATACTCGGCACTCATGGCCAGGGCATGACTGATCAACCAGTCCCAGTTCTCTTGAGACTTACCTGCCCAGAGAGTGCAAGGATGCTTAGGATGGGTGCGTCGATACGGTGCATCGTACCCGTGGTTGTGCGCTACGGTGCACAGCATCTGAGCGCTTTCTAAAATCATTTTAACAACGTGCTTGTCGCAGAGCATCTGCGCAGCAACGTCGGGTTGTTCGTGTAAAACGAATATGTTCATGTGTATCCCCTAACGTATGAAGCTCCTATGAGTATACCTCACAGGAGCTTCGGTGTCAAGGGTTGTTTTCTATTCTTTATCTAATACTTAGCTAACTGGGCCGCGGCATTCATTAGGCCTTTAAGTGTTGAGTAAACTTTGCCGACTTCGTCCTTCAGGGCCCCATTCTCGCCATGGTCTGTGAGTGCGTCCGAATCAAGCATCGACCCGCGGAGTTGCTTCAGGCCGACAGCAAGTTCCTTGTAAAAAGCGCGGGTCGCTTCGTTCTCCCATTTGTGGGGCACAAATTCCTCATTAACAGCATCTTCTTGAGAAAACTTTTCCCAGTTTTCCATTATAAGCTTCATATCAGACATCGCGCAGGTCTCCTAAGACGTATAATAAATAGTCTTATTCTTTGTCTACGTCGTAGAAATCTTCGGCGCTTCCCTCGCGGGTATCAAATTTACGAATGATCTCTTCATCCATGATCTCGAACACTCGGTTCTTGAACTTCTCGTCTTCCAGTTTGGAAACCCAATGAGCGGTCTGGAACTTCTCTTCGGTTCCGTCCTTGTGGACCAGCGCAAACCAGGCGCCTGCCTGCTTCAGGTTATCGGATCCCTTGATGGCTTCCAGCCAACTCTCTTGGTCCTGAATACCGACCTCGTCGGTGCCCCATAGAATCTTGAACGCGCAATTACGGCCCTGTGTTCCGAAGCGAGACTTCTCAAGTTTAACCTTCACCTCCGAACCGATGCGGAAACCACTCTCATCCTCGATGAAAGCAGACTTCGCCTTCCGGCCTGTCAGCCAGATGCGCAGAGAGTATACATAGTGCATAGCCTTTCCGCCTGGAGTGATGTAGGGGGTCGTCATTGCGACGATGCGTGCGTTCGGTCCCTGGGGAATGTTGGTCTTCAACTGATTGAGAACCAGGAACGCAGACTTTGTATTCGCAATGGGGATTGTCAGCTTGGACATTCCCTTGGATAGAATGCGTGCCTTCATTGCCATGGTGGACTGGGGGTTGAAGTCCCCCTCCACATCGGAGACGGTAGGAGTCAGAGCCAGCGAATCCCAGATGAACAGGGTTCTCTCAGCGCCACTATTTAAGACACTCTCCACTGTTTCTAGAACGTGCTCCACAGACTGTGCCTGGACGTAGATAAGATCATCTAAATTACATCCGGTGCGTTCTAGGAATCCTGGGTCAATCGCTGACTCTGAATCCATATATACCACCGTCATGCCCATTTTCTGAGCATTGGCTGCGCACTGCGCGGCCATAAAAGATTTGCCGGTTGATTCAAGACCTGCAATCTCCGTGAACTTGCCGACTGGGATGCCAGCAAGTTGGCCGCGGCACACTATAGAATCCAACCACCGAGAACCAGTGGGGATCCATTCTTTTACTTCTGTAGGATTGGCTTCCTTCAGGTTGTGGGCGACATTAACGCCCGAAGTTTTGTTGATTAAAGTCCTCAACCCATCGATTGAAATCTTGCCTGCTTTTGATTTACTCTTTGCCATTTTGTGCTCCCTCTGTTAGCTCCACCCTAAGTTCATCCATTTCTCTGCATACTCTGTCTATACACATTTGTAGGTGCGCGACGTCAGTGTACAATCGCCACATAATCCATACAGCGCTAAACCCCATTATGAAAAATAAAAACCCCATTTGTCCAATCCTTTCTAGATTACCAATTCTTGCTCTGTAACAATTAAACAACCTTCGTTGATTAATCGCTCATAATGGGTATGATACCCTAGTTCCCCTACAGTGTCAACCACGATTTTCTTCATGGTCTCCGACTTGCCAGTAATGATACGAAGGGGTAGCTCGTTGTTGTACACAAAGCTGTGTATTTTTTGAGCTACCCCCTCGTGGCGCATACCATGCAAATCCAATGTTTTCATGTATTGAGCGCTAGTGTTCCCTTGGGGGTTTCCACTGAAACCTCAAACCCATTTACCAACGAGTCCGGGGTAACAAAAGAAAGCGGCCTGGGGTTCGTTTCCAGATCGTATAGATCGCCCACACGCACCCGAACAGTGGTAGAAATCTCGCAGCGGCCTCGCTTATAGTCATACTGCTGCGTAGAATATTCCACTGAATATTCATTATCGTAAATGGTAGTCGCAAGCACCTCACTAAGGTACTCTTCAAACCAGCCCTCACGATCATAATCATCCAGAGCGCCGTTGCCGCGCATTTCATTCAAGAGGTCGGTGCCCTCTGAGGGGGTACCCCACTCTGAATAAACGGGAACCCCAGATGCCAAGAGCCCCGCGAGAAACTCGACAGTGGAGGTCTCTGCGACAGTCTCTTGTACATGACTCTCGTTAATGTGCCACACGTCAGCACCCTCGCTATAACTAAGGGTCACATAATCATCCGAATCTACGCTTAATTCACGTAGAGTATCTACAATCTTGCTCATTTTTAGTTCTCTCCCGTAGATGAACGTCGCACCATACACGAGGCTGCGAAATCACTCAGTTCCTCGTGGAATCCCTCATTGGTTGCGCGCGCCCAGATGGGATGCCCGTAATCAATATTGCTATCGTCGAACGTACGCGCGATTTCTTTCAAAATCTTCTCTTCTTCTTCACTCATTTTAAACTCCCTTTCGTTGTGAAAAATTGAGGCATCTGTATCCCCATGCCTCCCTGCGGCTGGCAGAGCTTAACCTGCGTTCTTAGTCTCTTGAACCTCAACGCGTAGCTCTTGAGCCAGCGTCTTAACTTCCTGCATCGCCTTGCGCACACGCGTTCCGGCTGCATTATTACCCCGATCAAAGAACTTATCGTGATCATCACGAGTCTCTTCAAGCAGCGCAATCATCTCTTCAAGCAGATTAGTTTCATCAGTAGTCATAACTCTTCCTTTCTATGTGAGGCACCTGATAACCCTGTGCCTCCCTGTGGGGGGGATATTAGAGAGCGCCAAGCTCTGCGAAAGCGGCATCGACAGCGTTAGCTTCGCCGTCCGTCTTGTTGCCATACTTCGTAGTCTCGCTGCTAACAGTCTCAGGGTCATCGACCTGAGCATTAACAAACGTATCCAGAATCGTCTGCACATCAGCAGTCGTCTTTCGCTCGAATAGACCGGAGAATTCCGGAATGCTATCGAGAAGCTCAGCACACTTGTCGGGGGTCAAGTCCTCGCAGAGCGGGGAGGACCGGCGACGAGGCACCAGCTTCGTCTGGGGGAAGGAAGCCCCTGGCGGCTTCCCGTAGGTCATAGTGAGATCCGTGCCAGTCTCGGTGTCGGTGATGTCACCATACTCTGGATTGAGCACGAGAGTGAGCAGGTTCTCATAGGCAGTCTTGCCGTAACCCCATACACGCACGCCCTTCTCTTCTTCTCCCCGAACCATCACGGGGCTGAAGAAACGTTGGCGCACAAAAAGAGACTTTGCGGTCTTCTTACTGTGTTCGTCGTTATTGTCGACGCCCTCACGCCAAAGCTGTGAGGCGAACTCACACACGGGACACTCGTCACCGTAGTTGCGCTTAGGACACAAGAAGCCACCCTTCTCGACATTGTAGTGAAACCACATCTCCTTGAAGGGGTCCCCGTCAGCGGTGGGAACGATCCGAATATCCTGGTCGCCATCTTCCGGACGCCAGAAAGTGTCATTTGAGGAGTTTCCGTCTCCACGTAGTGACGAGAGCTTTTCTCTCATCTTCTCTAAATTGATACCCATTTTTATTTCCTTTCTTGGGCTAAAGTACGATCAGCTAATATCCTGATCGTCTAGTAAATCTGTATACGATTGTACCACAGATGAATATTTCATGCAATAACAATATTTTTGTTCATATGTGGTCTTGAACACTCCGTATGAAACATTAATGTTTTCTTCTATTTTTGATTTCACGAAATCATTAATCTTTCTGAAGAGTGTCCCGTCGTTCTTTAGGTCTTCTTCGTTGATACCATAATAGTATACCACTTCCCGAGGCATTGTCAAGCTATAAAACCATTTTTCTCGGGCGTCGTTGTCATCAAGGTCTACGATGCCTACCGTAGCAATTCGACTTAAAGGCGACGGCTCTACAAAGCTGCCAATCACAGGCTCTGTATTCCTGAACACATTTAACATATGAATGGTATTCACGATCGCCTGGTTGAGGGTCTCATAGTATCCGATAATAGAAATTTCCCCGATGCTGCGCTCCAGCGATGCATTATCAATCAACCATATAGCCTCCAACAAACCAGACCGTGCATACTCTTGCAACACATTTCGAACAATCTTCTCTTGAGTCTGTTGAACCTCGCTGGCCAACTCTAAATCAGGCTGTATATAAACTACAGTAATTCTATTGTTTTGAATTTGCTGGAGGAGCCGGAGAATCCCCCCAGATATTTGGCCGCTTCCTGCTAAGACCACGTACACCTCTTCGTTAGAAAACTTAAGCTTGCGTTTAAGGTTAGGAAAGTGCGCGTCATAGTCTTCGTGGTTTTTCCTTTTCTTGATGGTGATGTCGGCCTCTTTAACCGTATCAATCGCATACGTCTCATATTGAGGGAACTTAGAAAACCCCTTCGCAACTGCGGCGCCTGCTTTGCCGAGACCCACCACTATCATTCTTCAACCCACTCCAATAGATACCCCATGTTAAAGCTTCCGCGGGTCACTCGCTTAGATATCTGAGCCGCCCTAATGGCAGACTCCCCCAAAGCAAGTCGTGTACACAAAAAGTCCAGGACTTCACGGATATCTGCCGCCTCTTCGACACAGGGATTTTCAACAAATTCCTGTACCTCTTCGCGTAGCTTCTTCAGTGCAAAACGCGTGAGGTCCTCACCTCGAAGCTGTTTTACGCCGAAGTCTTTGCCGGCGTCCGTGATGATCTCTGGAACTCGATCGCGCACAAGCTTGTGATATAGCTTCTTCTTTTTCATCCTTGAAACTCTTCTTCCTGGTCAACCAAACATTCAAAAATATCCGCCACCGTGAGTTCGGTATAATCGCACCCACATTTCTCAGCACACTCTTCAAATATCTCAATAAGTTGTAGCCTCATAAATCCTGCGACACCGTCGACTTTTCGTACGCCATTAACAAAATGACTGTGTCTTGGAGGGCTGATCTCGATTACATTATCTCTCATAATTTTAATTCCTTCATTTCTCCGAGGTTCCTTCCAGCGGAGACATTAACCTTAAACATATCATAACGCGTTTTCCTGAAGGTGTCAAGCAAATTTAATATTTCGTAGCGATCCTCTTCCGCGAGGTCGATATACACAGCGTCGTGAATAAGAAATGCGATGTGGCTTTTTCTCCCCTTCAAAAGCTCGTAGACTTTATAAGCCTGCTCGTGCACCATATCAATTGTGGTGCTCTGAACGATATAATTAAGAGCACGATGCTCGTCTACGTTCTCTATTATTCTACCATAATCTGTCCGGATTTTAAAGCCATCCCAGTACTTATTTCGCACCAAGTCCTTGTTATATAGGCGCTCTAAGTCCTTGTTTTCCTTACTAGAATAGAGCCATGCAAAAGTTTTGACTTTGGCTTCTTCTCGGCTAAGAGTGCCATCGAAAACGTTCTTCACATTCCAATCATGAATGTCGTTCAGGGGCTGGTCCACTCCGGCTAACGCCAGAAGCGTTCGGAGTTCGGCTGCATTAAAATCAAGCTCAAGCAACCAGTCATTGCGGGGCTGTACACAAGGACGAAACTCCTTGCTCATTGTCAAAATTGGAAAACTACTAGGGTAAGCGGCTAGCCGCCCAGTAATGGTGCCCCATGGGTTATAATCACAACGATGTTTTACTGTACGGAGTGTACGATGAAAATTTTGCCCCTTCACCGAACTCAATAAGTGACTAATGGCGCCCACGTCTATGCTCAAGTGCTGCGACCGGATGTCTGATAGCATTTCGACTACGTTGTACATGAGATCATAGTTGGCTGGGCGCTCATGGGTGTCAAAAACATGCTGTGTTATCCGATTTTTGGCGTCCAGGTATTGAAATAAGAAATATTCGGGGACTGCGTCATACAAGCAGTTTTCTTCCAAGGACAGGTTCGACGTTTTGAAGGCTTTCAGGCACGCTCTCAGCCTGTTTTTAATCTCATCCCACTCCTGCTTCATCTCTTCCGGACAAACGTCTGTCAAGGACGCTCCGTGCGTGTAAATCCGAGCAATCTCATATGATGCTCCTTGTAGGTGAGGCGTATAGTCCCACGTCTCGCCGGTGAGGGGCGGGAGACTTCCGGCCTTAATAAAATTATTAGCGTAATAACCCGCACAATCTGTGTTGGCGTCTAAAACCTGAAAAAGCAACTAAATCCCCTAGTAAAGCTGTTGCGTAATCGACCCAGCTGTACTTATTTTACCCTGTCTGATCTGATTGTCAAGGTTTTTAAATACATTTTCATTAATCAGCGGATAATCAATCCCATAAATGTAGTCACGATAGATGAGATTAATATATTCTACTATATTTTCCAGACCTGTCAAGTTCTGATTTGGCCGTAGCTCATGAATGGCGCCCAAATCACTTCGAAGCTTCGTTGTAAACGCAAGGGGCTCTGCTGCTTCGACGCTGCGCAAGTTAAGATACAAGTTTGCCAGATACTTGTCCGTTAAAATGTCTTCAACATAAGAGGTAGGCGGTCGTTCGCGGTTAGACAGCTGGAACTTGTCGCATCCTGGTCTATAGATGCGCTCCTCATAAAACGGATTAAGAGTAATATATTGATTATAAGAATTAACTAAAAATGTTTTCAACAAAGGCAAGTCCATCATATGAGCATATTCATAATAGTGACCAAAAAAATTATCCTCATCAACAGTGGCGCCGACTTCTGTTTCATACTCCACTACATATTTCATGATTGCATCTGTAAAAAGATCCGCTGTTAAAAGCCACGGAATATTTTTATTAACCGTAAAGCCATATTTTTTCGCACATCGTACATAAAATACAAAGTTAGGATCCGTAAGGTATTTTTCATACTTCCACTCATCAACATCGAATTGACCCTGGTCTATAGACACACAGAGCCCAGAACTAAAAATATCTATGGCACTCGAAAGCGTATAGTTGGTGAGAGTGACAGGGATCGCCGGGGCAACCTCTAGCAAATATTCCACAAATAACTCTGTGAAGCTTCGGAAGTCTCTTATTTTGCTGCTGAAGCGCGGATAGACTTCAATAAAAGATTTATACACGAGATTCAAGTACTTCTTATAGTGGTCTAATGAACTATTATAGCCACGCTTTGCGGCGACCTTTATCATTTTTTTGTTGCCCGCTGGGTTAGCAATCCCTATTACGTTAGCATCCGCCATATGAGCACTGAACGCATCGAATGCGTCCGCAACAAAGTCCAATAAATAAATATCTGGCTTGGCGGCATAGCGAGGAACCTTCAAACGATTCTGCTTAAGACTAATGGTGTTTTGAAGTCTATCAATTTTTCCATAATATTGCTTATCGTACCAAGTATCAAGGGGAGCAACAACACCAGTAGGGTATATTTTTTCTTTGTAAAGAAGTCTTTGATAATATAAGGCCAAAGACGACAAACCATTCTTGCCCTGAGGATTGGTTAAATCCGAGGGTGTAAATTTAATAGGAGGGGCGGTCATGTTTTAAATAGTCTCTGTACTTTTTTATGAACTCGGGTTACTACTAGGGGAAGGCCCCAACTCAGACGGGCTACATGCGGCCTCGGAAGCCTGTGGATCATCAGAGGCAGCAGTCGGTGTGGGGGGTGCTGCACCGTGGTGAAATTCAATACCTTCCTGGAGGGCTGTTATAGATGTGCCAAAGCTTTTTTCGGTCACCTCTGATTTAACGCCTGTCACCAAATAATACCCATGAAGCCCCAAATAGTTTAATTGCTCTTGAGAAGTATTCATCAGAAGAGGACTAACATAAATATAGGTACCATTCTTATATAAGTTGTTGCCTACCATCTGAATCGAAACTGAGTAAAGCTCCCGCAACTGTTCGGGGCCCAGCGCGCCGGTCTTCTGGATTTTTGACTCTCGTAAATACGGCATGTCTTCGCGCTTAAAGTTAATCGCCTTTACCAGACTGCACGCAGAACCAAGGTAGTGGTGATATATCCCCCGCTCAAGATCATCATCAAAATCGCCTCGTAAGTTGCTGGGGTTGGTGTCAGTTGAAACTAAAATTAGTCCCATTCCTACATCAGCCAGGGCGGTTTCATCTGTCAGGGCTGCGTTGGCCAGGGCAAGACTATTAACTCCAATACATCCCTTAGATGCAGCAAGAGCTGGGGCTTGTCCTTTTTTATTAAACGACATTGGCTGAACATCAAAGCGCTGGAAGAGCCGAAGATTCTTTCCGAAACAATTCCCGCGGAGAGCGTTTGTAATAAGCTGAGATGTTAGGTCTTTAATAAAATGGAGCAAATAATAACTATCGCGATCTTTGTCAATTACGTTCTTGACGTACCAGTTCTGAAAGGATCGAAGGGAGATCGGTATATCCCCTATATTAATGTTTTTATATAGCTGGGAGGCATCGGGTAGGTCCCCCGCGGCGGCTATCTTTTGTTGATAAAAGGCATCGCGCAAGTCACCACACTGGGCCCACTTATCAAGCTTTTGCATCGTGGCCGCAAACTGAGCATCAACAAACTGCGTTTCAGATAAAAAGAAAGCGAAATCAAGAGGCTCTCCACCGTTGTTTTCATCTATCTGAAGCAAGATGTTATCAATCATGTCGCCCAGATACATAAAGTTGATTGGGATCAAATCATCTTTTCCTTTTTTCGCCTTCTTTTCGTCTCTTTTGGTTTGTTTGTCGTCAGCTTTGCCGGCTTTTTCTTTTTTAATTTCGTCCAGCATCTTCGATTCATACTCAGATGTCTTATTGACAACGACTTCTGTCCCAAGCTTTTCTCTCGCAAGTTCTAGGCGCTCTTCTTCTGATAACTTAGATTGTTTTTTAGCCGCTAAAAGCTCTGAAACTGGAACTTCTATATGATAAACTTTATCTGCCTCGTATAGCTTGGCTAAAAGTTTGCGATATTTAACGAGCTTGTCTGTTTCTTCGAGTTCTTTTATTTCTTCTAAAAGCTCATCGATTTCGTCCTCATATTTTTCTGGCTGGTCCGCCTTTTTACGGTCTGCGTCTTCGGCCTTAAAGGTGTCTAACTTCTTCCGCTTGGCTTCAATAGTATTCTCGTTCTCCCCGGGCGCGAAGATATTGGAGTTGGGCGCTGTTAGGATTCCGGTCAGGCTGGCCTGATAATTAACTGTCAACTGAAGACTCCCGTTTTGTTTGAAGTCAATATCGTGGCGCGTTTGTTGTAAAAATAAGGTAACACGGGTTGCTTTAATGGCTTCTTGGAGGGCCTGGGCACGAGTCATGGTGTCGTCGTGCGGAGAGTCCGCCGCAAGATCAGGATAAATTTTCTCTAAGTTCGGCGGAGTGGCCCAGCCTGCGACAACTTTAATCCGAAAGTTGGCGCCATCATACTGACGACTTTTAACATTCTTACAATCTTTCTTGGGCTTGGATGAAGGGCTTGAGGCCTTTTTCTTTTTTCTAATGCTGGGGGAATTAATAATAAGGTCCAAGAAATTTGGCTTCGCCTTTCCAGCATCAGGGTGAGGAGTCCTGTATACATCGCCTGCTTGGGAAGCCCCCTGAAAGAAGTCCCCCACTGATTGAAACCACACTACCAGGGTAGCTGTTATGTTGTTATCAACTTCTGCAGGCTGCACACCTTCGAGGGTCCAAGAAAAGCTCTTAATGCCAGCCCCAGGAATGCGCCCTTTATCGCCAGACATGATGCTTTCAACATCTTGTTGGCTTACAAAGTTAGGGATCGACAGAGGCTGCTCTTCCCCAGTAGGCTTTCCATTTTCGTCATAGTCCACACGAGAAAGTTTTATATAAGGCACAAGAAGCGCATGAATATCCGGGCACAAACTTAATATCTCTTTAACGGCTGCCGTTTGGCCGCCATGGTTTATGACACTTAAAGTATCTCCAGGGTCACCATTGGTATCAACCGTAATGAGCTTTTGGTAAGGACCTGACAGGGCCTCGTGCTGATCTTTTAATTTCATGATGCGCTCTAATAACACACATTGATAGTCAGCGGGGTCAAGGGTGATCTTTTCCTCTTCCTCTTCTTCTTTCGCCGCATCACTCTTGGCCTCTTCAGGCGATTCTTCAGGATCCGGTTCGCCCCCCTCATCGTGACTACGAACATCATCGGCAGCTTCCGCCTCCTCCCTAAGTTCCTCGGCCTGGGCTGCCCGTTCTTCCGCGGATTTTGCCGCGTCTGAGCATGGGACTTCCGTCACCCTGGATTCATAAATCTCGATTAAATAGTCGTCAGGAGGGTCTCCGGTGCTCCAGTTGGTAAACAGTGTTGTAAACCCCTGCAGGGTTGCACACTTGGTTTCTCCGTCATAAGGCTCGCTTTTATTAACATGCTCGGTTAGACGAGCTTTAGCCCAGAGCCGGGCTCGTTGTTGATCAATCCCGCGGGCGACGGAGCTGTTGGACATCGGCCACCCAACCTCGATTTGGTAGGTGCCGTCGCCCAGGTCTGTGATCTTATAATCCCTTGAGCCCTTTGAAAACCAGCCCGGGCCGTCTAGGTCCCCCGATGGCGCGACTCCTTCCCGCACGGCCATGCCGCCGTCTGTCTGAATGTAATCAGCCTGTCCGTCTCCGTCGCTGTCGATACCCGATTCGGCGGCCGTTATCTCGCTCACTGCAACTGACCATACGGCCTCAACGCGGCCCGAAGCTCTGGCGTCATCGTGGGAGGTTACGCTATCGAGGGTGGCGCCGCTTAAATTGTATGTGTTATCGGTGGTGTTATTTTTATTATTTATAAAGCCAGTGATCTCGCGCTTCGCAGCAAGTTCGAGTTGCTCCTTGAGCTCAAGATACTCATCATACTCAACGAAATCAAGCTCGCCCGCAACGGTTGCAACATACCTGCCGCCTTGTTCAACAACAGCCATTTCTAATCCTTATTATACAATCTCAAAATATTCTCCAGAGGGAGGGGGATATAGATCAGTTCGCCCACTTCAAGATCTGCTTCGGTAGGAGTTTTGTTGTATAGTGCAATCACCCACCAATACTGTGCGCTGCCATAATAGTGAATGGCGAGTTTAAAAAAACGATCGCCAGTTTTCCATACATGACGCTTCCGAGTCACATCCGCAAGTTCGGCAGCAGTAGGGTAGCGCAGCGTGGGAGTACTATAGTGACGAATGCCTTGCGTATTTCTTTCATCCAAAAGCTTTTCATATAGGGGCTCTTGATTAAAAAAGATCCTTCGTGTGTCATATCTGGTCGGCATTGTTTATTTCCCTACTTTAGTATCTCTGTTTGTGTGGCCGTCTCTTGCTCCACCAAACGGTCATTGTCGAATTCTCGAACTTCCTCGGTGGTCTTATGAACATAGAAAGCATTTGGAAACTTACCATCAATATCCGTGTTACCAAAAAGATATCCTGGATCAGTCAAAACTCCTTGGCCTTGTTCTGGAGCCCAGCCAGTTAAGTGAGTATGAAGAACAGTATACTGCAGCTGCAAAGTTAATACTTTAGGAACATAGGCGCGCTTGCTTTCAAAATACTGATCATATTGTTTGGACGTTGCCTCGTCAACATCAGAAGTTACCATGGGAGGAGTGCCTCCGACTGGTAAAAACCCACCATAAGACATGTCGGGATTGTAAGTCAAACCCCCAAGATACCCAATAAGATTTTTTCCGCTTAACGGACTAGCAGCCAAATTAGCCCATTTCATTCCAATCAAGGGAGCGGCCTTGAGTGTGTTCTGCACGCTGCGATCATCTTGTTCATATACGGGATATAAAAATTCAATCAACCTGTTAACATTTGCCAAGTTGGCTAGCGCTTCGTCGCGAGCACCAGACACCACATCAAAGCTTAAACTAATAATCCGCTGAGTGTTTTCAAAGGTCGCCAAAGGGTCCATGCGTCCATAAACCGTTTCAGTATTCCATTTGGATTGATACTGATCGGAAAACTCTTTCACCCATCCCTTAAATTCCACCTTTTTTTGAGTTGGCAAATGAGTAATGATAATCTTAAAAAACTCATTGCCCGCGAGGCCGGGGTCAAAATATTTATTGGGTGCATTCATCTGTTCTTTTCTTCCTTGCGCATAGGCTGTAAGTTAAATAGCCGCTGCATCAATTAATGTGGTCGGTAGGGACTAATTGGTAGTTCCTCGATAACTTTCTCAACAATATTTTCGATGGGTGCGTCGCCCAGATATATCTTAATAACGGGAGCGGCTGCTTGTTGTTGCATCGCGGTCGTTGCGGCTGCCTGTGGCGTGGTCCCTGCGGCACCACCCGCGGCTCCAGGGGCTCCTGGCTGTCCTGCGGTGCCTGCGGCGCCGGGGGCGCCGGGGGGAGCAAATGTGCCGGCCGGTACCGGTTCGGGTGTGTACACTGACTTATTAAACTCAGTGAGCGCTTCAAGCTTCTTCACGTTCAATAGTAACAAGGCAGCAGAGAACTTAGCTAGGCCTCCAGCCATTTCACCAAAGGCGGCCCCAACCAACAACAGTTCCGGGGCGATCTCCGACAACACACGCATCGAAGATGACATCTGTTCCATGCTGTTTCCGACTATTGCCAAAGCACCGCCCAAAGCATAAAGCGGCACAATCATGGCCACAATCGATGGGCCTGACATCAAGCTCGCGAGAGCAAATGCAGCGAAGCCGGCCGAAAGCACAACCAACCCCGCGCCGGCCTTCACTGCCTGGAGCGCAACAACAGTCAGCGCCGCGGCCAATTCGGCGACGACGGCGGGAGATACCTGTCGCATGCTTGCTGCAAACAAGTCAACCGCTTTCGCACCCAAAAACAGTGCCACACTAACCAAAGTCAATGCTGCGCCCCAGCCAAAGAGAACAAAAGTAGAAGCTGCTATAATCGGCATCGCGAAAACAAGCGTCGTTGCTATTGCCGTAAAGCCCACTGCGGCTATAACCAAAGAGGCGCCCAACAATAAAAGACTAGCACTGAGAGCGGCCACGCCCATGGCAAGCTGGACCATCTTTTCGGGGGGCACCATCATGATGGCTTCCATAAAGACTGCCATCCCGGCCGCGGCAATATTAATTCCGGTGGCCATCATAATAGCTGCCACACCCATGGCAAGCAAGATAGCTGCCAAGCTAAGCAAAACAGGAGCTGTTGCTGTAGCACCTGCAGCTGCGGCGATCAAGGCCCACACTGACACAGAAAAGGCTATAACCCCAATACTGGCCGCGATTAGTTCTTCTCCACTAAGTCCCTTGAAAGATTCCACCAAGATGGACAAGCCCACAGCCGCCAGGCCGATTCCGACGCCGAGCATCAAGAAGGCGGCACCTACGGCCAAAATGCCGGGCGCTACACTATAGCTTGCAGCGCCGATCGCAGTGATTGCAGGAACCATTGCGTACATTATGGCCACGAAGCCTCCCATTACAACTGCCAACCCTAAGACAGCGCCCACAATTTGCCCCCCCGTTAGGTCTTGAAATGCTTCAACAAGGTGTGAAAGGCCAACCGCAGCGAGTCCGATTCCACCTCCAATCATTAAAATCGCTGCTCCAAATGCAAGCATTTCTTTCCAGGTACCCTTGACCGCTTCACCAAGTTTTTTAATTCCCTCAGTAAACGAGTCCCATTTGCTTGTAGCATCAGGGGCGGGTGGCTCAGGTACGGGGGGTCCTCCTCCCGGGGCGCCGGGGGCACCGGGGAGAGAAGGCAACGCACTGCCCAAGCCTCCGAGCACACCCATCACCTTGCTACCTATCGTGTAGGCAGACAACAAGCCAAGAGTTAATGCAGCGAGAGCACCGCCGAAGGTCCAGAAGCGTTTAACCCACTTGCCAACTTCCCACTCATTGCCCCCGATCTCAATAGTAAACTGTCCCACCATATTAATAAAATCAGAGAGGCCGCCGACGATCGTCGAGAAGAAGCCTATAACTGGATCCATGGCAACCACAAGACTCATGAATGCATTTCTCAGCTTGTCCATGGTCTTCTGGGCCTCTCGCGCTGTTTCTGCTATTTTCTCTTGGTTGCGGATCTCCAGTTCTTCGGCAGCAGATAGCTCGCCAAACATTCTACGAGCTGTATCAACATCAACGCCCAAAGCATCAGCAATTGCAAGTTGTTCGAACTTATTAAGCTCTGAATATGTTTGCCCTGCCATATCCATGGACTGCTTAAGCATGTCAATACGCTCTGCCTCTGAGGCGTTTAGCATATCAATAGAATTAAGGTAGGGGCCGCCTAATATTGCGTTTAGTTTGCCGACCTTTTTGGCTGCGCCATCAAAAGTATCAAATGCCTTGCCACTAATGTTCACTAGCTCAGTAACCGACAAACCGGTGGCCTTTGATTGTTTTTGAAGATCCTGAAAAACGGTTACCACGTCTTTGCCGTAAAATGCTAGCTGTTTAGAGACTGCATTAAAATCCTCAAATACCGCTTTAGTCGATTTTCCTAGACTTTGCGCTGTGGCGTGAAGGGTTTCGGTTAGGCCTTCCAATTGGTTCTCGTTGAACCCTAGCGATTTGGTCGCACGATCAAAAATTTGACCAGAAGTTTGAGAACTAACTCCCAACGCATCCAAAGCAACCGTTTGGGCAAGGATCGCTTCCTTTTGATCGTCGTTTAGGGTAGTAAAGTCACTATATCCATCATACAGCGCCCCCATTGCGGCGGCAGCTTCTTTGTGTCCGGCTCCAAATATTGCCACTTGGTCTCGGGTATTGGAAAGAATCTTTCCGTAGGAACCCAAGCCTTCTTCGTCGGCGGCGCCGGTCATACGCCGGAAAGCAGCTGCCGATTCATCGGTGGCATATGCAAGATTAAAGCTTTCGCCAATAAGTTTTCTAGCTATATTAAAGAAGAACTGGCCGCTTGCTATCGACTCAACCGTTGCGGTCGCGAAGCCTCTCATTTCTTTGGCCGATAAGGGGACTGTGCGAGCCACCTCTTCCGCTGCGCCACCAATACTTAGAAAACTGTTAGCTAAATATTCAGCTTTGCCGGCGCCGGCTTCCATTTCCTTTGCCTGTTTTCGTAAAAGTTCGTTACCGTCCTTAATAGCTTGATTATTATCTTCGCGTAATTTCAGAGCCGCTTTAAGCTCGTGCCTGTTCCGGGCCCGGGCGATTTTATCTTCACCTGCCATACGGGTCTTCAATTCCTGAAGCTCTCGCTGTTGTTCAATGCTTATGCCGACAAGATTCTGCTCTTCTTCGATGTCAGCGATAGCTTGCTTCATCTCCTCGCGAGCTATCTTGGCATTTTTGCGTACGCGATTCCAATATGACAGGTCGTCGTCGCCGTCGCCGCGAGCAGCACTAGAGGCGCGGGATTCCGTGCTGCTACGTCGAGAGCCCGAGCTGCCTTCCATGCCGGCTGCTAATTTTTCTAACTGTTGTATAAGGGCTTCAACCTGTGCGTCAGAAACCGCCATCGCTCAACCCCCTAGTTTTTGAATGGCCACCTTAAGCCCGTCTCGCGCTCAAAGCCATTGACCGCCCTGGACAACTCATATTTGCTCATCATGGTGCGGCTATCGCCTAGGCCATATTTCATATATGCATCCATATAGCGCTTTTCGGTACTCAGCGCCTTCATAAAAGATTCTACTTGTGCCTGCGTGCCCTTTATTGTAGTGGGAAAGTCAAATCCCGCATGGTATAAATCAATAAGCATTCTCCTTACACTTAAGGAGAAATCTGTGTAAAGACGCTCATTAAGAAGAAGTTCTTTGTTGTTTAAATTGATTACTGTTTTCTGCATGCGGACATACCTCATCAATAAATAGTTATATAAAGCAAAAGCCGCTCAAAAGCGAGCGGCTCTTATTTCCTATGTTTTGATTTAGCCGATCTTTGGGCCGACTCCATCTCTTCCTTTTGGGTTTTGAACTCCTTGATTAGCCTCTGAACGAACCATCTTCGCAATTGAGTAGGAATATTGTAGGCCTCGAATATAGACCAGCCGCCATGATGTTTTAAAACAAACAGCTCTTCGTAAACAGCCTCTTGATACTCAGGACTTAGGCCAAAAAAACTCTGCCGTAATCGGCATACCCACCTTCCCCATATGATTACAGCTTTCGCATTCGAAATCAAAGTTAAGATCCAAGTCCGGAACGAGCGTGTCATACGCTGCACGGAGTTCGCGTGAAAGGCGTGTGGGACACCTCTCAACAAATCGTTTTATTTGTGATCGATCGGTAATGTCATTAACTCGAACTATGATGGCTTCCAACTGATCAGTGATATTGGTATCTGGGAGCTTCAGCTTGCGCTTTTTCTCGCGCCTAAGAGTAAGTGTCTTCTCGTCGGCTCCCGTTAAAAGCTTTACTTCAATAGCCAGACCTTCGTATTTATCAAAAGTAAGAAGATAATTGCCATTTTCCAATACTTCAACCGCCTGAGGGGCTTCGTCTCGTGCTTTGGTCTCAAGGGCGCCCAGGTCGAGAATGGTCTCGTTTTGTGTAGCGCACGACGGGCATGTAATCGATGTATTGTATTCGGGACCGAAGCCAGTTACACGGGCGGCGATCAAAAGAGCATTTTTATCGCCTATTAAGAGCTGTCCTGCTTTAACTTTCTTGTCGACCACAAGCGAATCGATCAATCGATCAAGAGCAACTCCTTTTTTAATTAAGGCCTCTGAGGTAAGAATGTCTTCTTCTTTGGCTGTCATGTGTCGGATCTCGACACTTTCAACTCCATGCAAAGGATGGCCTTCTCTATACAAGGCTCCCTTACTAGGAATGTCCACAAACTCTGTGGGAGTAATAAAGGAAAATATGTCGTCTGTTTGCTGTTCTGCCACAGCAGGAGGCGGAGTGGGGGCGTCTTGATGGGGAGCGCCTGTCCTCTCCGAGTTATTTCTTCGTGCCAAAAGTCACCTTCTTTCTAAGTTATACCCTATTCGCGACTTCGCTGTTCTGCCAGGTGTCGGCGAACACCGTCGGACATGGGAGCGCCGCCCTCTTTAGGAGTATACGTAGCCCAATCATACCTGATTGTCAGCTCAATATTAAGTAATTCTTCGCCGCTATAATCTAAATCGCCGAACTTAGCATTAGTGATGAAGGGGCTGTTGAGTACCCATTCACCAATTTCTTGTCCTTGACCGTTAATCTCTGTAATCAATACAGCGCCCAATGTAGCCAGTGCAGCTTCTTTATTGGGAGTGCCAGGGCCAGGGCCCGGGCCGTTTTCTTCACCACCGCCACCGAAGAAGGCGGCCTGGTCGCCGGGATCAAAGTAGCCGGCCTCATAAAGAGCCTTATAAAGAATATCATTGCCATCAGGCTCCACGGAATTAACTAAGGTTACAGTAATAGGATCCCAAGTAACGGCGCCTGGATAATAGTACGTATTACCAAGAAACTTGTGCTCGGTCTCGCTCAAAGTATAAGAAGGCTTTGTAACCGTCTTTGCCAGGTACCGAAGATCGCCTCCCGCTAGCGTACTCAAGTTGGGAAAATTCAATAGAAATCTATGTTGCCTGCGGGGCTCTGATGATGCTAAGTTCCAAAATGCCATTTTTACATGTCTCCTGTTAAGGTCTAGATTAAATAGTGTAAGGAGGTAAAACCTCCCCACATTTATTTATTAATCGTCGAAAGATGCTCCCGTTCTTGTAATATTGAAATCGATTGCAATATATTCGATTGCACGCGTCGGCTTCAAGAAGATCTGAGCATACATAATGTTCCGATCGATGAGATCCGGCGTCGTGGTGGTTTCATCCAGGACCACCTTAAAGTCAGAGAGACCAAAGTTAGTCTTGACAGACTGCAGCAAGGGCTCTACTTGAGCCTTGAAGCGGTCCCATGTCACCTTGACATTCGGATCGAAAAGGATTTGCGAAGCAATCTGCGAAATGCGCTTCTTCACGAAGATCATCAAGCGACGTACATTGATACGATCAAGCGCCGAAGCCGTCGTCTGAAGGGTCTTCTGACCGAAGATCACAATTCCTTCTGCAGGGAACTTCGCAATGGGGTTAATATTCGCTCCATAAAGGTCGTCGCGGTCCTTGCGGCGCAAGTGATGGGCCACATCTACCACCGGGATGCCAGCGGCACCCTCGGTGAGGCCGCCGCGGTTGAAGCCTGCGGGGGCGAACCAGACCTGAGTCTTCTGCTGGGAGCTTGAGAATGTTCCCAAAGCCGCAACAGAGGGGGGCAGCCACACGAAGGATCCGTTCAGGGTATCTCGTGCACGCACCCATGGGTAGAAGGCGCAACCATACGAGGAGTTAAGGCCTCGGGAGCGCATTCCATTAACAGCTGCGCGAATGGTGGAAGCCCTGTTATTGCGTGCCTCGGCGAGGCCTTCGGCGCGAGGGGTGAAACCGCCCTCAAGGTCGATAATAGCCAAAGCATCGGCCCTCTCTTCGCACATGCGAATAAGATTGGTCGTAAGACCGGCTTGCTTGAGGCCAGGAATCGTAGCCAAGTTCATTTCAGCCACCTCAGGGTCGGCGACCGAATCGATGGATCGACGAATGCTATTGAAAACATAGCTATTCTGGTCTGTTGCAGCTGAGCCCAAGTAACGAGCACTGCTGTTGAAGGGATCCATCTCGTCAATTTCAGTTCCATCAAAGCCGCCGTACAGAGGCACAGTGAACCGATCGTAACCGGCATCGAGAACACCACTCACCGCTCCACTAACTGCTGTAAGCGACGTTCCGGCGCGAGTTCCGCCGGAGCCGGCGTGTGATCCACTCACCCAGGCGCCAACCATGGAGCCTGAAATATCGTCAAGAGTAAACTCAACAGATGTTTCAGTCTTAAGCGTATTGCTGGCTCCGCCGAACATACTTCCAACGATGCCGCCGCGAGGACGGAGCATATCAATGGTAGAACTATCGAACACCGTGCTGCCAGCACCCTTGCTGGTCTGCAGTCCGAAGAATGCGTCAGTCTTATTGCTAAGATTGCCAGCGGAAGCGCTTGCGCGTAGCTCCGGAGCCGGGTAAAGAACCAAGAACTCGTTAGCAGCCTGATTATTGGTAGAAGCCGAGATGACAAAAATCGACCCACTAGTAGCAAGGGGACTGCCGGGGACTGCCATGCGCGTAGCATTACTGAGGGAACCGGAAATCCAGTTGCCCTGCCCGGTAGTGCCAAGCGTCTCTTCATCATCCCACTTGGTCATTCCACGGAAGCCAAAGGGCAGAAGAGCAGGGTTGGTAAGGCCCGCATTAACGTCCGAGTTCATCTCGACGCGAATGTAGGCAGAATTATTTGGCCAATCGCCTTCTTGAATATAGCGGCGCTCGGTCTCTTCCCACACGCGGCGCTGGTCGCCGACCTTGCGTGCAACATAGTTGGCCGAGTTGGGGTTAAGATCGCAGTTAGAAAACATTTCAACCACGCGAACCACATTATCGGAGTCGCTAAGGTGACGAACCACAAGAGTAAAAGTACCATAATCGCTGGAATCGGCAGAAGACCGCTGAATATCTTGGATAGATACCTTAAGGTTTCGGTTAGTCCAGTCGCCGGGCTCTTCGAGGGCTACAACCTTGAACAGATTTTGTGGAGCGTCTGCAGGGCCCAAGCGGCAGCTGATAATTTGAGGACTCTCCGCACCCTGAAGAGGGTCGGTGAAGTCACTCGCAGCAAGTGCGCTGGTACCGCCGGCCAACTTAACCAGGGCTCCATAAGTTGTACTAGACGTAATGTTCGACTTTAGATGACGATCAAAGGTCTCGCCGAGCCAGTAGTTAAGGGGGGTGGACGTCAAGCCAGAGTTAGTCAACTGAGGATTGGTGTTGAGAGACTTACGAATGTATCGTGAATCATTTTCATTAAAGTTAACAACCACAGTTGAATCCGAAGTGCCCTGATAATTGCTAAGATTAATCTTGAACTGATACTGGATGCCCGCATTGGAGCCCACCACGTAGTCAACACCCTGGACGGAGCTCGACGCGACGGTGCCTCCGCCCGTGCTGCCCGTGGTATCCACGTAAATGGCTCCGGACAACTGAGGCTCAAAGGAGCTATCGCCATATATAATAGCCGCGAGGGCGCCGGTAAGCTGTGTTCCGGTAACGCCGGCAGGGCCACCGCCCTCAAACACGACCAGGCCCCATGCACTGGTGGAAGACCAGCCAGCAGGACCCTCTGTTCCGGTTGGACCACCGTCAGCAGTAGTCTCCGCGCCCAGGAGGCGAATATAAGTCAAAGGAGAACTGTTCTTAAGATAAGCTTGTGCGGCATACATGCCATAAGTGGGTGCCGACAAATCATTGCCAGTACGCCAGACATCATCGCCATCGCCACCAGCGGCAGGGGCGCCAAAGACGTTAACAAATTCTTCAAAAGAGTTAACAGTTATGGGCCGTAATGCTGGCCCTTTAGCGGCGCGGCCGATGACGACGGGGCCGATGCCCGCAGGGGAAGCGGGAAGTTGGGAGTTATCAATCTCATTGACAAAAACTCCGGGTGAGACGAATCGATACTTTTTAGCTGACATTTGTTATGTTCTCCTACACATTTGAAATGTTCAAAGTAAATAGTGTTAAGTAGTCGCAATGGTATTATTCTCTATAAAAACCATCCTTAATGGTACGGGGGATATCTCCAAGTACCGCCCTTTCTCTTCCAAACTTAAACTCGACGGCATTTTCGCGTCGGACAATTTTAGGTTTTTCTTGATTTTCCCCTTCTCCGATTAAATAACCCATCACTTCGATATTGATAGTGGTTTCGTAATTGCGCTGTTCCATTCCCAGCGCGGCTTTGTTGGACCCATTGCTAAAAGATCCGTCTATAAAAACCTCAAAGGCATGACCTTCGTTAGTAATTCTACGTGGCATGCGGGAATTACCAGGCACTGTTATAAACGGCCCAATAAGTTGATTAATCTGCTGTTGATACTCGGTTCTCAATGTTATCTCATATACTACTTTTATCCAGACTGGTAGCGGCATCGTGATTGTTTCATAAACTGTCTTGGTTGTCATCTGCCGTTTATTAACATTAAGTTCTTTAGAAGAAACCGTGGCGGGGCTCCCAAATTTTCTATTTACTTTTGCATTTTGAAACTCAGCAGTCTTTTTCTGGTTAATCTGGCGGGCTACCGTGATGGTGCCCCCTTTGGCATCGTTAACCGGGTAAATATTGGCGTAGACTGTGCCCCGAAAGTTGGGTTCTTTCGTTACACTAGCACGGTTGACCGTAATCAACGGCAAGATCAACATTTCTTCTGAATCTCTAAGATCTTTGTTGTGCTTAAGCTGGTATGCTCTTTCTGCAGAGACCCATAAAACTGGAACCTTTTTAAATCCCTTGTTTGTTCCCAAAGAAAGGTTGAGATCTTCATCGATAAACTTCAGCATGGCGCCATCGATCGTTTCTAGCGTCGAAGGCATAAATTCTATTTCGCCTAGCTTACTTTCAACTTCCTTATCGCCAACAGCATCATACTTCTGCGCTGCGGTATCTTGAATCTGGTCTTGGGTCCGGCGGCTTCTAGACATTTATCTACCCCACAAAAATGCCAGCAGGTATATTCGACAAAACCTTCTCTGCTGAATCTTGCATAGAGGAGTCGATGACCGCCAACTTGTCGTAAGTAGTCTCTTCGAGAATAGTTTTCAGTTCCTCTCTCAAGGCTGTCATTTCGGAAGCAGCTTGGCCCAAAAGCTCAGCAGCATTTAGATTAACACTTTCGCCCGGAATAGGAACTGTCGCAAACTTACCACGGATCTGGCCCAGCATCTCTTTGCTCAAAGCCAAAGCGAAGCGGCGGATCCATTGTTTGCCAATAGAGTTGATGTTGGGATAGGGTATATTCTGGAATGGCAGCGTATTAAGGTTGTTAATTCCCTCCACGCCTGCTTTGCCACGACCAGTTTCGTCCCATGGCTGATTTTCTCGATCAATAGTAAACTGCACCCAGATCTTAGCTGGGCTCGTGCTATCGGGCTGCGGGAAAAGACGTAACCAATTGTCTTTAATCTCGTAGGAATAATGAGAAATGCGAGTCCACAACGCATCTTCATACGCCATGGCTTGAAGTTTGTTTTGCCACGTAGGAACGATTTCAAAAGTGGAATCATCTGCATACTGACCATAAGTACGCATGTTGCCTACTACTGAAAACCCTCCATAATAACCATAGAACCGCCACATAGCGCGGGGTGTCTTAAAAAACACCTTTCTGATTATCACACGCTTGTCCTGTATCTTGCCATAATACGGAACTGTCGTATCATTGGCAGATGATTGAGAAAGGAGCGTTTGCAAATCGTAATCCTGTACAGAAGCTGTGCGTTGTATAGAAGCTGAATAAATGGGGGTCAATCCGCCTAGGCCCGTGTCGGTGGCGATGGCCTCCGAAACACGACGAACATATCCATAATCAAAACGCGGATAACGTAATTCGATGGTAGAGCCCGACAGCGCGTCGCCTGAAACAATTTGGCCGTCTTGGTCAAAAGAGGCGGTTGCAGCGCCGAGATAACTTGATAATGAGTTCTTGCTTTGATGCAGATTCACGATATAGGAATATTCTAAGACCGCTTCTTCATATGCCGAATAAACATTACCCTCGGTTAGCTCGATATCTAATACATCTCCACCCAGCTTTTTATATGTATAAGCCACCTGATCGGCGGCACCAGACAAGAAAGCTGCTGAGCCTGCATAGATGCCAAAGGGTAGCGTCACGGCCACATTGGTGGTGCTTCCCGTAATAGGAAGAATGTTCGTGGTGGTGGTGGACGCAGGATTTAATTTTGGAATGGCCATTTAATATTCCTCGGAGTGGTTCTTTACTAAATAGAAAGCCCCGCCTCAAAAGAGACGGGGCTTTAACTATTTTGACCTTACGTCAGGTATGACTAAACTAGGCTCTTAATAACAACCAGTCCATACATATCAGGACGCACCATCTTCTTGGCATATCGGGTCATGACGCCCTTACGAGGTACGAAGTCCTCGACGCCGAAGATAGTAGGCGTGGTCTGCAGCGGCACATAAGGTGCGTACACATAGCCACTCTCAAGGAAGCTACTTCCACGTCGGCCAACAAGGACCAAGTTACGCGGGAAGTAAGGATCGACGATAACGTCGAACTTCTTCGAAAGCGAACCAACCTTAACAGCACCCGCGTCGCCGCGGTCGCTATCAGCAGTCACATTGGCACGGAAGCCAGCGGTGAACTCAAGGATGTTGGCAACTTCAGGTCCGCAGACGACGAAGTTAGCAGCACCACGGAGAGTCTTCCGATGGATCTGTGCGGAGACGTCATTGATAGTCTCAATGAGGGTCTCATACCACTCACTCACGTTACCGGTGAAGTCCGGAGGCGCAGTTCCAGTACCAATCACAACACCCGTCTCACGATTCAAGAAATCGCCAGGGGAGCGCGACCAGTAGCGGACGCCTGCGGTAGCACCCACAACGAGATCCTCAAGGATCTCTTGATCAATTTCAAGAGCAACCTGCTCAGACAGAATCTGAGTAAGCTCGACTTCAGCGTCAAGGTTGTGGTAGGCGTTAAGATCTTGTCCTAACTCCGGGGTCCACTTGGCCTTGAGCTTCTTGGTGATCGCCGTGACGGCCACCGAGTCGACCTTGATGTCGATCTCAGGAATGTAGGCATTGCCTTCCAGTCCCCACTGCTGTGCGGGAAGAACAGCACCGATAGACGGTGACGTTCCACCAAAGTTATCAACGATCGGGAACGAAGCCGTGAGGCCTGAAGCCCACTCGGCATCAAGCTGAGCAACTGTAACAGTTCCAGTATCACCACCAACCAACACGAGCAGAACACGAGCAGAATCGGTCGGATCTTCGCGCTGGAGACGACGTGCCTGAATACCATTGGTAGGCTCGACACCGGCTGCGGTGCGCACCTTAATGGCAACAGCATCCTCTTGGTTCCATGCGCCGCCCGCGCTGTCGGCGAGGTCGGTCTTAAGAACGGAAACCACACTAAAGCTAGAACCAGATGCAAGATCCGGGTCAAACTCAAGCAGTCCGCGAAGCTGATAAGCAGCAGCGGTCTGGTTGCCGGGAGGCACGGAGAAGTCGCAAAGACCACCCACGCCGATAGAACCCGAAGCAATTTGCTCTAAGGCAGCCGGGGAAGGACCAACACCGGCAGAACCCGTCGGAGACGAGTAACCGTTGTTGAGTGCATACGGACCACGCTCAGCGTTCTGCCCCGTGAGGAGAACACCGCCGGTGATCTGGCTACCAACTCGTCCACCACCATAGAGGGAGGAGCCACGAGGATAACCCAAGCGGAACGTATCCGCGGTCTGGCCATCAGCGATCTCGTTAGAGACAGTGAAGTCCAGGAAGAAGATGAGGCCCGAGGGCAAACTCATCGGCTGAACGCTAACGAGATCGTTGGCGATCAAAGAGCCGAATACACGGCGAACGAGGGGGAATGCGACAGCCGCAAAGCCCTCCACATCACCAGCAGCCATGCTACTGGACTCACGGAGAAGCTCACGTGCCTGGTTCTCAAGCAGTCGGGCCATTCCATTCCGAAGATCATCGCTTCCAAGTCCTTCGAGAAGTCCGGTCTGTTCCCACTTTCCAATGAGAGCAGTACCTTCCTTGCCGAGGTCACGGTTAACAATACCTTCAGTTAATTTCTGAACGATAGACATTTTAAAACCTCCTATAATTGTTGAATGTCATTTTTATTTATTCAAACCTGCTAAGCGCAGCATTCGATCCATATTTGGATCTTTCGTTGCCTTTTTGTTTTTCTTAGAATTGATCAAAAGCGACGTAGGCCTCTGAACCGCTTCACGAAGTGTTTGTGGTCGTGTTCTCTGATCAGGAGTGGACCCCACTGCGTTTTGAATTGTTTCAAAGATCATGTTTGCTTCTTCAACAGAATTGGCAGATTGAACAGCTTCGACAATTTTATCTTTTTGTCGCTCATTCAAGGAGGCGCTGTTTAGTGCCTTGTTTTGATAAACAAGCTTGGCGTTGGCCAAGTTCAACTTCGTGAGTTGATTCTTGGCTTCCGTTAAAAGAGCACGGAGCTCTTTGTTGGATTCTGTAAGATTCGAGATTTTGCTCTCGAACAGTTCCGCATCCGATACAACATCAGGTGCGGTTGATACTTTTTCGATTTCCTCTTCTTCTTCAAGGTGGGCGGCTTGGGCCGCGGCCATGGCATCATTGTTGGCCTGCTCTATGCTGCTGTCAGCAGAGTTAACAGATGACCACCCTTGGGGTCGAGGAACCATGTCGACTACTAATTCTTCAATAAGATCAGAAAGCATCTCTTCACTAAGAGTTATCTCTTCGTCATCAGACTCAGTCTGCACGTGCTCGTCGGGCTCCGCTTCGGCTTCGGCTTCGCCGGCACTGTCCTTCATCATCTCGTCTTCTGTGTCGACAAGTTCATTCCCTTCTTCTAAAGCAATCTCGTCGGCTAGGGCGGTAGCATCAGTAAGATCATCGCCCTCAACAACTTCCTCTTCTTCATCAAGGCGCGTCTTCAAAGAATCAAAGTCAATCTCAATAATTTCGTCGACGGCTGGAGCATCGATCTCCTCGTTCTGAAATGCATAAGGAACTTCGTCCACAAACTCCATAAGCTCGTCGTGGTCTGTCTCTTCGGTTTCCGAGAGATCCTCCCCTAAGTCCTGCTCCAGTAACGTATCTATAGCACTCTTCACTTCAGTCGAATACTTCTCTAACACTGCATTTTCGGCGTTTTTAAGGGCAGCTTCCTTCAGCGCTTTAGCATCTACAATAGCTTCTTCTAATAGGGACGACATAAAAATTACTCCAGTTCTGACATGTAATCAAAATAAATAGTGTCTAAGATGGGGAAATGACTCTCAGAACTCATTTTGGTTAACCCGAACTTACCTCACTAATATGTTCCGATGTTCTCCGGTAATGCAATTGCCTTCATTATTAGAGGCGGGTAGGCTCCCGACCATCGGAAGGTGGCTGAATCTCCCACATTGTAAATAGCAAGACCAAGATAAAAACTATAAGAGGTCCCGGGAGTTAAACCAGTGAGGGTCCACTCTACAACATGCTGCTGGATGTCTGATTCATCAGCGAGGCATATAATCTGCTTCGATTCATAAACACTAGTGCCATCGAGTGGATCTGAATAGGTGGACCAACTACTTCCATTTGTAGAAAGTGCCATAACTGCATAATCGCCCGAGTTAACATCCACAACTATCTGTGCCGTGAGGAGCACGTTTCCACCCGGAGGTGCTGTAAAAGTAACAAACGATTTGCTGCTGCCACTGACGGCATAAGTCGGTGTCTGGCTGGTTGTTGTTTGTTGGATCTGATCATTATTCCCGGAGGCTCCGACAAAATACCCCAGGACAGCGCCCGGAATGTCAGCTGTCGGTGCCGTAATTTTTACACTGGCCGAGACATTGTGGTCTTTGTCGATGGTGAGAGACGTTACGCCGGCATTATAGAATTCGAAAGAACCCGTAGTGGTTTCATTACGGAATGAATAAGCTTCATTGCCTGTAGATCCAAACCCAATCCATGCGGCACGAGTAAGAGCGCCGCCGGCATTAGTGTAATAGTAGTCTTGGTAGCTTACTACTCCCTGCCCATCACGAGTATCTGAATCATACCACCTGAGATTGGGTGCAGTACCAGTGACCATGAGGGTGCCGTCTACAACGCAGTTCCCGTCTATCTGAGTATTCCCCTTCACATGCAAGGATGCGGAAGGTTCGACGCCGTCGCTGAGACCAATGGAAAGTTTGCCCGTTGTGGGGATTATCAAGTTGCCGTTAGAGCATGTGACGTTTTGGTTGCCATCGAGGAGGAGCGCGGGCGTTCCGTTACCGCTTCTTAAGTAAAGAGAATGCCCTGCGACGCTGGTGCCAAATAGGGTATATCCAAGGTCGTATCCACTAATCCATTCTGCATGTTGCCCCACGGCAGGAGAAGATAGGTAAATTCGACTCGACCCGGCATTCGTACCCATAAGGGTCATGCCGGGGTAGCCATCCGACCCCTGTTCGAGGACCAATGTTCTAGCCGTCCAGTCAGGCGACCTGTTAACCGACCCGGATTTAATGTGGAGAGAACCAGAGGGCTCCACTCCAGCTGCCAGACCGATACCGACGCGTGTTCCAGCAAACACGTGACCCTCCGTAACAAACGCCGAGCCACTTATGCCGCCGGATGCCGAAACGGCGCCGGCAACATCCAAGAGGTGAGTGGGCGACGAAGTTCCGATACCAAGTTTACCATCGCCCCTAAGCATCATGCGCTCAGTTAAAGTAGTAGAACCCGACGTCACAGTGTGAAACGATATTCTTCCCCCCTGTGAGGCTCCATCGGCCCACGATGCATCGTCTGCCTCGCCAAGGATCATAGCAGCATATCCAAAACTCGTATTATCCTCGGAACCTGCGAAACGAATCTCTCCTAAATTCTCCCCGTTAGGCAACGAAGCATCGCCATATTTGCGAAAGTCTAACTGCGCGCCATCGTTGATGCTTGTGTCTTCAGACCAAATAATGAGTTGAGGTATATCGGTTCCAGAAGTTGATCTGATTACTGCGTCACCCCTTACATCCAGTTCGACGGTGGGGACCGTCGTTCCAATACCGACGCGTGTTCCAGCAAACACATGGCCATCCGTAACAAACGATGAACCACTCACCCCGGCAGAGGCTGACATAATACCGTCGACAGTAACATTGCCTCCTGCGGGGTCTAAAGTAATGTTTCCATCAACAGTAAATGTAAGATTAGCCGCAGTACCGTCATCATCAACTGTTGTGATGGTGGTTGCGCCGGCGGTGGTGGTTTGAATCTGGAAGTAATCGCCACTATCGGCTGAGCTTTGAATCCTAAGATCGACATTGTTAGCGCCGTCCTCAACGTCAAGTTGGAGTCCATAGTTGAAGTCGCCGCCTTGTGCTGAGATCCTTGTGCCGGTGATGAGACTGCTGCCGTTTGTGCTACCTTGTGCATCAATACGCGCGCCGTATACATAGGCGGCGCCGGCGTCAGCAGCATGCGTAAGCGTCGGCGTGACAGTCAAACCATACATGGTGTTGGTGCCATTGGTGGCTGTGGTGTTATCCATGTCAACTTTGAGACCGTACATGGTGTTGTTTGATGTGGAAGCACCAGTTTTGTCAAAATCGATATCTACTCCGACTAGTGTGGTTGCAGTAGTATCTGAGTGGCTCTTGACCATTTTGAGAGAACCAGAACCATCGTATGTCATGCCACTGTTCCCAGCGAAAGAGCCATTCTGATTGAACTGTATATTAGTATCAGAGCCCGCGGCGTCGCCGGTCGCGATTCCAGTAAGATTGCTGCCATCGCCATGGAAAGTGGATCCCGAAACTTGACCGTCTGTTACGAAGGATGAGCCACTCAGTCCAGACGAAGCCGAAAGTGGGCCTTGAATGGCAACAGAGCCAGTAAATTGATGCAGATCAGTAGCGTCGTCGCCAAACTTGGAGGCACCACTAGCAGAAAGATAAGAAACCGTATGGTTTATGACATCATAGTTGTCGGATATAACCGTACCCGAAACATAGATAGACCCAGTAAAGAAGAGAGAGTCGCTGCCCGTTACATATGTAAAATTAGAAGAGCCGGTTTGTGCGGTCCCGCTACCATATTTATATTGTACTGCGCCAATAGGACCATCGGCGCCCTCGTCGGCGCTGCCGCTAACATACGCCCATCCTAAATACTTTCTAGCCATTTTATAGTGTCTCCAACTCTATTAAATAGTCCATCGTTGCTAGTACGGCTCAGGGATTATCATTCCCCGTGCTCCGATCTGCCATCATGAAGAATGAACCAATGGGTTCCTGTACTAATTACGCTTAAACTTTGAGGAGTAGTGCCCTCAATATCCACCTTAGCTTGATCTGATTCCAAATTCGGGCCTTGGAACGTGGTCGAAGTCCCGGAACTAGTAACACTCAAAACATCGTTGGCCCCCTGAGCATGACTCACAACATGATACATACGCCCTGTGACCCCGGATGGATTAGGGAGAGTAAACGCAGCATCGCCGTTGCCCGTATAATCAACCACATAATGAGTTTCGTCAACAGTAATACTTCCTGCTATTTGGGTATAGTTGCCGGCTTGAGATCCGCTTACTTCAAAAGTTGAGGCCGGAGTTGCACTGCCGATTCCCACCCTATCATTGGCGGCGTCAGTACGAAAAAGGTTAGCCTGATTTTCTCCTTTTACCTGAAGGTCAATATCTAGCGCTCCGTAATTAATCATCAACTTATCAGTAGAATCTTCTTGACATTTTAAGAATCCCCTCCCGCCAACATAAAGAACTATTTCATCCTCTGAGAATTGGATGTATGTATCGGCATCTCCGTTATGATAAATGTATTCGTCGACGCCGATGTTGCCTGCAACGTCAAGAGTGTAGTCGGGGGAATCTGTGCCGATGCCCACCCTGCCGGATCCGGTGACCGCCAAAACCGGACTCTGTGCCGAATCATGACAAATGAATATCATACTATCATCAGAAGAGGAAAGATGCATGAGAGACGTTGGGGTCCAGGCGAGGCCCGCATCGGGCCCAATACTAAAGAAACCATTGCTATCAATAGCAGCCTTTATTACGGCACCAATTCTGAAGTACATATCTTGACCAGCAACAGAGTTTAAACTGAGATCTCCCGCGGATCCAATTAAAAGGTTGTATTTCGCATGTCTGCCGGTGCCGTGATGATCTTGATTACTGTGCCCCAGAAACCCATATGTGGTGGACTGAGGCCATGCGCCCAGCTCTAAACGCCCCATTCTTACAATAGATGCAGATACAGGAACATCGAGAGCAAACGTAGAATCGGGTTGGGCGCCGATTCCAACCGTTGACGAGGATACCACTAGGGTAGCAGAGCCCCCAGTTACAACGCCGAAGGCATCTTCGCTCCAATCTAAAAATGTATTTCCCTGAGCATCATCTTCGTTGTAGATGTCGCCCCGATTGACTTTGCCTTTTGTATATTTATAAGCCATCTCACACTAAATAGAAACTACCAAACAAAAAGGGTGGGTACCCCGAAAGATACCCACCCTTAAAATTGTCTATTTCTAGAGCGACTCTAATATTAGAGGACTCTGAAAGTATTATCTGCAACCTTATACAACATCACAGCTGCATACGGCGATTCGAGACGAATCTCGGTTTCACCGTCAATATTATCAGCCGCGCCTACCGAGCAGGTAATCTTAGCGTAATTCGTATCAGACACACCACCGGCCATCTTCACGCGGACGACGTCACCATCGTCCAACGACGAGGCTGCCGGCAACGTGTATGTGCGGGCCGCACTAAGCGACGCGCTAGCATAGTTCGTACCTTCAACAAGATCACGATCTTGGTTACCAATAGCAGTAATGGTTCCAGCAGCAGCGAGGCTGATCTTACCATTAGCAGCGCTGAGGCCCGAGCCTACAACACCGGTAACAAAAGTAGCCCAAGAAAGATAATCAAAGGCATTGTTAGAACTATTCCAGACCAAGAACGGCCTGTCGCCATTCGGATCGACAACGAGTTCACTCACGGAACTAACCACGATCTTACCATTAATGCCAAGTTCGCCAGAACTGAGTTCAAGCAAGTCAGTGTCGCTAGCAATACCAATGTGTTGACCGTCGTCAATGATCAGCTCCTTACCAGCGAGCTGGCCAGAACCAGAGATGGTGCTCTCTGCAACAACAGCACCGGCAGTTGAAACGGTAAACTTCGAAGCATTAACATCGATGCCACCATCGAGGTCAGAAACACCAACGACAGTAAGCTTGCCACCGAGGTCAGCAGCACCATCAAGATCAAAAGTGGTTGCGCTTAACAGACCAGAACCAGAGATGTTTGTTGCACCAGCAATTGCACCGGCAGCGCTAATACCACCAGACTGAAGCGCCAACGAAGTGCCAGCCAGAGTGTCAAAAGTAGCAGCAGCACCGGAGACGGTGCTCTCTGCAACAACAGCACCGGCAGTTGAAACGGTGAACTTGGAACCATTAACATCAATGCCGCCGTCAAGGTCAGAAACACCAACGACAGTAAGCTTGCCACCGAGGTCAGCAGCACCATCAAGATCAAAAGTGGTTGCGCTTAACAGACCAGAACCAGAAATGCTAGTTGCACCAGCAATCGCATTAGCAGTTGTGATGCCGCCAGAGAAAACAGCACCAGCCTGAAAAGTAGGCACACCTTCAACATTTAAAGTACCATCGATGTCAGTGTCGCCGTCTGCAGCAACACTGAACTCAGCCATCGTGATTGTGCCAACCGTTAAGTCACCAGACGCATCGATTGTGGTTGCGCCGGCGATTGAGCCTGCGTTGGTGATGCCACCAGCTTGAACGTTAAGGGCCGTAGCCGTAATAGCGTCGAAGCTTCCTGCGGCACCTGAAACCGCACCTTCTGCGGTTACTGTGTCTTCGTACGTTGTAGCTCCTTCGAGATACGCAGTACCTAATTGGAATTTATAAGCCATATTTAAATCCTCCTATGTTATGGCAAAACGGGTGAAAAAATTATAAATCGGTTCGCGAACACTCATCGGAGGAGTAGTAAATTTTAATTATAGAAATCCACATCCGTTTCTACTACATATAGTATTCCTTTGACGAAATATCCCATATATTTTTATTAATAAATAAACCAATTAGTGCCGTTCGAATAAAGCAAAATAGAACCATAAGGAGATTCGATAGTTACGTCACTCGCTCCGTCAATAGTCTGAGAAGCAGAAGCCGCAACCGATATAGTATTGGAGACACTTGCAGCGCCCGACTCATCCTTAATAACCAACACTTGACCTTCGGAAAACGAGGTTGCATCCACTTCAATTTCTGTCGGAACAGCACTTACTCCCAAAATATAATCAGTTACCGAAGCCGTATAGACGGTTGACACAGTCGTACGATGATGAACGACGCCTCCCGATAGATGAGAGCCCCCCTTTACCGTAACAGTAGAACCATCATAGGTTAGGTTAGCTGATGCCCCGAAAGATCCATTATTATTAAACTGTATCTGAGTGTTGGCGCCATCGGGTGACGTCGTTCCGCCACCCCCAGTTGTTAAAACAACATTATTATCTGTGTCTAAGGATAAAAAACTGCCCGGACCGGCGATTGTTCCTGAAACTGGTTCTATATTAACTAATGACGCGGAAAGAGTTGTCATTTCCGCAACTGACCCAGTATAAGATCCGGTGAGAGTCGCCCCATTAAAAGTTAAATTAGCTGAGCCCCCAAACGAACCGGCATTATTGAACTGAATCTGCGTGGTGGCGCCACCAGGGGTTCCACCCCCTCCCGAGCCAGTTAGGCGTGTAAGCGCATAGTCCCCAACATAAATGAATGCATCCACATAAGCCGGATTTTCATCCGAATCAGTGGGAGGATCCTGTTGAAAAAAGATTCCGTTATAATAATCTAATACCCAGTCACGAGCATCAAGAGCGGGGATTTGAGTAATTCCGGAGGACGTATGATATACGAGAGCAGTATAGGCAGCACCAAAGGAAGGAGGGATAATCTGAAGGGTTCCGGTTGTTTCATTTAAAACCTGACCGTTAACATAGAAGCCGCTGCCAGCATTGGGATTGGATGATTTAGACTCATAGTCTGCTGGCAGGCTTAATGCAAATGCCTGATAGCGACCGTTCGAGTCTTTGGTGCCCGCCATTGGAGTAGCCACTAATGATACCATCTCAGCAACGCCCCCCAAAATAGTATAATATGAACTCGAAACAGGTGTAGGGGGCTCATACCCAAAGATAGTGCTCGCCCCCATACTGATGTTGGAACCAATACCCTCGTTCGAAACTCCCTTTGTATTAGAGGTTTGTGCCTTTCCTAAGACCTTTTTGAACGAAAGATTAAGTTTTGAAGTATCTGTCAATGCAGTGGACATTTAGCTACTCCCCCATGATATACTTAGGGCCGAGATATATCCAGTCCACGCTGCGTCAGCGACTATTTTTATAACTATGTTCTCATTTTGCTCAACAGTTTGTGTAACAAAAGTGCCTTCATGAGTGTCACTATTGATCTCTAGACCGCCTGCCGGTGGCGTACCCACATATGCCCCATCAAAATCGCCCAGCTGTGCTGGGTCACTGGCAGTGGCAGAACCTAAATCAAGCCATCCAGTGGCCTTTCCAGTGGATGTGGTAGGCAATTTAACAAATACATGTATGTTAGTGCTAGACAATGCGGTTGTCGCCGGGACAATACGCGTTGAGGAGTCACCCGTAAACGTAAGTTCAAAGTTAGTCTGAGAAGCTGCACCAGTATTAGTAAAGTAACGGAAAAGTGTACGAACACCTGAGATTCCCGAATAATCAACATTTGAACTTGGACCATTGGAGACGGCACTGAAGTCTCCGCTATTAGGTATATCACTATCAATTGGAGAATAGAGTCGCTGGTTGTAGTATAAAAGGCCATCATTAGTAAGCAAAGAGCTTGTCGAGTTCCATGCATTTGAAGAAGACGTTACGTCAGTTTGTGCAGCATAAGAAGACAGGCTTCCCGAGATCACACGATAATCTTCGCGCCTGAAGGTTTCACTAGTAGTGGTAGATGTGTTGGCTCTATTATATGCGAGAATACCACTGATCGACTGAGATCCTCCATTCGACAGATTAGACTTGAGAGGATGAGCAACATTGACGCCAGCCGCAATAGAACTATCTAAGATCGAAGTGGTATCAATCGTAAGGCTGCCCGTCAATTGCAAAATCTTCGTTTCGTCTTCGCTCCCCACGCTAATGCTAGGCATCGCCTGTGACGGAATGGAACCATTTGTAACAGTATAGGAAATGTTCGTCGAAGTATAGACATTTCTATACGCGTTCGACACATCAGTTCTGTACTGAGCAGTGCCGGCAGTGTGATACTTGACTCCGGATATACGTGTATCACCGCTCATGGACAAGGTATCCAGCGCGCTGTTTGAGGCGGCCAGAGCATTACTATTAGAATCGTTAACCCAGGCAACAAAGTTAGTAGTGCGATCAAAGGTTGAAGAAGTATGAACCACACGCAAGTAGTTCCACCCTTCCCGCTGATCAGCTGCTACAACCTTGTATTTACCCGTACGATGTTGAAACAGATCCAATTCCGTTCCATCTGTAAACTCTGCTGACCCGGTTTGACTGAGATCATAAAAACCGGACCCATTGCCGTTTAGCTGAGTTCCAGTTCCAGAGCCGGGGACGCCGGTGCCGACTGCAGGGTCGGTCATGGAGGCAGTATGAAGCGTAGAACCGTTAACCTCTAATACTAAATTTCCAAGGTCAGCATCGCCAAATGAATTAGCTGGGTAGTTTACACCATCTGCAGAGACATCCTCGTTGAGGTCTCCGTTTATTACAGTACTACCATTGAAGGTGCCGCGTCGCAGGTTGTTGCTACTTGTAGAGGTGGAATACGTTCCGTTAATGTCAACGGCCGAGAAGCCGGCATCCGTGCCTACGTTGGTATAACCACTAATGGACTGTGAAGACCCAAAGGAAAGTTCCGCCGACGCGCCACTATCATTGCAATCAATGTCATCTAGATTAGGAGCGGGGCCTGGGGATAGAGCCTTTAAGATTTCATTGAATCGATCGACGGCTGTGCCGACTGGAGTGGTTACCGCAAAATCAGTAAAGAGACCATCCGCATAAGAACTATCCTCGGCAGCTCCGATAGTTAAACCGGTCAATGCGTCGCCGCCGCCATGATAAGAGCTGGCTGACACTGTACTAGAAGCCGTGATCCGGCCTGTTACGTTAAAGACAGATCCATCAAAAGCTAGGCCGGCGTTCGATATAACATCGTTGCTGTTCATGTATAAAATTTGATTATTGGAAAAATCAGAACCCAGTAGTTCCATGCTATTAAAAGCCGCCGTATCGCCGTCAACCGCCGCGGAGCTTGATATAGCCCCACTGACTGTAAGCGTGCTCCCAAGAATGGCTGCGCCGACGACCTCCAAAGTGCTAGAACCAGACATCGTTCCTACTACGCCGAAGTTGCTGCCATCAAAGGTGAGGCCCGCATTTGACGTAACGTCGTTGCTGGACATATATAAAATACGATTCGTTGCAAAGTCTCCCCCCATTAATTCCATGCTATCGAATGCCGCAGAACTCGCATCGACACTACTAGCACCGGATATGGCCCCACTCACCGTTAAGGTGCTTCCTAACGTAGCGGCACCCACGACTTGCAACGTGCTAGAGCCCGACACTGTTCCCACCACAGCGAAGTTGCTGCCATCGAAAGTAAGGTTACTAGAGCCACCAAATGCGCCGGCGTTATTAAACTGTATCTGAGTGTTGGCGCCTCCGGGGCTTGTGGTTGCCCCGTCGCCTGGAGACAAGACAACGTTGTTGTTTACATCTAGTGACAAGTAGCTGCCCGGGCCCGCAAGAGTGCCACTAGCCACGCTTAGGTTTACTGCTGAAGCTGACAGGGTTGACACCTCTGCGAGAGAGCCAGTATAAGATCCCGTCAGCGTTGTGCCGTTAAAAGTTAAATTAGCAGAGCCGGCAAATGCACCCGCACTATTGTACTGCAACTGAGTTGTAGCGCCGGCGGCTGATGTGGTGATGCCACTCAGATTAGAGCCGTCGCCATAAAATGCAGAAGCCGAGATATTAACCGAGGCCGACATAGAACCGCTTACTGAAACTTCGTGATCAGGTGCGGACGTACCTCCGATGGCCAGACTACTCGTTACATAAGCCTGACTTCCATTAATAGTGGTGAAGATGCCTCCGACGCCACCCCCAGTCGAGGAGGTTACAATAAAGTTATTATTTGCATCCAAAGCTAGATAACTGCCGGGGCCTCCCATCGAGCCCGAAGTCGGTACCAGATTCATTAAAGATGCCGAAAGTGTTGTCAGTTCTCCAACCGACCCAGTATAGGACCCTGTGAGAGTGGTACCATTAAAAGTAAGATTAGAAGATCCGGCAAAAGAGCCTGCGCTGTTAAACTGTATCTGCGTGGTGGCGCCGGCAGGCGAAGTTGTGATGCCGCTTAAATTTGATCCATCGCCGTAAAATGCAGAAGCCGATATATTCACCGATGCCGACACAGATCCGCTTACTGAAACCTGATGATCTGGGGCTGACGTACCTCCGATGGCTAAGCTGCTCGTTACATATGCTTGACTCCCATTAATGGTGGTGAAGATGCCATCGCCACCAACACTGGCTGCCGAGGAGGTGACAATAAAATTGTTGTTGGCATCAAGGGCTAGGTAGCTTGCGGGGCCACCCATGGAGCCCGAAGTTGGAACTAGGTTAAAAGCAGACGCCGACAAGATACCGGTTTGAACGCCCACAGAGGATGAAACAGTGCCCGAAACATTCAGGGCGCTGCTTCCTGTTAAAAACACCACATTAGCACTGCCACTAAAACTACCGGCACCAACTTGAAACTGCAGCGAGCCAGTTGGGCCCACAGCATTTTGCCCCGAAGCAGCGATTGTCAGGCTGCCACCAGCACCCCCATCGGTTAGGGTGATTCCCGTCCCGGCAGCGAGCTTTCGTTCATTAGGAAGCTGTGTATCGTTGGTAACAGTTATATAGGTCGCTGCCAGAGGCGGGTAAGGAGCAGCACGGGGAGCGGGGGCCGTGCCCTCTCCCGCCACAGTGGCGCGCTCCGTTGGTCGAGTAAGCGCAGGGGTCACCCTAAAGGCACCCTCTCTGGCACGAACGCACTCGGCACTTATCTGAAACTTATGTTCTACCTGGCCAAAATAGAAACGCGTATCATTATAGGTTCGAACAATCTCATAAAACAAATCGCCGTACTGCACAAAATCGCCGACACGGACATACAAGTCCTGATCTTCTACTAGGCGCCGACGATTAAAATTAACTGTGAGTTTTGTTTGGTACTCATAACCATAACGATCGTTATTTTGTTCGTTTTCAACTTCAACAAATGCATATACGCGAATAGGGGGCAGAGAAACCTTTTCAACTGCCTCACCATATGTATCGTTAAAATTAGAATCTTTTATGCTTATGGGATAATAAGCAATAGGTTGCCCAATTACTCGTTCTGCAAGCTCATCATTGATTTGCTTAACAAGGTTGCGCTCTTTCTCTCCAAAGAACATTGGAGCCGGTGGCGCTGCGGGTCTTTCCCACTTATTTTTTGGGTTTGCCATTCATTCGATCTCCGTCATTCATCCCGAGTAAGCTGACGCTTAACTCGAAATGATCCTTGGCGTGCACGAATGCATTCAGCACTCACCTGAAACTTGTGTTCCACTTGACCAAAATAGAACCTAGTATCATTATAGGTTTTAACTATTTCGTAAAAAAGATCACCATATTGAATAAAGTCCCCCACGCGTACATAAAGGTCTTGATCATCAACAAGCCTTTTGCGATTAAAATTTACTGTGAGCTTTGATTGATACTCATAGCCATATCGCTCATTAGTTTGTTCACTGTCGACAATGACATATGCAAAAACGCGAATCGGTGGTAATGTAACCTTATCAATGGCCTCACCATATGTGGTGTTGAATTGTGTGTCTTTGACACTGATCGAATAATATGCAACAGGCTGTCCCACCACCCTCTCGGATAGTTCATCATTAACTTGTTTTACCAAGTCGCGCTCTTTTTTACCAAAGAAAAGAGGAGGCGGAGGTGCATCTGGCTGGTCCCATTTATTTTTTGGATTTGCCACTCACGTACCCTCCGATAAAAGGATTTAGTATATCCTCCTTAGCCTACCACTGCGTGTATAGACCCTGACCAATTAGATCCGGATGGTGATAAAGACGGATTATTAATGTAAGTCATGTCAATACCGGTCAGCCCCGCCATCACATCGACCAAGGTGCCGCCAGAAAGATATAGCTCGGTTACTTTAACCTTATAAATCTGACTTTCATCGGCGTCAAGAAGGATATAGTTATTCCCAACTACACCATTGGACGAAAAGCCAACCCTACAGTCAGCGGTACTGCCTATGTTGCTCACTATAACCCACTGAGTCACAGAGGGAAAACTTATTTTTATCGGTCCATGAACCGCGTTGATACCGCCGCTGACAAAAGGAATGCCAGACGATTGATACGCCGCCACACTTCCTAGTCCTGGTTTATAATTATAAGTCGCCATAGTTTTATCTCCGTCTAATAAATAGCACAGTATAAACTGTTTTATCTAAACAATTTGTTATCCTTTTTTCTTTGAAGCTTTTGCGCTTCGCGTTTTGCTTTCTCTCTTTTCATTTTCCTGCGCACCGAGGGCTTAATAAAATGATCCGTGCGCGCTCTATAAGTTTCAATAACTTTAGCTTTTTTGCACTTTTTAATGAATCGCCTTATCAGTCTTTCTGACGTTTCGCCTCGTCGCAAATCTACTCTGATGTTTGTGGCCACACTGCACCTACTTTCCTTCTTTTACGTCGCTCATGTGAGCATTCCAGTTTCTACCAACTGACCCAAATAGCTTGCCTATATCAACGCCCGGATCAGTGGGTGCTTGACCCGCAAGGGGAGCTGCCATTTGTTGTGGTGATGTTTCGGATGCCGCGGGCATCGTTCCCTCAAAAAGGTCGACACCATTATAGGCGCTGGTTCCGATTGCTGACATAAGCTTGTTTTTGTGCTCTTGTAATTTCGTTTTTTGTTGGTTGTTAAACGCATTCTCAGTCATACGCGTGGCCACTGGGTCCGTCGCGACCGGGGCGGCGGTTTCGGTAACCGGATCAGCTATTCCACGCGCCACCTCTCTAACTATCCCCGACAAAACCCCATCTTCAAGAATGGCCTCTTTGACACACTCTTTTATAAGGGGCTTCAGGATATTCTTTAGTTCTGCTTTTTTCATTTAAACCTCGTATTATTCTAAAATACTATCGATCAAAGATATGATTCGATTATTTTTAAGTACTTCCTTATCTCTCAGCTTGCCTTCCTGCAGGGCCATAAATGCATTTGGCGTCGAAGGTTCTGACACAATGTCAAAACAAATTAACTGAAAATCATCTTCAACGATTGTCTTACCCATTTGCTCACGAACCGACCCCATTCCTCGCGACGAGATGCCAGTCTTAACTCCACACTCCACCAAAGATCGTAGAATCTGTCCCGAAGGGGTATTAAGAACCTTAATCTTTCCCATCACTGCGGGGCCTTCCATCCATACCTCGGTAACCATATGTGACACATTGGCAAGATTGATAATCGAAGAGTCCGGGTGGTCTAGTTCTCCCAAAGCACGGTTGTCTTCAACCATTGCTGCGTACTTCGTAACTTCGCGTTCCATAATAGCATGCGGATAGATACGACCATTGCCGTTCTGAACGTCCGACTCTTGTAACTTGCCCGTAAGCATCATGCCGCCCTCTTTTACAAATTTCTTTTCGGCTTCCGTCAGCAGGTCCTGACAGACACCACCTTCGCATAGTTCATAAAATTCTCGTAGTAGCTGTGCCATTGTTTATTCCTCGAAGCGGCTTACAGGAACCATCTCTGCCAGATCATTTAGCGTGGTCTGTATATTCTCGACCGAATTATTTATCTTGCGAAGTTCGGTCCAGATATCCACCCCCGCATCGATGTTGCTCGGTATAGCTCGGACAGGCTTTGAGGCACGGGCGAGGCTCTCGTTTATTGCGTCCACGGATGACTGGATCAATTCTATAGAGTCCGTCATGCCGCGTACCAAGTGTGGAGATGCTGCATCAAGTTTATGATCCAAATACGGAGTATCTAAATAGGGTGTGTGCCTCATCGGATGGTCGGGGTGCCCTTTCAGCGGTTTGCCGCGGCGGGCCTCTTCCAACGGGACTTCGTCTTCCGGGTCGGGGCCCATGGCCTGGTCAATAGCATCGCGTGCGGCAGCCATACCTGCGCCAAAAGCTTCTTCAGGTGAAAGTTGGCTGATGTCGTCAACGTGCACTTCCATACCGGGAGCACTAATATCAATTGCTTCGTCCCCTTCTTCGGCGTGAGGGCAGCCCTCCTCCAGCTCTTCGTCGTGATCTACTGTCTCGTGCAAGAAGTACCTGGGGTCTATTCTTTTTACATTTTTTCTGCGTGCCATTGTTTTAATTCCCTTAAAGTTTAACGTGGGGCCTTTCGGCCCCACCTAAAGTATGCTACCTGAGCAGCACCTACGAACTGGTTGGATCATCCATTTTGTCATGATTCTCACCTCCTTTATGGACCACTCGGATCCCGTAATCCTCTACCAACATACTCAAAAAGTATGAGGTTCCAGCACTAATGCAACCGCACATAAACGCCGTCATGGGCTGATTGCTAAAACTAAATAGTTCTGTATAGGGACTTATGCCCCACAGAAACACGCCAACCCAAAATCCCATGCACAAATGGCAGTGGAATAAACGGCCAAAGCCGCCCATTGATTTACAGGGTGGCCGGATCTTATTAAAAATGTGTCCGTGTATAATAATAAATGTCATGCCGTATGCGGCAAGTATAAAATGTAGTAATTCCATTAATCCTTCTTTCTTATTTAAAGTAACCGGTGCTTCCGAGGATCATGTGGTAATTTAGATCGACTGCGGTTGGGCTCGCAGGCTCCAAGTTTTTTGGCACCTCGGCATCTGCGGGATAAGCTGTTACGTACCCGGTATCGGGAAAAACAAAAAATACATAATCTGTTTTCCAAGATTTGGAAGAATCCGTGCCTTCTTTTTTATCCTTTTTTTGAATCCTAGACCCAAGGATGCCCCAGTTAGAAACCCCATTGGCATCCGTGAGACTTTCACTTTCTTTGGCTTGATCAACTTGCACCGGAGTATTGTCTACCGGCGCATCTGATGCGTGAGCCGGCGGTGCCATGGCGCCCGTCGCAACACTTAAAGCAACAGCAAGGGGAAGTGCTTTTTGTGTGACTTGCTTGCGAACCCAGGCCGCCTTTTTTGGCCCAACGAAGTTAACAATTCGATCCCACAGCTCGCCTTCGGTAATCTGTCCGGACTCATAAAGCAGACAAATATCCTGTGCTTCGGTTAAAAGTTGGTACTTTCTCCAGCCTTCCATCATCAGCTTCATCTCGGACACTAGTATCGGTTCCTCAGTGGGTAGTAGTAGTAACCCGGTCGCATCGAGCCCTTCTCAGCAGACTGTGGAACTTCGCCGTACTCGGTGGAGTTGCGGTCGGATGGGTGGGTGTACATGTCTTCGAGTTCTTTCTCGTACTGATCGGCAATACGCTCATGCTGTGCTTCAGTAGTAATAAATTCTGATATAACATATACAGCAGCCTGGAGCGGATTAACTTGAGAGTTCTCATAAACCTCGCCCTCTAGAGAACGAAAAATATGACCTCCTTGGATACTCTGGCGATCCACAACTCCCCGATCGGATAAAAGCTCCAGTAATCTATTTTGATATTCATAGACATCTTCGGTGGTAGTACTCTTGGGAAACGTACTAATTTTCATCTTTTCAGGACGCACCACAATGTCAATTTTTTGGTGGTCCATGATCAACAAAGAGCCATCCAGCGCTTTGCGCGCATGCAGCTCAACAGTTGCCTGTGGACCGCCGATCTTAATCTTAATCATTGATCGCAACCTCTTGGGCCAACTCTTGAGTCTTCAGTACCTTGTTGAGATCTTCGTCAGAAAAATCCCTTTTCCGAAATTCTTCCAAGTATTCCAGGACACTATTCAGCTTTTCTTCTAAAAGCGGGGCGTCGGATGTCTCTGCGGCGGCGCCAATCTTTCCCTTTAGGCGCGCCAATTCCTCATTAAGATAAGCGCGCAGTTCAAGACCCTCGTCAGCAAAGCTTGTAATATAACGATTGAGAAGGTCCTTTTGTTCCTGCAAAAGCGCTTCATACTTATTATTAAACTTCTTGATAAACGAGTTATAAGTGATATTGTCTATGGGCGCCATGTGGAGTGTTTCGTTTATTGATTGTTTTGAACTCATGCCATCGACAATAGATTGTTCGAATAAAACCTTTTTCTTTACTGGGGTGTTCTTGCTGAAGATAGCATTCACCGAGGCAAGACTCTTAAAGTTGGGAACAAAATTAGCCCAGACCGTCTTGCCTAAGTTCTTATTAATAACTGCGATGGCCTCAGATTGTGCCGCAAAAATATTGTCATGGTCTAGCCGTTGATGGCTAGCTTTCGTCTCTTGTAGTAGTCTTTCTGCCACCGGCGCATGCAAACGCTTTGTTTCTAGCAACACGCGATAAAGTTGTAGCTCTTCAGCCAACACACTTCCTTTATTAAAAAACTGTTTGATAATGGCTACAACTTTTTGTTTCCGAGATGAATCCTTTTTGATGATAGCTTGTGTCAGCTCGTGGGTAAGGGTTTCATAAATAAAAGCTGTGTTTCTTTTTTTGTTATGCTTCATCTTTGTCTGCCTCTTTTTTCTCCATTTGTTCAACTAAGCGTCGCACTTTTGTAGTGTTTTCAAACAAATTGGCCTCGTCTTTATTATAAATAGATTCCTTATATTGTTTCGTGCCAAACGTTACATCCAAAATCTTGCCGGGCGGAGTGGTAGCGCGGCCGCGACCACGAGGTATCTCTGGGAGAGCCGTGCTGGTAATATGACGACGCGTTCCGCCTAGGTCTCGATTGTCGACGGCCACCGGCGTATAAGTGCCATGATCATAAACATGCTCTCCTTCTTCACTTAAGTGACCATCCTCCCGTCGTCCCGGAGTGGTGAGTAAAGGAGACTCTTCGCCGCCGAGGTCTTCGCCTCCAAGATCTTCACCGCCGAGGTCTCCCCCAAGGCCGCCAAGTTCTTCGGCACCAAGGTCGCCCCCAAGGTCGCCCCCAAGGTCGTCGCCCAAGCCGCCACCAAGTTCTTCAGCAGCTGCGTCTTCAGCAAGGGCTTCAAGTTCTTGTTGGTATTTACGATCATAAAACGTTTCGCGTTGGTTGCGCAAGAACTCAGAATCAGAAAGGCCCAAGATATTGGAGGCCACCCAACGCTTGCTGAATGTCCCCTCCGGAACAGCTGTTGCCGTATCAAACTTGGTACGCATGTATTCTAGCTGCTGCAACTCCGCCAAACGAGAGGGATTGTTGAGTGTAATCTTAAACGACAAAAGATCCTCACCGCGATACCCCAAGGTATACAAATGAACAATCGCCATCTTCTCTAGCTCTGAAACTACCGACCTTTGCAGGCGGTGGATGGTGCGCGCAAAGCGAATATCTTTCTGGGCTAACGTTGTCTTATCTTCGTCGCCACCCTCCAAATTGGTAAGATAAGCTTGCGGAATCTTAATTGCAGCGAAGAGTTTGTCGCGCAGATATTTAACATCGTCAATATCATTAAGACTGCTAGCGCCCTGGAGGGAGCTAATGTCAGAACCAACGCCGCCACGAATAGGAATAAAGTAGTCCTCTTCCAGCGAAAGAGGGTTATATCGCAGGTCGACTCGACCAGTTGTGGCATCAACCAACTGATTACGCTTCATCTCGGTTTTGACCTTTTCCATATACTGAGGAATTTCTTGAGGCGGGATATTCCCCACATCGATCTTAAAGATCCTGCGCTCGGGTGCACGAACGACACGGTAGGCAATCATCGCATCCTCTAAAAGAACCAGCTGGCGCCAAATGCGACGCGCTGGATCAAGAACCGAAGTGCCGTATGGGCTATACCTGTCATTACCAAGAATGCGGAAGTGGGCAACCTGCCAGTTTTCAAAGGTCATGCCGGCACCGTTCCACTGATACTGAACGTAGTTGGGATTGGTAGCGTCTTGACCCTCCAGCCTTTCAACTTCGTTATTAGGCATTCCGATCACTGACGTAATACCAAGATGCTCGTCGATGTCGAGATATAAAAAGAAGTCTCCATACTTGCACATGGAACGAGCCCAGCCAAAAGCGTTAAACTCAATATTCAAAGCATCGTAAAAGAGCGCTTCGAGAATTGACTTGATCTCGTGATTCATGCAGTCAATATTTAGAAGACGATCATACTCATTCGAGGTCGTCATTTCGTCGGCATAAATATCCAATGCTGAGGCAATCTCTGGCATGTATTCCATTTGCTCAAAATCGGTATACCGCTCGGCGCGGTTCTGGTTTCGAAACGCAGCAGAAGTATACAAGTTATAGTTCTGCGACATATTGTTGTCGGCGCGCTTAAACTCCTGGCCGCTTAGGGACCTGAATCTGTATCGATATTTATCTAAATTGCCGCGGCGCTCTTGACGTGCGACTTGCGTCCGATAGTTTACAATCGGACCTGACAGCATTCGAGTTAATCGTTTGAATAACGGTGAAGCTGGGTTTCTTGTGTTTCTCTCGTTCTTGGCCATTTTTTATCCTTTTATCAAAGCAATATACTGCTCGTTAAATACTGCCGCTTCTTGGGAGCGCTGATTCTCTTTTGTTATTTTGTGTCCTTGCATGCCGGGAATGGTTGTTGAGATGTTTGTTTTTGATGTACTTATAGACGACAAGAACTGCTTGCTATATTCAACGCTTTGCTGACTTTCCACGATTACAGTATCCCTCACCCAACACCCGATAGCAAATGACATCACTAAATCATCATTATAACTGCGCATCGCCTGCGGTCTTCCTGCTTGCCAAATAAATGTTTTCATTTCAGAAAGCAAACGATTCGAGTTAATCTTAATTAGTTTGTTTCTCATAAACTCTTCCATCTTAGCTACAATCAAAGGTCTCGTTTTTGAAGATGTAGTAAACCCTGGTATCACATTCGATTGCCACTGAGCCGAAACTGGGTCCACATAACTATGATCTCCCTTTGCAGAGTGATATATATTAGGATACCCTTTATCTAATAACTTTTTAAGCACTGCATAGCCTATGTTGTTGTTTTCTATAACCAACATTGGGTTGCCATATTCGCCAGCAACATTAAATAAAACATCTGCGAAGTCGTCCGGGGTGGGCTTTCCAACATATTCGGCAACCACCTCCAGGCTCGCTAGCTCAAAAACATGAAAGGCGCTGTTGTCCTTTCCGTCTCCTCGGGCAACATCAGCAACAATCAAATAGGGCTTTCCTTCTTCATGTCTTTTCCATATCCAATAATTTCTATCGAAACCGGTCCTATACTCCGGTGCTACGATCCTATCCAAATACCACTGAATGTCGTCGGGATGCACGACCGTTTCACCCGACACATTGAAGTTGCACTCAAGCTCCTGTGCAATTTGTCGCTTTGACATGTTCTTGGTTTCTTTTTCAAACCAAGCCTTGTCGCGGTCAGGATGAGCATCCCACATCAACGTGGTCATATGAAACGCATTTGTGCCAGCCTCAGCCTCTACACAATTTTGATGGAACCAGTTGCCTACGCCGTTGGGAGTAGAGAGAGCGATGCAGCGACCACCAGTAGAAAGTGTGGGATAAAGCGCAGTCCACAGATCAGCAAGCTTTTCAACGTGTGCGGCCTCGTCGACCACTAAAAGTGAAAGTGCCTCAGAACGACCAGCATCGCCAGAAGTCGATGAGCCCTTAATTTGAGATCCGTTTGAGAGTTCAAATGAGGTCCTATTGTCAACAACAATCTCAGATATCCGCATCCATTCAGGCAGATGCTTAATAATAGCTTTAACTTTTTTTACAAGATTGGTTGCGGTTTGAAGTTTCGTCGCAACAACTAAAATGTTTTTGTCGCGGTGGAACAGCATGAGCCACGCAATATAAGCTGCCGTAATCGTAGAGATACCCAACTGACGAGCCTTCAAAATAATATTGAAACGATAGTCGCTGAAATCTTTTAATAGTTCTTTTTGATAGTCGTATGCACTAAACGGTATTAGTCCACGTTGTGGGTGCGAAATTCGACAATAACTTGTCGTGAAATAAACTGGGTCCTTGCCCGCTTTGACGATCTCTTTTAATATCTCTTCTTTAGTGAGGGCATTCCCCATGACATTTTTTACTTGCCTTTACGGGTATCGTTCGAAGGCCTCTTGTTCTTGGGTCCAAGCTCTAGCCATGCACGAACAGCCTTATTAAGCTTAACCTCGGCAGAACCGGCCTCGACCTCTCCCACGTCTTTAAGGCCACCAATGCGATAATCGCAATGAGCCTGGCAATCCGTCCGGTAGTTAGAGATTCTTTGAACCAAAATATGATGGTCGCCTTCTTTCGTCAACGTGAGGGTATCACCCGTGATGTTCTTATATTCGGCTTTCAAAAATTTAACGATATCAGCCAAGCGTTTTCCGATGTCATCCTCAAAGCCTGGGTCCTTGACATCTTTAATTCTAACCTCGGCCTGATACTTCACACGCAGAATGGGCCCGTGAAAATGAACCTTAAACCCATCCATAACCCGTCGGTCATTAATATAATGGCCGTCTTCACGTGCCAGTCCTACTTTCCGAGCTAATCCGTCGGCCTGCAGGGTCTCTTCGTGAGCGCCATCATACGCGTTTGCCGCCGCCTGGCTTATTCCTTTGATGATTTCATATACAGTTGCCATATTATTGTTCCCTTGTTGGTCTCCACCCAGTCGCCCATCTTTCTTCGCGGTCCTCGATATATTGTATATAGCATTTGAAGCAGGCTTCAAACTTATTCATATACAAATCGTCTTCCGATCGAAAAGAATATTTTTCACAAACAGGACACGTCCTCTTGTGATCTCTATTAAGTAGTTTTTTGTTTATTAAAAATCCGTCTTGTTCTACTTTGTCTTGGGTTTCGGCTAGTTTTGCAAATTTCTTCTGCTCTGCCTGAGATTGCTGGATATACTGTTTTTCTTTTGTCTCGTCCCAAAACCGCTTCGGATTATCGATCGCCTCTCGTCCATACTTCTGAGTGATGGCGCGTTCTAGTTGAGCTATGTAATCTTGCTTTTCTTTATTCATTTAACTATTTCAGTCGACAGCGCAAATATCCCCAAAGAGGTGAGGGTTCCAATTCCAAAACCCAAAGCCACCAGGAAGGGGTCTTTACCAGGCTTTTGTTGTACGATGAGATCCATCAGTCGATCATTCTCTGCAGCTTTAAGGATCATCATGGATTCATACTTGTCCTTCCACGAACCAATCTCAATATCTTTATAGTCTAGCTGCAATTGGAACCTCTCTCCTTGGAGGTGAAGTTCATAACTGATTCGAAGGTCACACTCGGCGTCTTCAAACTTCTTTTCAGTTGCAATCTTGGCGGCCGCATCAAGAGATAAAAGAACACCATCAAACGGCACTACGTCGCCCGCTTTAACGGGTAGGACCACATAGTCTGAGGTTGTTTCTTCCTCGGCCAAAACTATTGCAGGACAGGCTAAGAAGGCTACTAAGTAAAGGGATAATATCTTTTTAAGCATTGTTTAATCCGAAAGCTTCGGCCAATTCTTTCGCTAGCTTCTCTGGATCATTATAGCTTTTGTCGACTAATCTTTTAAGTTCTGCTTCTTTTTTTCTATCAAGGGTCTCGCCTCGTTTTTCAAATTCTTTCTCGATTTCTTCCCGTCTCTTTAGATGTTCTGCCAACCTGGCGTTTTTCTCTGCGGTCTCGGTATTATGGATGTGCGCCAGGGTTTCCATCTCTTGGTCATGAGCATCTTGTTTGGATTCCATTAGATCCAACACGGTAGCAAGAAATGCTCCGTTGCGCGTTAAAGCTCCAATCAATGCTGCGCATATAAAAAGTAGCGCTATGACGATAACCCACCAAAACTTTTTGGCCCAAAGCCAAGATTTTTTAGCTATCAATTTCAGCTTAAGTAAATTCATTATTTAACACCTTTAAGTCGTGCAACCGTATCTACCACGGTCTGACTTCCAATGTAAACGCAAGTAATAATTACCCAATCGCTCGATGCAAGATCTGCGAAGGCCAAGAGGCCTGTAGCTGTAACCCAGGCCATCAGCTTACGCGAGACCATCTTATCCAATCCTTTATCAATAATGTGTCGCATGCTATTCAACTCCTCTCCTCTAATTAGGAGCGGGGAAAAAGGATGTCTAAACAACTTAGCTTGAAATTCAAAAAAATGCTGAAACAAGCTGATTTTACGCATGCTGATTTAGAGTACCACAAAGAGCTGCTCCCCGAAGCCAAAACCACCTTTGGTGAGGCCATCGCACAAATCATTAGCGAAATGGCCGAAGAAGACCAAGAAGCCATTAAAAGAGCAGATATTAAGCGCCAAGAAGAATTCGAAAAAAAGATGGATGCCAAGCGGGATGCAGAAAACATTAACCCCGAAGAATGGGAACCCATGCCAACTAGTAAAAAAGAGATCCCGCCTGAAAAGGAATCGGAGCTTAAAAGCATCTACCGTCGCATAGCTGCCAAAACTCATCCAGACAAAGCGATAGCCAGCGGGACTTCGCAAGAGAAAAAAGCGCAGCTAGAGAAAACTTTCATACAAGCCAAAAAAGCATATGATGAGCATAACTGGTATGCGCTTTATCGTATTGCGGTAGCTCTCGATCTTCCTTTCGGAGAGCCGAGTCAAAATAAAATCGACTGGATCGAGGAAGATATCGAGGCAGCAATGGCTGAGATATCCAGGATCGCTGGTACCGTCGCGTGGGTATGGTATAACGGCGACGACACAGCCAAGCTGCATGCGTTAAAAAGCTATTTTCAACAAAATTATGGACTAGAGCTAGTACACACTAATGATTAACTTTGGCATATCCGCCTGTTTTGTCAATCGTGACCTCTACATCCACGATATCTTTAAGAGAATCTAGATGGGAAATAAGAATAACAGTTTTAAAATACATCTTTATAAGCTGTAGAATCCTAATAAAGCCTTCCATATTCTCCGCATCTAAAGCAGTGCCTGGCTCGTCGAGAATAAAAATGTTTCCCTTGGGGAGGGATGATACAGACAGGAGCGCCAGGCGGATTGCCATAGCGGCCACAGTCTTCTCAGCGCCCGATCCCATCTCGATGGGGCGCGGATCGTGTTTGGGGTGCTTAATCAGAATATCAAGCTTGCGACCATCCTCCTGAAAGAAGACTTCAAACTCAGCAATGTTGGAAAGCACCTTGGCTATCTCACCATTAATCACTGGGAGGCGCTTTTTAATGATGTCATAAGCGATTCCGTTAGAGTGGGTGCATCGCATAAACAAATCGTAGGATGCATACTCTTCACGAATATTGCGTAGATCTTCTTTCTTTTCTTGAAGAGTTTCGATCTTTTGCTCTAGCGAGCCGATTTGTCGGTGGTGATCATTTATTAATTCTTCTAGCGAAATGATCGATTCTTGAGTAGTCTCGATTGTTTTTTGAACTTGATTTCTCGAAGATAAAAGATTTTCAATATTTTTTATTAAATCTTTCTTTTCTTCATACAAATCAATCTTAGTATTTACTTCGTTAAGGGTCGTTCTGTGGGCCTTTATCTTGGCATACAACCTCTCGATCGAAACCTTGTTGTCCCTCTTTTCGATCTCAATGTTGTTCTTGTTAATAATAATGTTATTATAGTTGTCAATCATTTCAATCATTTCGGCAGAATTAACCAAAGCTATTTTAGTCTTATAAGATTTAGCATTTTCAATCTGATCAATGATGTCTACTTCTAAAGAGGGCAGTTCCACGGACGCCAAGTGCGCATCCTTAATGAATTGGCACATAGGAAAACTACTTCCACACGGCACTTCATCCAACAACTCTACTTTCTTACTCATCGCCTTATATTCATTATCAAGCAATCGAGCGTGACTCACGGTTTTATCATACTTCTTTTTAAAGTCATCGTATTCTTTCTTTTTTTCTAAAATATCTTCAATATCAATCGTCGTAAGAAAATCATCATACTCACTTAGTTTACTATCATATTGTGCATTTTCGTCCTTAAGCTCAACAATATTAATATTAGTATCTTCAATTTTCTCTTGAAGAGATGTCTTAGTTTCTAAAAGCGCCTTAATATCCAGTCTCTCAGCTGGGATTGATTCGATTTGTTCCGTTAAATCAGCAAACCGTTGCCGGGCGGTGGCAAGGTCTTCTCTCGCCTGCGTGTGGTTGGCGGTTTCCTCATCTAGTTCCTGTTGGGCTTCTTGCCATTGAACCTCTGCTAGCGCAATATCATTATCGTAACTAACGTCTCCCACTCGTCGCATGACCGCCTTAAGCTCTGAGCTATCTTCGTGGGCCATTTTAAACTTTCTCTCGAAAATATCCAAATCCAAGAACTTTGCTAAAATCTCCTTTCGTCGCGTTGACCCCTCCTTAATAAAGGATAGGTTATCCAGCTGACTCGACATAGAGGTTAACAAGAAATCCTCTACGGTTCCAAATCGTTTGCGTATATGTGCATCAGTTTCGTTGCGTGTTGTTCCATTGAGACTGATTTCGTCGCCTACAGCTGGATCCACACCACTAAAATCTAGAAAGGTTCGAGCCTCATTCGTGACCTCACCCTTCAGCTTCTTTACATATTTTTCTGACTGACGTTCGATAGTATAGGTTTTGTCGCCCACTTGAAGCTCAACAACGCCGCGGCAGTCTTTCTTGTTCTGGTTAATAATGTTGTAATTTTTTCTTTCATTTTTCGAAGTAGTATTAAACATGGTATAGAGCAAACCGTCGATGATACTAGATTTACCAGAATAGTTCTTACCAAAAATACCCACTATACCATTGAGGTTGGCGAAGTCGACGCTGTTGCCCTCACCATAATTGAACAGATTGTCCCACTCAAACCTATTGATGTTCCAGTTAATGTTGCGCGCGACTTCTTCCGTCTCTTCGATCTGTGAGTTATATCTTCGGTTTAGGTCGAAGACTCGTTGCAACATCTCTTCACTTGGTGCATAGTCAGCTAAGTACTCTCGAATGAGATTCTCCTGGACGCCCTTGTCTCGCAGGTTTTCTACCTTAAAGCTCCCGCCAATATTCACTGTTCCTCGCTCCCCAGCGGCGCGATTTAGAAACGTAATACTCTCCGGCTTAAATCGATGTTTGGCCACATCAACTGCCTTGCGCATAACATCAAGCGGAAGGTTATTGTTACTCACGAGACGCAAGCGCGAGGTCGGAGGAATCTTCGTACCCTTGGGCATTCGTCCTTTTGGCGTGAGTTCGATTGTTACGAATGGTTTTGGATTAAGCAAAACATGGTGACTCACGCGAAATTCGTTTTTGTCTTCAATTTCCCAAATGAGAAATCCCTTGTCATTTGTCTCGCCGTGATTCTGCTGAACAGTTGAACCACAATACCTCACGCGGCCTTCAGTGTCGAGAATCTGATTTGTCTTGTGGATATCGCCAAGCATTGCATAGTCGTGACCGGCGAAGACGCCGACGTCATGATCGCCGTGATCCATTACCCACCCCGTGTCGGTTTTAACTCCAGACACAGAACCATGATAAAGTGCGATGTTAATGCGCGAGTTGTCGCTTGGAGCAACCCAATGATTTTCATCAAAAACCGACAACACATTGAGGGCGAGATTCGACTCCAGAACAGTTTCTCCGGAGTTCTTAAGCAAATGTAGGTTCGGTAGATCCAAAGCCTTCACAATGGGCGACAGCGCGTCCTGGCGGCTGCTGTTCTTTAGGTTGCCGTCGTGGTTCCCCAGAATGATGTAGGTTGGTGCGATTTTCGCTAGATTTGAAAAGAAATCGGAGCAAAGCTCAACGAACTCTGGTGAAATCTGTGTCTTGGTGTGGGCGATGTCGCCGCAATGAACGATGTAGTCTACGTTCTCTTTGCGAAGGATATCGTAAAGTTGTTCGAATACCTTCTTGTATTCATAATGAAATTTTAAGTTTTTTATATGCGTGTCCGCAAGGTGTGCTATTTTATACACGTAGTTATCCCCTAGGCTATGATACTAGTATACAAGATACGCAGAGGGTATGTCAAGGATTATTTTTATAATTCTAGCTCGTCGTCGGGGACACCAGCATGGAAGTCGGCGGAGGCAGCGCGGTCCTGGGCAGCATACAGCTCCTTTTTCAGCAGGTCCTCCAGATAGGCTTCGACCTCTTTATCTCCGGCCAAACCAAACAATTCGGCAGCGTCGCGGCCAGATTTTGCTCCTTTGGATGCGGCAACAATCGTCAACTTATTAATAAACTTCTCTTCGGGTGTGCCGCCTTCATGGCGGGGTTCCGTCTGAAGATCTCCTAGTCCGATTTCTTCTCTAATAATTTCTTTTAGTCTTTGTTTGGTGATTTTCATTGTTAATCTTCCTCCGGAGGATCATCGCGATCCGGTCATTTCTCTCCCTCTTCCAGATCGTGCCAGCGACCTGTTTTAAGCCCTCGGCGAAGCCTGCCCACCGTTTTATCCGTGGGGGCGCTCACCTTTACGGCTTCTACGGGCTCAACCTCAGCAAGACCAGCGCCATCGCGGTTGAGTGCGCTCTGGCGACTCATTGCTTTCTCGATACTACTGTATTCATAAGCGCCGTCGCGACCCCCAAACTTCGGTCGGCCACTTGAGTCGAGACCATGGAAGTGGGATTCTTTGGCTCCCTTTCCGGACATCCTTAAAACAAAAGGTGCATCCGCGTCATCAAGTTTGAGAGCGTCCCACTCATACTTCGTAAGCTCTTCTTTAATGATTTCTTCTAATCGGCGGCGAGTAATTTGCACTATTTAATGCTCTCCAACAAAATCTTCGTTTCCTCTAGTGACCTAATCGCCTCTCGAACTTGAGGGTGCTGTTCCAAATTACGAAATGCAGCTTTCTGTATCCTGGAACGAAGGCCGTCGGCCAAATCAGCAAGCGCCGTTATATCGTTCAGCAAAGCGCCCGGGCTGAGGTCATCCGCTTTTGACGCGGAAGCCTTAGAAGCCTCACCGGCACGGAGAATCGCAGAAACTTCATCTTTTGTATATTCCTCAGTGATAGCATTAGCGGCATCAGCGAGCGCTTGTATGTGTTGTCTGATTTTTTCTTTCTTTTTTGGATCTTTTTCAGTCTTCCAAAGGTTAAATAATTCTTGAGTGACCTTTTTGGCGTTCTGTAAAGATGCAAGCTTCTCTTGGGCTGCGGCGTGGCGCGCCCGAGTTAGTCCAAAAGTTCCTTCCTCGACTGCTCCAACTTCTTCCCTAATAATCTCTTTTAGTCTTTGTTTGGTGATTTTCATTCTAATTCTCCACGCTCTTCCATTGAGTGAGCAATTGCTGTCGCTTGTTTCGGATCTTTACCTTCCTTGTCAACCAAATAGGCGATCTTTCGAGAGATGCGCTCGTCCTTGGCTTTCTTGGCTTCTTCTAATTCCTGGGTTCCCCGATGAAACTCCCGATAAAAGAGTTCTTCGTGGATGATTTGCTTTAAGCGCGATGTTGAGATTTTCATTGGACTCCTAGACGGACATTGCAAGCGTCAACAATAAATAGTTGTCTGGAGTGATAAGGGTCGCATTTTCCAAGCATTTCTGGAATTGCTCTTTGTTCATCGAGCCAACATCTTCATTGTCGCGAATATCAACCTTCCAAACCTCGATATCGAAATCCAACAAAGTCTTAATGATCTCAAGCTCTTTCTTCTTTGCGTCAGGATCCAGAGCCACGTAAACTCCCGCATCTTCTTTCACGATCTTGCGAAGCAAAACAGAGTTCTGATTTAGCGTAGATCCCAAGATGGGCACAGCATTTCTGCCTGCCGTAATCGCATCGAATACGCCCTCTACCAGAATGATATCGGAACTCCAATCCACAAACAAATCATTGAAGACAATGTTCTTGCTCACTGGTGGGTTCTTGTACTTAGGATAGAACTTCTTGTCGTAGGAGCGTGACACAAAATAGGTCAAATCACCCTCGTCGTCAAACGACGGAATGATAATGCGGCCTTCGTATTCGCCACTGGCGCAATACCCCATCTTCCACCACACGATATCTTCTCGGTTGATACCTCGCTTACGAAGATAGTTGCGGGCCGCGAAGCCTGTCGGCGGCACATCCCGGGTGGTCAAGGACACAAACCCTTCAGGCATTTCTAAAATTTGTTTTTCTTCGACTTTTTCTTCGAATATATCTTCAAGCTTGTCATATTCAACAGCGTCTGTAAACTCTCGCCACTGCGCTTTGTCGTGGTTTGTGCCGAACCGACGAATAACTCGGTAAATGTTTTTGCCACGCGTATCGCAGACCCAACACTTGTAATAACCTTTGTCAATGTTGACAGAAAACTTGCGCTTATGATGATCGCAGTAAGGGCACTTAAATAAAAACTCATTGTTGGACCTATAAAAAGGCCCCAGTACATTAGTTAGAATCTTGAGTTTCTTGGTTTTCACGAACCCACCCTGCCCGAGCAATTACATAACTATCCGACCGGTCAGCATAACCAGCCTTTGGATTTCCATGCCTAGTGTATTCTATCTCAAAACCAGGCACATTGTCAAGAACAAATTGCAACGAAACAGCCTTTGCTTTTTGTCCCTTGGGGACCTTTATACCACAAAGCTTACGAGCGGAGGTGGCAGCAAGGTATTTAGGTTCACCATAAAACATATTATAACATAACCATGACACAATGCCATTAATTTTGGACAAAAGAGATAAGGTCTGCGCTGACGAAAACCCGGAGCGGAAGGATTGAAGCGACTGTTCGATATACACCCGCTCTATGGGATATTCCCCCTCTAACGCTTCTAGGCGCTTTCTCACAAGCTGCACTTTTTTGAAGAAGTTTTTTTCCTTGCGCAAGTCAATGTGGTCGCACACCAAAATATTGCCACCATAATCTAATACGGTATAGCCAGTAATGCTGGTCGATATATCTAAACCCAAAATCATACAGTTTATAATATCAGATGTCTAGCTTGATCTTAAATGTAAAGTCGCGATTGGCAGTCTTTCGAACAGGAGTGGCCATTTTGGCAATACCGATGAGATTCTTTTTCGAATCATAAATGCCAACCTTAGAAATATAGGTTGTCTTGTCAAAGGATGCGGTGGGATCTCCGTATGCTGAGCTGACAATGTTTTTAATAGCAATTTCGTCATTCTCGATATAAGCACGAGAACCGGAGGCTATAGAGTTGCCTGCGGAATAGGTCACAAAAGTGGGATTGTTAGACTGGTTGATTTGTCCTTTGGGACACGTGGCAAACATCGTAAGGGTTTGTGTATAAGTGGTACCGCTGAACTCCATAATAAAGGACGAACTAGGTGCGATGACGCTTCCAGAAATTGATTGGCCAAAAAATACCCACGCGGGGTTGTCGCCAGCTGGGGTGTCGACGGAGCTTGTATAGGCATCAGTTACGGTCGTAGAAAGGGCGTCGGATGCAGTTAACACTATGAACCCTTCATTATACAGAGCGAACCCTATGACGCTACCCGAGCCCACTCCATAGGTGGAGTACAGAGCACCATCGCGATTTTTATCGGTAGCCTGCCCAACGAGAGTTCCGGTGATATAATATTTTAAATCAATAGTCCCTTTCTTAATCTCTGAGCCATAAAAAATACCGGGAATGTTGATCAATCCGACGGGTACTGAGCCCAGGTCTCTCGTTACAGGGCCGCTAGATGCGCTGAAAACCACATTGGGGTTTAAGTAACGATAATGATTTATGGTGTTCTTTAAAGCATATAAATGAGAAACATATGCTGAAGATGTACGAGTGGTAGTTGCACTATAATACTCCTTGGCAATACTGGATGTGTATGGATACGAACTGATCATCACGTCTCCATAATTGGAGGTGTTGAAGGATGCAGCGGCTTGGGTGCGATATCCAATACGCGAGCCAGTTTTCACAACAAATGAATAAATGAGGCCTGAATCGGGGGTCTCTTGTGCAGGGTCCGGGCTAGAAGGGCCTATCAGGCGCCCAGTAGAGGAGGAAACTCTATCAACATTTAACTCATAAAGAGAAACAAACCCAGCATCGGTAAGCCTAATGGGGTCTGCAAACGCACCTGAAAGATTGGGGGTATTATTATAAAAAGCGGAGCCGCTATAAACTAAAAATTTAACGCTTGGATGTGTCTTTAATGTGTTTGAATAAACATCATTTTTGTTAAACTTATAATAAGGCATGCCATAACCGCGTCTGCACTCTAATAATCTAATCGCACTCTGACGGTAAACTCAGTAGTGGGATCCTTCTTCAGAGGCTCCGACAGCTTGGCGACCGCCAAAAGTTCGTTATCTGGCGAATATAATCCGACTGTTGTCACATATGAAACTGGGAGATCTTGTGAGTTATTTTTCACAACCATCTTACTAGCACTAACATAGGTGGTATTAGAGGAATAATTAAAGTCTGTATTATTTGCGCGGCAGAAATAGACCGTTGAATTAAGTTCGGTTGTATTGTTGAATGATATATTAGATATCCGTCGACGGAGATTATCCGCATTCGTGTCAATAGTGGTGCCGCTCAAGGCCGTATTAAAAAACGAAGCACCATTAGTCGGAGTTACTTGAGTATTAGGCTCGCCGCCGCGTGAAGGTGAAGCAGCCGGATTACTAGTTGCGAGGAGGCCCGTAGTGGGGCTGCTACCAGTAAAGCTTCTAAAAAGAGAACACGTGAGGACCATGACCGCAGCCTGATAATATAGCAAGCCTACCTTGGCATATCCATTCTCATCAACGGCTCCCGCAGCAAGATTGGATCCAGTTGCATAAAGAATACCATATTCGCCGGCCGGAGAATTGATTTTATATCCATTCGAGCCGCTCTTGTCTGTTATCGTAACCGATTGCGATAATGGAGTTGTTGAGCCCACACCTTTTGACGTGAAGATCGAAAACTGAAAGCTTCCCTTCTTGATCTCATCTTTGGCCAGCAGTCTCGTAAAGTTAAAGAAAAAGGCTTCCTTGTTCTTGTTGCCGCCGGTCAAATCGCCGTCTTCGTCGAACTCACGAATGGCGCCAGTTTCATCATATCCCACCAAAACCTGTGCCATTTCATTATAGATGTTAATTTTCTTGGCATTTTGGACACGATCAGATGAACCAGACAGTCCCGAGTTCGCCGAATAACCGCAGGTTATATCTAAAAGATGATTAGCTGAGGAGCTTAAGTATGGGTAATCATAAACTGATTGGAACATCCCGTGTCCATAGTTTTTAATATTAGCATCCGCGTATGTTCCTGAAATAATGGTTCCCGTGATTGGAATCGCCTCGTGTAATAGGTTTCTTGTTACAACCGAATCTTTGCCGGGTTCAAAAGTTTTAAATGAAGTAGCCATCTGTGTATCCTTATCTTAAGTAGTTTTCTTAACAAAACGCAACGGAATATCTAAGGTATAGCCCGTTGACACTCCTGAGATTCTCAGAACCGTGTCGATAAACTGATAGTCTGCCGCGGCCAGTGTTTTAGTCCCGCTTACAATATCAACAGTTCCTCCGGATCCGAGCTGGCCAAATAGATAGGTACTTGTCTTAAGATCCAAACTAGAAGCCACCTTGAGAGACAGACGAGTGCCACGGGGCCCGGCGATTGCAGAAGAATCTCCGGGAGAGAGCCGCGTTACAGTTCCTGAATCATCAGTATCAGTAAAAATATAAGTAGCAATATCGTCGTCGTCGATAGACGTGGGAGTGAACCCCTCGTCGCCCTCACCTACATCAGGTGCTGTCAAAAACCCGAGACGATTATCAATCTGCACAAAATACTGCGTTTCTAAGAGCACCGGATTTATAAAGTCTTCCGCCGAAAGCTCCGTAGTATTCAGTCCCTGATCACTAGTCACCCTCTTGCTGCCTTGATCGGGGCGGAAACCGTTCATAATTCCATCGTCCAAGCTGTTGTTATCTGTAGTCAAGGCATTAACCGTGGTTTGGTCGACCAAAACTATATAACTAGATAACGCTGGGGATTGAGTTGAAGCAAACTTAGAATCGCCAGAATTCCTATGCTGTATTACAGGTAAATATAATAAATCATTTTCTGTATAAGACAAAAGTCGAGATTTCATGCTCGACATATTGTTGGTAAAAGCCTCAAAGACCGGAGTCTGGAGGATCGCGACGTCATAATAAGCTGACCCACTAGGATTGTTCTTTTCGTACAATCCATAATCTATCTCGTCGTCGCCAAAGGCAAACTTAGCCACCCTAAATTTACCATTGCCCTCAGACAGTCTTTTTCTACCCAAATCGGTTAAAACGGCATCTAATATAATATCGCCGGAGTTATCTAAAAATCCCATGTTTATGTCCTCTTCATATAAATAGTGCTAAATATCATTATTCGCTAGGTTTTACTAACCCACTGTTCTTGAAAGTGATATTAAGATCTATTTTTCTTCCTGTTTTTTTGCTTGTCACGCGCAATCTAAACTTTTTGCCCCATACTCTATCAATATCGGGGGCGCCCAACAAGGTATTGGTGGGCGGCGCCACATTCAACGCCGGAGCGCCCGGATTTGCTATCTCTGGGTCATAAATTACCTGACGCATTGCCGGCTCTACATATAAAAAGCGGCGCCCAGATTTATGAAAAGTTTGAGGTGTGCTCGGAAAATCGAAGATTTCTTGTGTGAAGAAAATCTTACCATTATTGTTGATCATTTCTATCTCATATATGTGCGTCGGATTAGATTTGTTTCCATGCATGTCGATAGAGCGCGCGCAATAGTAGTACTTTTGATTAGGCTTTATCTTGTCAATGTGCTCACCCGGAATACCATAAGTGGGATTTATGGTAGTCATTCGCCCCCCTAAAAAGTCCGTATATTTTTCTGGCGCCACGTCAAGTCTGAAAATCTCATACCAATCTACTGGGTCATCGCTCTTAAACGTCAGTTTCTCGGCGTCCGGTGATGTCATGATCTCCCCGTATGTAAGCGGCATGCCAGTTTGAGCCAGGTATTCTTCTTCAATGTAGGTCCTATCTTCGTCCAAAATTGCCACTGGCTTGGAGCTAAGTTCGCCCGTGCTTGAGTTAAGCAGTATCCTAATCTGGTTGTCCACCCCCCGGGCGGCGTAAAACGATACTTCAGGCGGTACCGGGGGCTTATCCATAATTGTTGTTGCCATTCCGCCCACCACGTAGGGCACGATCATGGCCTTAACGCTGGCATAATTGGATATCGAAACCGTTGCCGTATTCTTGCCCCACGTACCGGTCCGCTTTACGTTATCATATTCATATTCGTTTCCAAATACTAACATAACTCTATCAATATCATAAACGTATTTTTGATTATATTTAACCTGTGAATCAAATAAAGTAGTAGGCATAAGTTGGGGAAACTGTTCAGAAATATAATAAGTCTGGATTGCTTCTTGAAGCAACCCGTTCACCACAGGGCGTTTGCGCACAATATACATCAACGTCTCTGTATGACAACGCACACCTTCCAATATTTGATTGAACGTCTTTATAACCTGCGCGATATCTGCACCGCCGCCTGGATCTTCCAATAGGTCCTTTTTAGCATTTAATACGTGTGAAGGGTTCACGATCATATCTTCTTCCGAACGCCTATAGTCTCGAAGGAGTCTAAATGGAGTCTCGGTAGCCGGAGGTGCCTGAGTGCTGGTAAAATCATTGAGCGACGCTGCCAAGTTGGCGGCAGAACTTGGCGAATTAGAGTCCAACATGTCTTCGATTACCTGTTCTAAATCATAAATAACAGGATATTCCTGCAAGCCGGTCTGCAACGTATTCTTTCCTCTATTGTCATTGAACTTTTTCTTCCAGAACGTACGCTCGCAGGGAAGATTGTCTGCCACGCCTTCAGAAATCTTCATAATAGTATAATACTGAAGTATATCAATAAAGTCTTTGGTATCCGCGGACCGGGCTAGCTTCCTTAACAGGTTAACATCCTTATTTAAGCCTGTTCGCGAGTCGGCATCGTATCCCATAACAAGTTTGGTATAAAACGGCATTGTCAGTGTTTGGATTTCCTGTTCTTGAAGAACTCCTAGATCTGAATACAGCACAGCAAAATTTCTATTTGTCTCATTTAGTGCTGTGTCTATAGCATTATATTCGGGTGTATTAAGAGTCATTTGAGATAGCTGCTGAGAATAAAGTTGATAATATTCTCCAACATTTGTTTCTGTCGCCGTCTGTGCATTCGACACCACAAACCAATCTATTGTTTGATCTAATGTTAGGGCCGGGAGATGATAGGCCGCCAACAAGGTGCTGCTGGTATTGATTAATTCTGACTGAAGGTAATAAACATTGGGCAGGTGATACTCTTTGATCTTTGGGGGCGCGATCGTTGTTTCGTAAACCGGTACCGAAGCATCATAATAATTATAAACAGGCTCAATATACAAATTCATGCCCGATTCTGCGCGCATCTTTGCATCAGCAGAGGGAAGCCAAAACTGTGCGGTGTGGTCGCTGAGCGGTATGTCCATAAGATGGGTCAATACTCCATCAAAAGTGGTATCAATCCCAGAAAAAGAATACTCTCCCGAAATAAAATCATAAAACCGATTTGTCCAGCCACTGCCAACAAGAAAACCATTAGCGGCCGAGGACTTCTCTTTATACCTATTCCAATTATCCCACTCGCGGCCCAGGACTAAGGTTTCTTTGGTTCCTGTGTCTATATATGTATAATTTAAAACAGGCTTGCTGATTTGAGTTCTCATGCGCCCGCCCTTGCGGGTATTGTAACGGCGGCCGTTCCATGCTTTTGATTTCATCGCCGTGGGAGATCCATAGTTATACAGTTTATCTCCTTTAGAACTATAATATGTGGTATAGTACTTTCCTAGTACGCCGCGTAGAGCATCAATGGTGCCCCAATCATTCCTTACCATTGGATGAGGGGACCCCGGGGGGAGGTCTAGTCTTCGATTTGGCCCTATTTGATCTGCGTCGACGATGAGAAGAAAGTCTTTATTTTCTGTTGGTTGTAATATGGCCATTAGAATTTCCTACTCTTTTTGTTCTTCTTGTTGGAAGAGCCGTAACTCTGCTTATTGCTCTGCTTGTTGCTGGAGCCGCCGCTCTTTTGATCCTTCAAACTCTGATTCTGCCAGGAGCCCTGCTTATTGCTCTGCTTGTTGCTGGAGCCGCCGCTCTTTTGATCCTTCAAGCTCTGATTCTGCCAGGAGTTGTCTTGCTTTTCTTGATATTTTTGCTGTCTTTGTTGCTGACCTAACTGATTTTGTTTATTTTTGTCATTTTGCTTTTGTTTGTTGTCCCGGTCGCGCTGTTGCTGGCGAGCGAGGTCTTCGGCCTCCTGGGCTGCGGCCTCTTCTTTGACCCTGGCTTCTTCTTTTTGTTGAGCGGCTATACGATCTCGTTCTCGTTTCGCAGCAAGGCGCCTTTGTCTGGCTTCCTCTTGCCTGGCGCGCTCTTTGCGCTCTGCCTCGGCTTTTCGTTCTGCTTCTTGCCGGGCCTTCTCTTTTCGCTCGCGGAGGATCCTCAGGGCCTCTGCTTTAGCTGCCGCGGCTGCAGCGGCCTTGCGGGCGCGTTCTTCTCGTATAAGACAATCCTTATATTCTTTCTGAAGCCACTCAAGATCCGCTATCAGATTGGCACGCTCTATTTGCAAATCCTCAAGTTCGTCGAGAGATGCCTTATACATTGAATAGGGTATTGGACCAGAAACCTTAGCATTCGGTCGCTGCTTCAGAGGCACTTCAGACCAATAGCGTGGTGGGGGCTCCAGGGCATCGATCCTCCTGCTCAAAGTTCTAATTTGATCGTTTACGCTGTTCATGTGCTTTTCTTGATCTTTGCAAGCTTCTTTTATCTTTCTCTGTTTGTCGGCCTTTGAAAATCGGGTTTTTCCCTTAGAAGGCGGAGGGAGTACTTCTTCTGGCATCGGATACAGGGGGGCTTTCACTGCATACAAAGAAAGCGGACCTTGCTGCTCTAAAAGATTAGAGCCCGGGACCATTCCTCTCACGTCATACTCGCTCTCTTTAAGTTTCCTATTATAATCTCCCCCGCCGCTATAACCTTCGCGGATAGGACCCAAAGCAAATAAAGTGGCCAAAGGACGCAATCCCAAATCGCCGCGGACATTGACCGTGTTGGTTATTTGAACCAGTCGACATACTAAAGTGTCTTCGTTAGCTTCCGCAGCTTTGTGGGCCTCTTCGGTCATCGGAACCCAATTGGGAGCAGAAATGCCATAGAGATGATCGAAGCCCTCTAGATATTCTACTCTTACTAAAGATCCAAAGTTAATAACATTAGATAATGAATTAATCTGTGTGGTGATTTCTTCATTATCTTGAAGTTTGGCGCCGGCCAAAGAGCCTGCGATAGAACCCAAATTTTGAGGTCTCACTTCCTTAAACCCCGCCGCTTGCTTGTTGACAATGGTATTAACAAGGGGCGAGTTGGCAAGTGTCGCACTAGTAAAAATTCCTTTAATATTAGACTGAATGGATCCTGTTTGTGCTGTTTTCGAAGTATTGGCTTCAGTAAATTTGGAGTCATTTGATAGCATATGTCGAGAGTCAGCTTCTTTGCTCTTTGTCAATCCTTTTGCGGCCACCAATTTACCTAAACTAATAGGGTATGGTGTCGCCACAACTCCTATAGAATTTAAAATTGTCATTTTGTTCTTCTCGGAACTTAGAGACTTCTGAGGGTTCATAACTGATGTATTGGTATTGGTCTTGTTTCTCTGCAGTGAAGAAAGACTATCTGTACTAGCTTCAATACAGGTAGTCGGCACGCGTGCGAAGTTGTTAGATAGACTAACAGCCGCCGGGCTTAGGAACCCAAAAGCATTAATGCCCACGGCGTTGGGGTTGCTGACGGAGTACTTCTGTTTCTCTTCTTCAACACGGTCGACCATAACCCCGTAAGCCAAAGTAGGCATAACACCGAATGTATTTGTGAGCTTGCTATCCAAATAATCAAGGCCAACATTCCTGTTCCCTTGAATTTGAAACTTTGTTTTAAACTCCTTTTCCATCATAAGATATGGGGACCTTTTAACAGCTCGGACGCGGGACTTCTTCGCTCCTGAACGGTTTGTCTTGGGGCCGGTTTTGGACACCAATAAATCTGCTATTTGGCCGACAACGTTTCGAATATGTTGAACTAGCAACCCATATCCATCGCCGCCGACAAGTGATTGATTAAACTTTGATGTCAGCGCAAGCAAATTTCGCTTCCAGTAGGGAACAGTAAATCCTAAAATCTCTTCTTTTCCAAATATAAACATTAAAGCCGCCATATATTGACTTACAAGCTTATTCCACGGGCCCTTATGTTCCTTTTCGCGAGGCAGACCCTCGCATTGCTTGAGCGTAGTGTTCAGTTTTTCCAAAATGCCTTGCAGCGCATTCCGCGTTTCATCAATAACCAGCACCTCTATTCTGTATTGCATGTGCCCTTCAGTATGGTTGATAGCGCTCCTATCCATGAAAGCAATATTTAAAACCTCTCCATCATTAGAGGTGCTAATAATATCTAAATTATCTCCCAAAGACGCTACTTTTTTATACTGGTCGGTCTTTCCGGTCCCGCAAGGAGATTCTCCTTGATTTCCGGGCGTGAGAGAGTTCCCCTTCATAGTTTGGCCGGCCAGTTTAGAATAGACTACAATATCTTTTATTCGACAAGTGGAACTCAAAGACTCTCCAACTCTAAGAAACCGCCCGAACTCGGTATTGTCGCGAGCATATTCAAACAAATCGAAAGAAAAGAAACCATGAATGAGGCCATCGCCATTTCTGGATAAAGTGGGCTCCGATACATACGCAGAAACAGCGTCTCTCAGGCTAACCGGAGGAAGAAAATCAAGCCTCAAACGATTGCTTGCATCAAGAATCCGCAGATCTATATTTTTGAAATTTGTAACATTCTGTGCCGTAACCATGGGATGCTTGGCTATTGTATGAACTGGGCCGGCCATAATTTTGTTATTCCCCAGGTACATATGGACTGCAGTAGGCCACAGAGAACCCCGAACCCCGAAGCCTTCCATTGTTTCTGCTAAACGAAACAGCTGGGTTCTCGGCGGAACAAGACCATTTTGTAAGATAGTATCCTGAAGCATGCTCATTTTTTTAACATCGATAGACCCTTTGTACTCCGCATAAGAAACAACCAACACATACACATTGGGGTTGTAGTTAATGACAAACTCCGCATCATAGGTCCAGTTCCATGTTGTTTGACCCGGGCGCGTGCCCAGGGGTGCTTTTTCTTTCCATTCTTTTTGCGGCAAACTCTTAGAGATAGTTGTTTTGAAGGATGCACTGGATCTATAGATCTTGCCCGGGGACCATGGGCGGCGGCTTGGGGCGCCCTTTATAAATCTCACCAAATAGTCCTTATCATAACACAGCCTATTTAACATTTCAATATCAGGACTAACCATTACAAAGTTCTTAAAATTTCCTACTCGCTGATTTCCTAGCGCCTTCTCGTTGGATATTTCCATGCGGATGTGCATGCGCCTAGGCACGCCGGCTGAGTAGCCAATGTCGCTAGAGATCGCCTGAATAGTGACAACCGGCGCAAACAAGCACGTTGAGTAGGGACCAAGTGAAACAGCCATTGTTAGCAGGGCTCCTCATTTTCATCGCCGGGCGCGCCTGTGCCCGCGGAATAAAGATCTCGATTAAGCTTCAATCTAGAGGCCGAAGTGGACAGGGCCTTCTCGCTTATATTTAGTTCCTCGATGACTTCTGGCGGAATTTCCTTATCTACTAAAACATTCATATAATACTCTACATTATCAGTAGTAGAAGCAGCAAAAGTCTGCACATCTTCAGGAGTATAAGCTTTCTGGATATACCCGGTCGAAGAAGAGTGAAAAACTTGAATATCGAAGTTCTCTTTAAGGAAATCAGTATTATTCTCATTTATTTCCATCATTAAATACTTCTCATTGAGGGCCAAAAAGATATCCGTATTGCCTATTCTCTCGCTAATGGAGATCGGTGAAAGTTGGGGATCCCCAGCTTTAAAATAAACCTCATAATCTACGGTGATATTCAACTGCGGGATGTTATTAATATACCCATCTTCATCCAAGTATGATACTGAAGATGAGATCTCAGGCTGAGACAGTAGTTGAAGCTGCCATGCGGCACTATATTGCGACAATAATGAAGCATTCCCTAAGGGATATGCATCTATTTTGCCAGTTTCTGCGAATACAGGCTGTTTAAACGCCTCCACGTTTTCAGCGGGATCTGAATTAGTATTGCCGATTGCAGTCTGAAGATTGTTCAGGAACTTCGTTACACGCGTTTCGGCGCCAGTACGAGTAGGAATTATCTTAAGTTTGGGAGTCTCCTCTTGAATGCGCCCTTCTGACTGGTTTTGGTTTTCCACGTATCCAGACGCGGCCACATCATACAGGATGTCGTCGTCAAAAAACGCATAATAGGCAGGGTCTAGTTTTCCTATTGCTAATGAATACTTGCCATATTCGGTAAGCACAAAATCTAGCACCTCTTCTTTTTTATTAAAAAATCCCATTACTTCCTACTCTTCTTGTTACTTGAATAACTACCACCAGATTTATTTCGTGACTTATTTTGTGTATAAGTGCCAGAACGCCGCTTACTTTGTTGGCTTTTCTTGTTACTCTTTTGTAACTGGCCGCGGCTCTGCTTCTTGTTGCTCTTCTTTGACTGTGATTTATCTTGTTTTTGATTCTTTCTAGATTTCCACGACTCGGTTGTTCGATCGACCTTATCTTGCTTCTGTTTCTGCTCTCTGTTCTGCGTTTTGGCGCCGGTCTTACTGCCAGACTTCGAAGATCTCTTATTTTGATATCTGCTGCCGCTCTTGCCACCTGACTTCGAAGGCCCCTTGTCTTGGTATTTGCCGCCGCTCTTTCCGCCGGTTCGACTCTTCCCGGTACCCTTATCATCAGTCCCACAATCAGCATCTGCCGTGCCCGGGGGTTGGTTGGGAGCTACACGACCAACAGGATCTGGCCTACGAATCGTAAGTTGTTCGCCCTCGCTAAGATCGAGGCCAATCTTCATATCTGCCGACACATACTGCACCTCTTCTTCAATCTTGGCAAGCTCAACTAAGGAGAAGTAATCATACGGCCAATTGTAACTATAAGGCGTCGTAATTCGAGGTGTCAGAGCACTCACATTATCCGTGACCAAAGAGCGCCGATAGACTTCGAAATCTTTCTTGGCCTTCCGCTTGACCTTAAATACCAGCCACTGAATGTCATCCCCCTTATCCAAAATAAGGTCAACAAGTTCTTTTTCTTCCACTTCAGTCTCGGCGTGCTCAAATCTGTCGTCCAAATCGGGGGGGAGATTCTGCCAGATATCGGTGATATCTTTCTCGGTAAGTTTTGTGGAGAATTCAAATACATACATCAGAATTGCATCTACTGTATCAAAGTCGACGAAGTTAAATCTTGGTGGGAATACATATTTGTCCATTGCGGCGACCAAGTTTTTATAAGTCTGTGAACGAGGGTCTGGCTGAGTAAATGATTCTAGAAGCTTTCCGTCTTTCGAGACTGTGCGCACCTCTTGTTCGGGGAACTTAATAAATTCTCGTCGATTCTTGATAGACTTGAATGGAATGGCAACAATCGCTTCTTCAAGCTTGTACTCTTTCTTGGGTTTTCCAACGCGCTGGGGGGTTCCCACCTTGAATCCAACAACATCAGCCAGGGACTCCCCGCTGCCATCTTCAAGCGTCACCCAGACGCCATCGCCGCCCGTACAGCGATTGCCATATTGGTGCCACATTCCGCGGGTTATCATCTGAGTAGCGCTTGCGGTGGCGTCGGTCTGAACATAACTTTCCGCAGGCACCGATCCAGTAGAAACCCCAGCAAAGTTCAGAATAGGAGTCTCAAACTTAGACTGGATTAACCATCTGTCTTTCTGGGTGACGGTCTGATCCGGGACCTGTTGTAATCGTTCCAAAAGATTGAAAGAGTTATCTATTTGCATGCGGATGTCAGCGTTTGGATCGCCAGCGCCGATGCTAGCATTCGCTGCATTAAGGTTGGGAGTGTATTCTTCTCTAAAAAATTCCGTAGTGGTATTAGAAATAATATCATTCAATGTAGGATAGCCACTTGAAGATGCACTATAAACAAACTTAACCGTCGCCGAACCATCATAGTAGGGAGGAGTAACGTGGGAAAAGCTTAAACTCCAGGGCCCGCCTTGCTTGTGGGGCAGACTGTTAACGGACGCGGCGCGGACTGACGCGCCTACAGGAGGACCAAAAGCACTACGTCGGGAATACATGTCAAATTTAACTTCGGCCGAAGAGCTTCGAGCGCACAAGGGATTTACATCGGAGCGATAGAGACGCATTACCATCGTATAGGTGGTTCCGTCTACAACCTTGCGGAAATTCTCTTCACGTGCAGACTGAAAATTTGTCAGCTCGCTCACAAACATATTGGTTGTTTCACATAAGAAATTATCAATAGCATGCTCATATAATGGACCATGCAGGGCGCAGGCGGGGGCGGAAAAAATATTGCGTTCTGGGGCAGAGCTGGATGCCACGCTTCCGGTAAACAAGAGGCCAAAGGCAAAGGCACCAGTGCTGGAGACGCCCGGCGGGGTGCGCTCTTTTCTTAGCGATGCGGGGCCCCAGCTATAACTACTAGACGGGTGCCTATCAAGCAAGACGTTGAGGCGCCCATTTGGATAATTAGAGAGGGCCGTCACATCTACAGAGGCGTCACGAGCGCCCCACTTGGTAATCCTAGTCTTAAGCCACTCATTTGAAAAATATTGTGTTGGATTGTATAAAGCTTCAAAAGGAAGCTGGGTCATCATGGCGGCCCCCAGTGACATGCCAAACGAGCTCAAGTCCTCAGTTTGAGGGCCCGAGCCCGAGCTTTGCCACAGAACATTGGCATCTTGGCCGTACGCCTCGAACCAGTTGCCGGGGTTTCCGCGATGAGTGCCGTAATAATTTCCATCTTTATCAACCGCTCTCTGGTCGCCAGCGCAAGCGAACTCGGGGACGAGGTCAGGGATGGCGTTACCAATTTGGGTGCCCATGAGTATGAAGTCGCTGGTAGCTAGGCCGGACTTAATTGTATTAAATAAGATGCCCGGGGACATAAGAGGTTCCATAATTGGACGCAAAGGAAGACCTGGGGCAACCCGGGCAGTATGTGTAATATCAGCCGGGTCAGTAAATGTTCCTGTCATATAACATAATTGCGGCCCGTAGGACTGTGAGAAGATGCGAGCCAACTCCACCGTTCGTTCTGCTGGGTAAAACCCCCTATAAGGCACAAACTTCAAAAGAGCGTCGCACTTTAAGGACACCTTGTCTCGCACAATCATGAGATCTCCAGATCGTTTTTCGTTTAAATCATCATCGACAACTTTAAAATATTTCAAGAAATCAGAATTTGTATAGGTCCTATAGAACCCCTCTTCCAAGCTGCTGCTGACGGCCGCACCCGAAAGTTCAAAAATATTATCTACCGGAGAAAGAAAGTCGCCTCCTTGATCTTCAAGAAGATACTTCATATGAGAGCTTATGCGGAATTCGGGCAAAATAGAATAATCTTTACCAACCGCGCGAATTCTGTCAGAGATCAATGTATAGTTTTTGTAAGGATCTTTTCCGGCTTGAGAAGGAGCCATCCATACGGTATCGCCCCCAAACGCTACTTCGCTCGCTGAAACGATTCGATTCGCAGCGCCTTCTGCAGCGCTGCCATCGCCCTGTGTATTTCCGGCAGGCACCCTAAGCGCATACGTTGGCGCGGCATGAGGAGAAGGATGCTCCCGTTCGTTCCAGGATGTGCCATACACACGGGGGAGGCCGTTCTTTTGCGTCCAGGTTCCATAAAGGTTCATAAGGAGTCCCGAACCGTCTGAGGACGTGGCAGATTGGGTGACACTATAGTTGAGGTGCGCGTCTAGAGGCCAAGTGCTCTGAGAGGCAATCATGTTGGCGGGCTGGCCCAGGGTTCCGGTGATTGCTGTCGAGGCGCCTCCATAACGAAGACTGCGGAACTGACGATTAGAGTTCCAGATATTGTCAACATTATAGGCAGTGCGGCCGCGAACAGTCGCCCTAAAGGCATTCTCGGCCGCTGGATAAATTCTCTGACTATAGTCCATCATCAGACTAAGATCGCTGTTTAGAGCGAACTCGACAATCGAATCGTAGACCTTCGGCTGAGTCAGGTCGATCTTTAGACCAAGCCTGTTATCCAGGGCTGTGTGTGAAAAATAATCAAATTGATTTGAAAAGGATGGTGCCTTCATCATAATGTTATTTATGGGGTCGGCGTCTTCGGTATTGTCTTCGAAATAAAAGTAGAAGGGCGAAGCTTCTTGTGCTATCGGCGCTTCAATGAAATCCCTAAACTCATTGGGGCGAGAGGGATGAGTATACCCTGTCACCTTTTCACCGACCCGATTGGGTATAGCGCGAGGATAAACAGTGGTGCCTATAAGGTTGTTCTTGCGCAGGAGTCGGGCAACTTTTGTTTCACCTCCGCGAATTTGTTTCCAGGTTGGCCAGCCGTAAGGGCCATTGCGGTTATTAAGAGTGATGTTTAAAGTGCTGCCGGCTGTCCAAACGCTTTCGCGCGAAAGGTTTACGTTGGTGGCTATCCCGGTAGATCCAGAGAGTGCAAAGGCGGAGCGGTTGTAAATGGTCGTAGTAGGAGTGCCATCGGTAGCGATACTCAAATGATCACCAAGCTGCTTAGTTGCCTCATAGTTAATGTTGTTATAATCGGGGAGAGTTTTCGAGGCAGGCTTGACATATGCTGCTGGCTTGCCGCCGGCGAAAGGATCAAAGCGCCACCATGCAACCATCGCACTGCCAGTGTTCCAATCTATACGACTAGGATCTAGGGGTGCTCCGACGCCATATAACGAACACCAATTCCACGACAAACCATAACAGTCCGTACCAATCGCCACACTTCGAGAAAGAATCAGAATATCAGCGATATTTCCATCCCAGCCGCGGGTTCCATCGCCCGAGTTACCAATTGTACATCTGTCTGTGGAAGTGGGCAGTTCTATTACATCATCGTTAACAAGAGACCCGGACACAAATCCATTAAAGCCTCGATACCTCGCGCCGGTATAAGCGAGGGGGTCGCCGCCGTCCATCCATACATAAAAGTAATTGGGGCGCATCGCGGGGAATCCCGGAGTAGCGGTATTGGAGCCTCCGCCATATGTCATAACAAAATGATGCCATTCCCCTGTGCTACCAGAGCGTCCAAAATAGTTCGTGGGAGTTACAATCTGATGGCGCCCCGTTGCTGTTTGAAGCTCAAAAGTTAAGCCGGAGCCGTTCCAAAAAATACGCCTTGCACCGTCGAAATCAATTACTCGACCGTATCCACCTCCTCCAGCGGCGCGAGGCTTAACCCAGCCGGCAATAGTGAACATATTAGCATTGGCTCCGGCGCCCCCGACGATTGGTTTCCAGATACTAGCGGGGCCAATGTCTACTTTGGAATCTACTCCGTTAAAATCGCCTGAGTAGGCGCCGGCGATGGGTCCTTCTTCTGACGGGCTTTTGTAGCTGCCAGATCCTATTATGTGAGCATTTACTGAAATCGGGTCGATCAACGACGTACCCAATGATCCAACAAAGTTATTTGGTTGTTCCCAATGATAGAACATATGATCGGATCCAGTTATAACTTGGGCTAATGTAGAAGCACTAGCACAGGCGGGTGAATCATATCCATAAATGCGGCCGGCTGAAGAGGATACCACCTGGGCCACCGTGGCCAACGTCGATGGTGTTTTGACAACCAAAGAATCCGCAATCCATTTATACTGCTGCTTGGATTGTGGAATAGCGTGTTGCACAAAAAGATTATCATAAATTTTAAACTCTGATACGGGAGGCCACTGTGTCGGCGCCGTAGTCGCTGTTGTATAAGGAGGCTGTAATGCGCCGCCCCAGCTAGGAATAATCTCTACACTTCCAACACCAGTATAATTTGTTGAGGCAAAAGGAGTTGGGGCGCGGTTCAGGCCGGAAGCTTTTGTGTCGCCGGCCGCAGCATCAAATGTGTAAAGCGCGCCGAGGCCATTAATAAAGGTATCTTTCTTGAAGATAGCATCCCCATCGCCATGATAACCATCATACAGGTCCGATACTTCTCGGGCTGTGAGATCCCGATTCCAAACAGCCACGTTCGCTATTTGCATCGTCGCTGCCCCCAATGCCGCATAGCCCGAAACAAAGTTCGTAGGCGCGGTGCCACCCGAGGCGGTAAAGTTCAAGGGATACCGCACCTGTCGATTCCAGAGAGAGTGAAAACCCCAGTTAGAAACCTCATAGGGCAGGTAGTCCTGGAAGCGTACGCGCTCTGCATCCATTTGTAACTCACCATTCAAATACATATAGCAATTCAGGACCGGGACGGCTTCGTCGAAAACAGAAGACCCAGACTGCGCAACGATTGTTAAGTGATGCCACTGGCCCCGTTTGAGTCTGCGGCTGCGAAGCGCTATTGAACCATTGAAGTAGCCGGAAGCACCGGCAATCTTACAATATAAACGATCTACATTGCCGTTGTTTCCAAGGGTGTCGGGATCTCCCAGCCACACGATCTCTAAACCAGAATAACGTCCGGAGTTATAGGGCCCATCGCCCACTCCGAAAATTCTCCGCAGGCCCGTCGTACCGTCGTCATCGCGATTAATCCACATCGAAATGGTATAAGACTGTGCTTGATCGGCCGAGGACGTACTTAACGTTCCGATTGCATCTTGCCAAGCTGCAGTAGTTCCGAGGTTCACCCGTTGTGTCGTCATCGATCCCGCTGGGCCGGCCAAATAGCTTTTAAAGCCTGCTTCTCCAAGAGCCCATTTCGCATTCCTATTGGTTTTTGTCCACGAAGGTACGGTAACGTAACTGCCGGAAGTCACTGAGCCATAGGCTGCATCAGAACCAAATGGACCACAGTGCAGACTGGCGCGTTGATTGAGGCCACGATTCTTGCCAATCTGATCGACAACACGGATAGAATTTTGTATAGAAGGATCAACAGAAGCACTTCCCTGGATTCCATAATCGATAACCTGGCGGTTACGATACGGGGAAGCATTGTATACGGAAAGTTCTTCGTGGGCCGGGTCTAGGTATCCACGAGATAGCGTTCTATAGTCGCCCGGTGCACTAAAGCGGTTAACGATAATAGATTGGTTTGAATTAGCGCCTTGTCGATCAGGAAGCGCATAATCTAGTTGTATGCCGTCTGATGATTCGAGAGAGCCCCAGCCGGCTGCAGAGCCTGTAAGGGTCGGAGCAAAGGTGGCTGGCTGGCCCAATCGTCCATTATTATTTCCCTTCTGGTCATATATATATTCACCGGAAATCCCCGAATCACGCGCGTCATCGCCCATTCTCCACCACGAAATGCACGAAGGGGCATAAGACAACAAGAAAGCCAGATTAAATGGTTTGCCATTATTATATAAAGTCTCCACCTCAGCCGCGCTAAACTCCTTGTTCCATATGCTAACCTCGTCCATATAGCCGTTGAAGGCCTTGTTTGTACCACCATTGGCACCAAGGGCGCCTATATTTGTTTCTATCGCAACCGGACTGTCGGTATTGGTGCTTCCGTCGTCATTAACGCCGTTAAGATAAATGTGGAGTGCGCCGGCAGCGCCGCCGGCATAAGTCACAACAACGTGATACCATGTATCCGCAGCAATCGTTGTACTACTTTGTCTCCAAGCAGAAGGGGCGTTGGTCCATTGTAAAATATTAGAAGCGTCCGTACGTATATATAGGTATCTATCCGAGGTGCCGAACTTCATCAAATAAGGCAGAGTATCTGTTATCGAGGTAAGATTAATCCACAGTGAAATAGTAAAGGGTTTTGCGTCTGCACCAGCGCCGCCAATGGCCGCATCCCAGGTGGCGGCCGTTCCAATATTGATATAATCTCGATATCCATCGCTGCCGCCATCAAAATACATTGACTTTGTATTAGAATCCCCCTGATGATTGGCCAACGGAGAAAGCGTGCGAAGCGCCGCAGCCATCGGATTCAGCGCGAAACTAAAGGACTGATCGTTAAAGAACGGATCATTAACCGTCCGGGCATTACTATTGATAACCTGATAATTCTTCTGATAGTTGCCGATCGGATTATGAAGAATGGTGCCGCTCAAGCGCGTTCCCACCGAAGCCGTTGTCATCAAGATGTTCTTGATATTAACTGGGCGCTTGGATGTCTCGTCCCGGAACCGATAAGCCATAGGCAGATCCGGCAGGTAACCATACTCAGCACTGCCCGAAGGAGTATCTGCAAAGGGGTAGTTTGCCGGGACAATGCCTAGGGCGCCCGAGTAGCCGCTTGCAGCCATGCTGCCGGCATCTGCACCCAAAGCGAGGCGGAAGCCCTCAGCGCGGTTCTCACGCGTATCTGAGCCCTGATTCAACTCCGTGTGGCGATACTTGCGACCACCAACAAATTTCTCCGTGAAGGGCCCTTGCGCAGGAACATCATGATCATTCACAAAATCATTATGTAGATTGGTTATCATTGTTCCCGACTTCCACTGCTCTACTTGAATATTGTAGCCAGTTCTAACTGAGGAACTGTAAAGACTAAAGGGTGCAAAGATGTTTCCGTTTGCTTTCTTATCCGGGTCTGCGCCCCCATCAGCACCGAAAGTATTAATGCTCGGATCTAAGGAGAAGCCCAATCGTTGTTTGAATGTGGGATGATATACGTCAACAGTTTCAATCAAGTCCTCGACATCTGTATCAAAGGACAGCATGATATTGATCGGAACGTTAGAAGCCGAAACTGTAGGTCCAAAGGGCTGAATTGCTGGGAACAAAGCATTTGGCCGGTTAATAGGAGGCCTGCCTACGCCGCCGAAAGTGACAGCTCCCTCTGCATCGAACCTAAAGGGGGCACCAATGCGCCGGTCATAAGATTGGCGGATTGCATTCAAAAGATCAGCGCGTACGGGATTGAGGCTACTCGAAAGCGGAAGATCGTCTCTCTCGGCAACATAACGCCACCAGTAAACATTCTTATTCTCCTGATAATTAGCGACAGTAGTATAAGTTCCGCCGCCGACCACTGCTGTATCTGCAGCGCTCATTGTTTCTATGGTAGCTCGGCTATTATTTAATATTTGCCAGCTTCCGGAAGCGTTATTCACTCCCTTTTGATCTTTGATTTCTGCGACTGCATCGTTGGCGGCCGAACCAAATCTCCACCAAGAAACTAAGTCCGAATAAGCCGAATGGGTTGTGAGATTCTGGGGGCCCGGATTAAAACCAGTTGCAGGAGCAAAACCAGTAGTCTTGTTATATATCTCTGCTACTTCGGAGGCACTCAGCTTCTTCCCCCACAAACTCATAGTAGCTATCTCGCCGGCCCGGAAAGTCTCATTTGCATTGCCCGCTGAAAATGCAGCATCAAGCATCGATCCTATGCGCGCACTGTTGTTAACTGTAGGCACCGTTCCTATAGGCTGATAGGTGACACTAATAGTTTGAGCCACCCCGTTAACATAAATGACCGGAACGTTTGCTGTGTCAGAGGCATCATATGCAACTGCAATATGGCGCCAAGAATCACCAGAAATTCCAGCGCCGGATGTAATCCATTCACCATTCCTGCCGGTAAAATTGATACTAAAATACACTTCGCCACTGGAACGCAAAGATACTCGTCGGAATCCATTTTCGCCAAACATAAACCATTCACGGTGGCCATCCGAAGGATTATATTTAACCCAGCCGGCAAAAGTAGATGCCGAAGAACTCAAGCTTGTCCACGATGAGTCGAGGGCGATATCATATCCTACAGCAACCGCGGGGGCCGGTGCATCAGGCTGTGTCAGCGCAACATACCTGGTATTATAGTAATCATAAGTGGTGGTGTATATTGGGTGCGCCGGAGCATGCACATGCTTCCAGTTACTTATCTGAGTGGGGTTGGATGATCCAATCTGTCTCTTTGTCGGGGAAGTATTTGAGAACAAGAGGGTACCAGCAGGAAGGTCATCCGGTGATCCTCCCGCAGTGCTGTCAATCACGTTCACACCGTTAAACGACGCTGTGATATCCAGGGCGCCGACTCGCTCCAAAAACGGGAATATTCTTCGATACTTGGGGCGCTCTAAAAGATGGTTCTCAATAATCGTGCGCACATTTGCAGAAAAGTCGGCGGAGGCCGGAACCAATTGTCCCAACATAAAGGACAGCGAGGAATCAAACCACTTATAAAACTCATAAAAGCGATCAAAATCCATAGTATCGTTAGACACTTTTTCGAAAAACTTTCTCCTCATGAATTGCAGCTGCTTATAATGCGGGCGATGCTTTTCGACAGAATCACCGATTAAGTTATGTAAATCCTTAAGATTTGCAAAAGAATTGATCATCTCTTCGGAAATAACCTGATACATGCTCTTTTCAAAAGCAAAATAGAAGTCGGTTGGCCTAGTTTCCGAAGTAAAAAGTTCTTGATCCTGGGTGCCGAGGACCTTAACCATGTCTTGAGAAACAATATTTTCTGGGAGATTAAGTTTCGATGAAACAACAAAGTCCTTGTCTATAGCCTTAACTGAAGATGCCAAGAAGTTATTTCCGAGACCAGTGTACTGTCGATTAAGAAGGGGGCCCAAAACACCAAACGTGGTTGCAGTAGCGGAACCAGATGCCAAATCGTCCACCACAAACTGCTGACTTGCGTTCGAACCTGTGTTAGTTAAGAACTCCCAGTTAAAAGCCAGAGTATCGATCTTCGCGACGTCGCCATTGGAACCGCTTGTATCAAATTGGAATGCATAAAGGTGCGGCTGCAGCGCTCCATGATTCTCGGTATCTAAGATATGGCTATTAAGGGTTTCATCATTCAAATAATCGAGCCAGAAACGGCATGCGTTTACCTTAACATCGCTAGTTTGAAGGACGTTTCCGGTGAAATCTTCACGGTGGGCGCCGATATAGACACGTCGCGAACCAGTTATGAAGCCAGCTGGGGGCGCACTAACCGTTCCCGAAACAGTGAATTCCTGCATAATATCGCCAGCTTCGGCCTGAACACCATGAAGCTCCACGACATAGTTACCGTCGAGACCGCCATAGGCAGCCCCAGCGCTGTTTGAAAGCCCCGCAATTGGATATTTCGCGGGTCGAACTCGGACCGCCAGATTCCATCGTGTGTTGTCGTATACTCCTTCATAAAGTGGAGAGGTAAGATAGGGAACAAAACCGCCGGCGGTGCCAGTGAGGACAAACCTCGCATTATTTGAAGTCCTTTCATCCCTAACTGCATATACTTGGAAGTTAACCCTATCAGGCGACGGCCATGTGGTTGCGGCTGTCTCTGTAGTCCCATGCACACCAAACAAAGAAGAAGACACAACATTCGTGTCATAATATACAATGGACTCCGGATCCAGCTTTTTGGGCATGAGCACTTCTGTTTCAAGCGTATAGGAATACCCTCCTGTTAAAGAAGTAACCGAGGGAAGATATCCAACGGAGTTGGCATTCGAGGAGTCGGCATAGTTATAAACATTCGCATATTGATTTTCGGCAGTATTGAAATTAACAAATCGATCCGTGACGATAACGTTTCTGCGACTATTTCGCATCTCATACTGAACGTTATCGGCATACATGTTGATCTTGACAAGCTCGTCGTCAATGCCAAAACATCGAATAAGGTTTCTAAAAGCTTTTTCAGTACCCTTAGACTTATAGATATAACTTAAGTTGTTATATATGTTCTGATAGATGGTATTTTTAATGTCATGTAAGGACTTGTCGAAAATCTTATTTTCGCTACGATCAGCAAGCTTTTCTAAAACGTCCGCATCAACAAATAAATCTGGTGCCACAAAGCCATACGTACCCAAGAACCTTTCAGAAAAAGGAATGGGCTTGTTGCTGCCGCTGGGATAGCTGATGTCTTTAATCTTATTGAGGCTACCGATCTGCAAGTGCAAAGTGTCAAAGTAGCTAGACAAGATTTGTGTTAGTTTCTTGAGGTCACCGCTTCCCTCGTCGTCCTCTTCGGTTATCCAAGACGGCACCGAACTGTACATGGAGGCATTGTTGTTAACATCGTGTTCGGAGCCACTAAGTTCCAGTTCAGTATTGAGCGCAACCACCTTAGGGTGGAAAGCATAAATAATCGGATCTTCAAACTCTTTCGTAGCAGCCGAAGAAGAAATTATAGCAGAGCCAGTATTCCGGGAAGATGAGTTATATCCTGTCCACGCTCCGTTTGAAAATCGACCTGAGTAATCCAGCACCGTACTATCGGTGGCTGACTGACCTGTAATCCCTTCGTTGAACTTAAAGTAAACGCCCAAATCAACATTGGCGGTCTCACTTGTATCTATAAAGGGTGTAGGATCACTGTTAACACCGCCGCCCACTTGGGTAAACCAAAAGCGCCCAATATCTTGCGAAGTTCGTTGAGTCTTCCAATACCTAAATTCGTCCAAGGAGCCAGATAATTTACCAGAGGCGGCGGCTGCAGTCGAACCAGATGGGCTGCCGATGAGAGCGCCGATATAAGCCTGTAAGCTAGTATTTTCAGCGTCGTTTAATCCTGCGGTACCGAGGGTCGTCTCGTTGCTGATGCGCCCATCAACATAAAAGCGCGTAGTTACGCCGGCAGCTGCAGAGAGCATGGTGACCGCATAATGGTGCCAGCTTCCATCGGCTATCGACGCCGTTGTAACAGAAGCCGGGCAGATGTTTTGACTAAAGAACCCGGTAGAACCAGAGTATGCGGTCAGGCGAAATGGCCCCACTCCATCAGTAGCTCCCGTTAACTCAAGGCGCAGGCGTGTGTAGTCGGCAGATGAAGACACCACACCATTCCACATATCAAAAATAACTTCTTTTTCTGTAGAGCCGGTAATGAACTCATCTTTTTTCAACCAAAATTCGATTGTTGAGCCACTGGAGGCTAAATCAAACTCAAGGTTAGAACCCCTATTCTTGGTTGGTTCATAGTAATTGGAGCCTGTAAAGGTTAGCGCAAGAGGAGACATGCCGTCAGGATTGACGTTTGGTCCGCCCTTGACATGAATGTATTCGTTATTGGCAGCTGCATTAGGAGCACCGTAGCCATCGGTCAAGGTCGAAGCGCCATAACCGTCTGCTGTTAATATGACATAACCTGTTGTACGCGGATAGCGCTTATCAAAAATATAGAGATCCAAGTAAGTGGACTCATTCATCCACTCCAGCTTTTCTCTAAGGGACCCATCATAGGGATAAGTATTATAAATGCGCTCTAAAGATTGCTTGTAGTAAGAAACCGCAGAACCATATCGAGCGAAATTTCCGGGCTTGGAAAAATCGACGTGAGGTATAAACCGTTCTTCCTCAATAATATCCTGTTCCTGATATCCAACAGATTCAACTTGATCTGCGATTTCGGCAGCAGTCTTATTAGAGAGAGACTGAATGTTTTCTGCAATCTCAAAATACTTCTTGATGCTCATATTCTAATTATTCTTCAACCCTAAATTTAAACGTCTGAGGTTGTTCCTCCCACGACCCTATACTGTCATTATAATAAGCGAGCTTTATTTCATACATATAATCCGGCGCTAACATTGAAATATCAAGATCAAAATAGTTGCCCGCGTCGTCATATGAAAGATATGTACTAAGATCAGATCCTGTCCCAAATGGAATAGCTACATAGTTGTCCGTTACGCGTGTAACAGAAAAGGAGGCGCTTTCCATAATGTCAGTTGGATTATTGGCGGTCGATACAGTATAAACGGTAGGACTCCAATCCTTGTCTCTAATGAAAAACCTAAACCTAGATGTATCTGTTTGAGAATATTTTTTCTTCAAGTTAGTGCAAGAGGTGATTTTGTTAAAAGTGGGCGCCGAAGCATACGTGGGAAAAAGCTCCGGGTAGAAAGAGCCTGTGCGGAACTCTACGCCGCCGGAGTGCCAAACGTCATGCATGGCCAGCACACGCGTCGAGGCGGCCGTCAGGGCCACCTCACACTTATATATGCCCGGGCTTACATAGCTAGCCGTCGCATTAAGGTCGCCCGACGCTGCAACGCCACCGCCGACAGGGAGAACGAGTTTAGAAGCAGTGGGCGCACTGTTTGAGCTAGAATAAAAAGAAACCAGTAAGTTATTGGTGCCGACTGCTGGAATGTTCACGAGGCGCCCTCGAACATAATTGTACAAATATAAGGTATTAAGATTGTCCGCAGCGGGGGCGGCGGAGCTTGAATAATAAATGTTCTCCCTGTTATCCATTATGCGGGAGTCCCACCGAGCTTCAATCAGCGGCCGCTTAAAAAAGAACTCAGTAGAACGAGCAAAAAACTTCTTAGTATAATAGGATTCTTGGGCCCCCTGGATGTTGTTAATAAGAACTGACGTGTCTTGACCTGTAGAGCTTGAGAAATATGCCTCTTGGCTGGCAGTAAGTCGTACGCCAAACCCATAGTTGTTAATGACCCCAATCGCAGGAGTGACTCCCTCAAACTTTAGCCACTCTTCGATTATGTGACTCACATCAAGCTCTATATCCTCATAGCCTTGCGGAAACGAAACATTATAGTTAGATGCTGTTAGATAATCTCCACCAATGGAGGTCCAAAATGTAGAATTATCCGACTTACTCCAGTTGGCTGAACCAAAGTCTTGATAGTTGTCCATATCTAAGCCGGTGCCTTCGGCCCAAGACCGTGAGACCGGGGCGATTACAAGATTAAATCCTTGTGGTAACGTCCAGGGATGGCGGGCGTTAAACATCCTTAAGTAAAATGAAACGCTTCCTGATGCAGGAATACTACCAGCCGTCCTCTGGGCTGCTATGGTTGAAACAGGAAACTGAATTAGGACCCGGGACAACTCTTGGGATTGTCCAGTTGTTGAGCCGGAACTCTGCCCATAAATAGAAAAGATTTCTAATGAATCGGCATAGCCCATATTAGAGCCGGTGCCCCTCAGGCGCAAGTTGTCTTCAAACGCATTCGTTATTGTTGTATCTGCGCTAGCTGTATATCTTACAATGGCCATTATTGGACGGAGCCCCTAATGTCTATGTTTGGAAACTTCATTTCAAAAACACTATTGATATCTGCTTCTATGCGGCGCCCATCTGCTGTAAGGGCCCCATTAAAATCGAACGAGGAGTTGGCATAGGCGCCGCCTTCCTTGCCCTCTATCTCTAAATCTATTACATCAATAATTCCCGGAACCTTCTGTAACACTTTATAGAACTCAGTTATCAAGATGGACTCTCCGATCTCGTACTGGTTATTGGCCAGCCATGCACGGAGTGCAGCATTGGCCTTATTAAGCACCGTGAATCGATCGGCATTGAGGTCCAAAGCCACGACGTATTTGATTCCAAAGTTAACGATGACTGCATTTAGTATGTCTACGGTATCGTTGATCATTTTATATTGCAGAAGCCACGTTTTTAAATTATTTTTTAGTGTCTCATTAGGGATAGTTAGCTTTCCGCTAGAATCTTCTGAGATTGTGTAGACATTAATATTCCTCTTCATGGCGCTGAAGTCTCTTTCTATTGCCACTCGCTTAAGGGAACCAAATTTGCCAGGCATCCCATAACAGATGGCCTGATAGTCCTCTATCGTAACGGCCCTGTTTTGAGTTGCATAATAGCCGTACACGCGTTGCCTGATCTCGTCCGAGGATGGAAGAGAAATATCTCCTACGAACTGCTCTTCGTTTGTAACCTCTAGAGAGTTACGAATACTGGCACGAGTAGCAGCCGCCAAAGTTGATTGTGCAACAAACTTAAATCTTGTTGATTCTACAGTGTTAATGGTACCAACCCCTGCATTAACATCATCTGTAGTATTAACTCGGAATCCCACTCGCACCGTCGTGTTAGCTGGCGCAATACCGAACTTATCGCTATTGATAAGGTTTGTGGGGTCAAAGTCTTCATCAGTAGTGTAGTCGCGCCCATTCATGTTTAACACTAAACTAGACGGATCAACCACCGAATTGGATAAAAGCTCCGAATCCGAACCGTATCCGAACTGTAAATAAGTTGTAGTATCGGAGGGCTCTACCACAAACCGACGAGCGACGGGAATAGCTTTCATAACATTTCTTACTGTGCCATTGGTAGCGGTGTTGGTATTGCGAATACCTTTGTATATAACGTTTTGAGACAAATGATTTACTTGAATATACTCATGCCCTTCTGAATCAAAGCAGTCGATCACCTCGGCGACGTTCGTCAGCCCTAAATCTAGTCGACGGAAGCGCTCAAAGGCACCTATAGTAAACTCTTTATAAGATGCGCGGCCGGAAACGGCGCGCCCTTGCGCTCTGATGACAAAATTAGTAGGATTGCCAGTAGTGGTGTCAACGGTACCAACCACTATCTGATTGCCGGACTGGCCAAAGTCTACATCTTCTAATAAAGTATAAGAACCGCCGCCGGTGGATCCGAAGATTGCGCCAGCCTGTAAAACCGGTGCGTAGTTAAGATCGGGGCCGGCGGCATTAGAATTGGCAGGGATTTGGATATAAAAGGTAAGCACCCCATAAGAAGAGGGGCTCCTATTGAGCTTGAAGCCCATTTGGCGGGCAAGGCGAATGACATTATTATACTCAACTGCAGTTTCTAGAAAGCTCTCGTTGGCCTGGTAATCTACATAGAAAGAGAGAATATCCCCGATGTATGCTACCGTATCAAGCATGAGGGAGCCAAAAGAGGCTTTATTAAAGTCTTTATAGGTATTTGGATAATACCTTTTGGCATAATTTTCAAGATCTTGTCGAATCGAATCAAAATCTCTACTTGTATAATCTATGGGGAGTAATTTCTTAGACATAATGGTATCTCGTTAATTAGTTATTTACCTTAATTTCTAATACCGTATTTTGCTGCAAAGGCACAATAGTAAAAGATATAGCTAGGTTTATGGTGTAGGGATGTAAGTTAGGATTTGATTCGGGTGTTTGGAAATCAATATTGTCAATTCTTATATAGGGCAGATGAATGGCCACCTGTTCCCGGATGCGTCCGGCGACATCAGAGTAGGTTACAACCGTATTTGGTTCAAACAAATATTGTTTAAGACCCACTCCAAAAGTCGGATACATAATGCGTTCGCCTGGTACCGTAAGAATCAGCATCTTAAGGTTTTGTTTGGCCAAAGACTCAAAAGTCCTATTAAGGTCGTAGGGGCCAAAAACGTCATTGGTGCTTAGCGGTAACTTAACTGATAATCCTGCAGCCATTTTTATTCTTCATCCTCCTCACAACGCGTAGCTTCGCCGCGGCCTGTAAGATCTGCATTTGCGTTTCCGCCAAAACCAAAGTCAGCAGCCACATTAGCATCTGGGCCTGGAAGCTCGATATTAATTAGTGAGAGTAGCAAATAAATCAGTCCCAAAGGAGTGGGAGGAATCATTAGCATGCCACTAATGGTACCTGTGAAGTCAACCCCATCCAGAGAGATGCGTGGAAAGAAGTTGGTGGGAGGATCTGGGGCGCCTTCAGGCTTGGGAAAATCTCCCATCGCTGCCGCAATCATACACAGGATAATCCCTAGCAAGTCTGAGCCACTCAGGGGACTGTCGGGGAACTGGTCCAGTACCTTGTCTAATTCGGCCGCTAACGCATTAAAGGCTGCGCCTGTACCAGTTTTAATAATCTTTGTGACCACAACATGAGGATCAATCATCTCAATGACACCCTTAAGAATATTAATAGGAGTCATGATGAGCATCTTCAAAATATAGTCGCGTGCCATCGTATCGGTATTCGGGGTATCCATACTGAGCGCTGTGTTGCGTGCGGCGCTGCGGCGGATTCGGGGACGAGTATCAAAATGATCTTGGTTTTGAATGGTTTGCGACAGAATACTTATCACCCTATCCTTGGTGGTCTGCATCGCATCCTCGATATCACTAAAATAAAGATTAGTAAGATAAAAATTCTGGATGATTGGTATCAGTGTGATTAATTCCTGGCTGAACACACTACTAAAATAATCTTTATATTCCGGCTGGGCCAGGATGTGGTCTATCTCTAGAGGGTTGAGCGGTACATCATCGAACATTGCCGAATATGATTTGTCGTGTTGTGCGCCATTATAGTCTCCAGCGCCAGGTACGAGCGGCGCTGCAGCGTCCGGTACCCTAAGTGGTTCTGAAATTTCCAACAAAAGGACGGGACCCTTCTGGGTAGCTGTGCCGGCTGTAATATTTTGCCAAAGTCGGAACTCTACGTCGACCGTACCAGTGTTGTAGGCCACGTGGGTGCGTGTCCAAAATACACGATGAACTGAGCGGTCGGCCGGAGGGTTGAAATAGGAGGGCTGAGCAGGTCGGGTGAGATCATTTCCAAATGTCCTCACTATTTCTTCAGTTTTTAGTTTGAGTTGTTGTTTCCATCCAATTGTCCCTATAAAAGCTCGCCGGCGCTTGCCGGTCTGTTTCCCTTCCGGATCGATTGCTGTGATTTGCTGGTCGTTCAGGCCTGCGTACATCTCATCGAAAGATCGCGGTACCGTGTATGCTTTAAAAGAAGATAAGAAGAGGTCTTCCAGGGTCTTTTCACTCGTCATTGGGGTTGCTTCGGTTAAAGCATTTGAAACAGGACCTGGTGAATCCAGAGTACCCATAGAAAGTGTAATCCTCTGTTCGGTTAAGAAATCTACAATCTGGTAAAAATCATCATCATTATATCTAAAGAGTGTCCCGGCCGGGAACACGATGTTGCCGTCCAGATCTTTAATCCCGGCAGATCCATCGGCCGAGACTCTTTTTACCTTGCGGTTAAAAATGTCTATAATCGCATTTCTAATCTTCTCAGATTCGGTGTATACCACGGCTTCTTCAAAGCGGCCACGAGTTTTAGGGCAGTCGCCTTCTACAGCTGCAGCAGCTTCTTGCTCTCTGGCATACTTGGCGGCAGCCCGGGCGTCGACGGAATCAAAATATCTATCGATAGAGCCCCTGATTTGATCTCGCATATAAACAACAATGAATTCTTTACCAAAGAGATCATCGAGTTTGATCGCTGAAAATACAAAAATGTTTTTTATGATAAACTCGGCTATATGAACTTGTATCAACAGCAAAAACATGCCTATCTTAATCGTGTCCCTCAGGCGATTGCGCGACGGAATGTCAGAGTCCTGGCACGCAGACTCTAAATATTCGTCTTGCATTTGGTCAAAAATACCCTGGACGTCTAAGAGGTCGGCCACATCACCAACTGCACAGTTGAGATTATCATGGAAAAAGTTAACTGCATTTAAAGACGCGGCATCAAAAATACCATTGGCGATAAAATAATCAAATACCTGATCAAGGATCTCGGCATAAGTGTAAGGAAAGTATTTTCGTTCTGCCGTGGCAAGACCATTCGCGCCGACTACATCCTTGATCGCATCGACATACGGTACCAAACTTAAGTTATTAAAATCTTCTACCACTTCCGATTTAAACTCGTCGATTTGATTGGAGGTGCCCAGAATGTCAGATAAACTCACGGTCAAAGGATCGGCTATCACCTTGTCATCTGTTGCATCAACATAGCCCACATAATTCAGCTGAATGCTTTGTTCGGTTCCCCCGGTGCGGCGTGGAAACGAAAAAGTTATCTTCTCGCGCTCAATCCCGCTGTATAGTCTGTGCTGCGAGTCGAAATATTCCCCAACGAAGTGATTCCTGACTGTATATTTCTGATTGTCATCATCCCATAACCTTGCCCGTGACATGTCGATATAATTGATAAACTTGTCATAAAACTGGCGCTTAAATACATATTGAGTTGTTACGGGGCCGCCTGGGTTGTTATTTACCGAAGTTGCTATCTCTGTGACAGCTTCTTGGACCTCATTAAGTTTAGCTTGAAACGAGGGCAAGTCCAGGGCTGCTTGCAGCTGGATCCCGATTGAAGCTGCAGTTTGTCCTACAAGATCCGGATTTTCAGCGATGCAAGCTTGAAGCATGTCCGCGAACGGGGCGCCGGCGGCGTCAGTGTCTTGAAACATACTAATAACGCCCTCAAGAAATTCGAGGCTTCCTGAATTTGCTTGCGGAAGTTCTGGCCACTCAGAGGGGTCTATCCCTACTTCGTTATCTTCAAAATCTGTATTCGTAAGACCTGAGGTAGGGTTGGCGCTTAAACTAGTATCTAAAAGAATTCGTTTAACAGCGTCTGCCGAATATAAAAACTGCAGCTCCACAAATTCGACCAAGTTACTAAACACTTCAGGAAGCATCCTGGTAACTGTAGGATCATTGACATAGTTGTCCAAGTCGGGACAATCAAAATTAAAAACAGGAGGCGGCAGTCCAAGGCCCCCGCCAGCAGGATCGCCAGGCGTGCCCGAACCATTGCCATACGGATCCAAACCATTCTCGATCAAATCCAAGAGGTCGTCTATGTTCTTCTGTTCTTCAATATCCAAGGACCGAAGATCATCTTCTGTTAAACAAATGTTGTCCTGATTGAGCAGCACAACTGCATTCGCGATTTCGTCGCACAAAGCCAACACTCGCTTTCGATCTGCTATGGAAGCCAGATACCCAAACAGCTCCAAAATACGCGAAGGAGTAGAAAAGTTATTGGCAATAGCCTCGTTATCCAAAGACTTGTTGTACTCGATAATGCGATCCATGAGGTCCTCAGAGATTGCATCGCGGTATAGAAGCAACGTACAAATATCAGTACCACTTAAGATATCCGACAGGCCGTCGAGATAATCCATTACCTCTGAAGGACTGAGGCCGTCTGGGCCTGGGGGTATTTGTCCTGCCTCATCTGGACCCCCGCCGGGGGGAAGGCCTGCGCCGCCGGGAGAGCCCGTGTCTCCTAAATCAAAAGGCGTTCCGCCAATCTTTGGTGCAGCCAAGTTTATGAAATCATTAAGATTGTTGTCTCCATAATTTGTGGCATAAGGATTCTTGCGGCGGCATGCTTGTCGCAGCATCTCGGCAAGCTGCAAAATTATAGCCAATATGGTTTTCTGAAGTTCAGAGAGAATTATCTTGAGTATCTCGCGTCGTAAGTCACCCGTAATGAGGAACATTGAGAACATGCTTGGGTCCATAACGGGGCGCGTATTGCCGCCAGCTGTAAGCTGACACTCTAATGAGGCCTCTAGCGCCAGCCTAATGCGTGCAATCTCGAAGTCGATGCCGAATCCCAAACACAACATCGCTTCGCGTGCAAGCTGTTTGAGTCCAAAGTTCCTCAATACCTGATCCAGATTGCCACTTAAGCCGGCAGCATCTAATAGATCGTCTTGGCCTGCGGCCGCAAACGGAGTAATTTCGGATAAAGGCTTTAGTTTGGCATTAATATCAATTCCCGTCTTTAAGGTTCGAGTCACTCCCTTCTCATTTACTTTCTCATAAAGCTCAGCGTTTGCTGATATCTCATTTCTGAGGATGAGTAGTTCGGAGGCGGTATAAGCTGTGGCCGAGGCTTGAAGACCATTAGTATCTTCTATCTCAATAATGCCTATCTCAATAGCGGCGTTCAACAAATCATTGTTTTCGCCATTATTCCCAGGTTGGGTTACCTGCGGCTTATACAAAGCGCCGGGATCATAGCCCAATTCATCAAGCATCCGCGGTGCGGTGACCATCAAAAACTCCCATAATGAAAAGGGCGTTCCTTCTTGGGCCGTTTCGCGCTTTCTCTGCAGCACGCGCTTAGAATTTTGAAGACACTGCAAAGTCAGTTGGTCATTAAAATGCTTGTCATACTCAACCAGAGTAAAGTAGCCGACAACCATGAACTCACTAGCGATTGAAAAGTTAACGGATTGAAAAGTTATTTGAGAGAAAGTTAGATCAGGCACAGGCTTGTCGGCGCCCTTTTGCGCAAAATAAAAGGTAACAGTGTCTCCATCTAAAAATTTGTAGTAAGGATCGCCTGCTCGCAATTCATCCACAATCTCTCTAAAGGCGCTGGTAATGAGTGTTTTAACTGACTTGCTTAAAAAGTTAAAGTCAATATCCTTTACCACCGAGGGGATCTGGCCCTTCTTCTGTTGGTCGGCGAAAGTTTTAATTGTATTAGATAACTCGTTGGTAGTTTGATTCAGCGAAGAAATATTCACCTGACATTGATAGCGGGTGGGACCCACCTCTCGGGCCGCATTAAAATATTCTAAGTTGGGTAGATATTCAGGAAGCTGGTTTTGGACATCCGGATTTATATACGTGTTACATATTAGCAACTGTCGTATCTCAAACACAGGTAGTTCAAGTTTAAAAACTACTATACTTTGATTTGGCAGAGCGGTGAAGCTAGAGCCATAATCCTCTATTGTGAGCGCATCCAGAATCTCGGTTCGGAGGGCTGTATATACCTGATCGTTGCCTCCGTTTTGTACGAACAGATCTGCATCATAAAGACGTATATAAAACTCCGGAAAATAATGAGTAATATAACGATCTGCCGCTATGTTCAAGAGATCCGCACTATCTGTTTTAATCGAGGCGTCAGATGTGTATTTTTTGGTCTTAAGCTTCAATCTATAAACGTCAGCAATCTCTTCCTTGAAAGGAATATTTACTGGATAAGAGAGATACTCTTTAAAATAGTTGAAGTTGGTTGCCATATTAGTTGGTAATATTATATTTGCTTAATATAAACTTTCCTTTGCAGCCATCAGCCGCCTCAGAGCCTCCGGGCGTTTCCAAATAATTAAGTTGTACCGAGTTCATTTTTTGCATTTGAGTATTCAGCTGCAATTCAACATTTGTTAACTTGTTGATCATCGACTCAATACCGTCGGGCATCAGACCCTCAAAGTCGGGTGAGGTTAGTTGGCCGTAGAAAGGGGAGCGATGAGTGTGTTTAATCAAGGCCTGAGTTAGGGCCCGATCTTCCACAACAAAGTTCTTAAACAGCTCCCTTAAATCATTGATGTTGTCTATTATCTCTTCCAAACAATCCTTAAGATTGCCACCCTTCACCATAGGCTGTAAGTCTGAATCATCATTCATAGCCACCAGTTGTATACCATAATCGCCGGTATAAGCGCCCGTGAGGCTTCCCCCTTGAGAATTCTGGGCGTCGGTTCTGGTTATTAGTTTTATGTTTTCGCGGCCGACGATACGGACCACGTCTGCTTTTAGGGCAACAGCACTTTTCGGTGAATCAATCGATGTTGATCGGATGCCTTCGGTTATATCGAGATAATCATCTATATCTGCTTTCTGAGATATATACACTCGCGCGGCGTCGTGGGTGAAACTGGGATCCACATTTATCTCTTCATTCTTTTTCGTGTGGCTTTTCCCGTACACACCCATTTGTCCTGCAACTAAATCAATTGCCGCAGCATGTGTCTGGTTGGTGCCCCCGGTACCGGAATATATATTGTCCTTACGGTCGCGCTGGAGTCTAATAAGACATCCCTGGCCTTCAATCTGCGCGTCGCCCGGGCGAGAGACGGGTTTAGGCGTATCGTACGGGTGGCCCACTCTCTGACTCGTTCCCAACCCATTGCTCTCGGCCTTTCCTTTCGCATCCTTAGAGTCGTACAATTTCTTATCAACATCCGACATAAGGTCAGTGTTAATCGCTTTACCGGTTCCTGCGCTAGATTTTTCGTCTTTTAAATCAATTTCAGACACTTACTTTCTCTCCTTTCTCAACGGGCCCTTATACAGTAAAGGTATCCGCCGGTGATGTCCCAGAACGATTGGCCCCGAACCTATGATTGCGGGTATGATCAGTTTCTCCCACCGACCAATGCCAGTATTCATTTGAAATTCGTCGCAGGCCGGCATCATATAACGCCTGATAAATAGGCCCGTGAGCCAATATATCTGCTCTTTGAGTTGGGTTCTGGGCGATATCGAGGGCTTGTCCGTGAGTATGATAGCCTTTACACGGATGTGCCAGGTCGCCTGCTTTAACTTGTCCTGGCTGACCCTTTGTCATGTAGGCCTGCTTTTGAACTTGATACGAGCGATAAGAATCACCAATGATCAACTCTATGCCTTGTCTTTGCAAATCTAAATACGCAGTTTCAACTTTCCTAACAAACGACTCTTTTCCTCTAATATAGCCCCCATACGCATTCGGAACAATCGCAGACTTCACAATAGGCTCATTAAGAATCCCCTGAGGCGGATTCATACCGGTTCTAGAGTCGGAGCACCCCTCTGCTGTAGCTGGGACTAGGCGCCCGCGGGAATCAATCTGATCATCCACATTGCTAGAGTCACGGCCTGGGGAAACCCACGGAGGGCCAGATGCATGAACCGAGGAAGCGTTTTCTTCATCTTGTGCGAGATCAATTACTTTACCAACTTTAACAATCAGAGGGTTGTGTAAAGTCTTGAAGTTTTCAAATACGACAGTCACAAGCTGTCCATAACTAAGTTGTTTTGGGCTTTGCTCGGGATGCCGGACAAGCTGATAAGTCTGGATCACGGGGTCGGTGGGGCTTCTTGGCGCGGGGCGAGGCTCTATCTCTGGAATAAACACATAATATGCCGTCTCATTACCGTCACTTAACATGTTCTTAAAGATATCTGCCACGCGGCTGAACAGATTCATTTTGGCATAGCTGTCTAGCCAGGTTTCTTTATTGCCCAATACTATACTAGGAACCTCCTTAGATCCTACTACAATCCCATCATATTGATTAATTTTTTCCAGAGCGCTGGGGCTGACTGTGTGGTATGTGGCGCGGCGCAACCATTCAATATTGGTTGTGCGGCGAACGTCGCCGGCGCCATCTATGGAGGTGTCGGCCGTATCGTTTAAGGTACCCTGCTTAAGTTTATCTAAGCTTAGTTTGGACCCCGAATCAGCAGACATATCAGCCGTCTTCCTCGGTATTTAATAAATCATAAAGCTGTTCTTTATCATCAGCCGTGAGACCAAACTTAGTGTTTGTCTGTTTTTGAAGCAGCCCGGTAAGCTTAACGAGTTGTTCGTTGGAACGCTGGAGGTTTTCGACGTATTTGGCTGCTATGGGGCCCAGCTCTTTGCGCGCGGCGTCCGACAGTTTCATGTCGTTGATAGCATCTAAAAGCAGAGCTTTGGCCATGGCACGGTCCTCGCGTATATTCGTTGTTGTTTCTTCTATGTAATCATCAAGATTTAAATTTCGCCGTTTTCCCATTTTCCTTTAAATACCCTATACCTTTTTCTGAGTTTGTTAAGATTATTGACAACCTGCTTAGTGTTTAGTCCTGTGATTTCTCTCAAGTATAAGTAAATAGCTTTTTTATTAAAAATTTCTATGGTATCGGCTGAGTCCATGAGTATTCGTACAGCCATCAAAACCTTTTTTTCATTTTCTTTTAACATGAAAGAATCCCAGGTGTCAATTTCTCTGTATAGCGAACTCCAAAACTCGACTTCAGTTCTTTTCTGTTCATATGTGGGGTCCGCAGAAACCAAGTCTTCTTCGAGTTCGTTTAAAACGTCCTCCATAAAAACCTCTGTCTGGTTCCGTTTTTGAGTTTTTTTAACTTTATGAATAAACCAGTTTTTGGTTACTACTGAAAAGTAGGAAAAGGCTTTTGATCCTTTGTCGGGATCATATTTGTTTAGAATAGTGGTGAGCCACACTTTGCAATCGTCTTTTAAATAATCTATGTTAGGCAGACTAGTAAATCTATATGTATAGATAATTTTGTCCACCATTTGATCGAAAGCTGGCTGTATATACTCTATATAGAGTTTTGATCTTAACTCAAGATCGTTGCTACCGGCATATTTAACGATGGCATCTTCATGAATTTTAGTAAAATAATGATTTTTAGTAGATTTCTTCTTTTTCCGTTGCGCCATCCAGTTCGTCCTCTAGTTCGTTGTCTAATGTATATTGAAAAATCTCTCGAAAACCTTCTATCTCGTCTGTCACCTCTCGTGTACGCACAACTAAGTTTTCTATCACAGGCTCGCCGTGGTAGCTGTCCATGCTGTACATGTCACTAACGAACACTTGAAATGCCTTCGTAGTTAAAAATAGGTCGGACAAGTTTTCAGATATAAAAAGAAACTTTCTTAACAGCTTAATCACATACCATATCAGCAGGCCATTCAAGATAAGAGAGGATGCCATAATAATATAAACCCACATCATCATCGTTCCTCATTTATTTCTTGTTTTTGGCGCGCAAGATCGCCCCGAGCATCCTGAATAAATTCTTCTGTCAGGTCGCCCACGCGGCGTTTAGCTTCTTTTTTGACATTTGTACTAAACGTCGTTAGCAATTTAACGAGCGTGTCTTTTTCGTTACACTGTATGCAATCTGCCGCACTTTCGTGCGACAGATGCTGAATTGTTAATATCTCATTGCAGTGGCCACATTTATATTGGTAGCGTGGCACGTGCTACCGCTTGGTCTCTAGCTGGACCAATCGCTCGTGAATACTGTTAAGGTGTGCTTCCAGGTCTCGTGCTTGTTGTTGCACAGCCTCGCGAACCATATCTTCTGCGATTTCGCGAGCGCGGCCTTCGGTCACCGAACGCTTCTCATTCTTTGTAGTTTTTCTAGTCGGCATCATTATTCTCCTCTCTCAAAAATTCAACCTCTTCATCAAGAGTTACTCCCTCAAAAGAGACAACCGGCGGATTAGTAACCACCAGTGTGGAGTGACTTTGATCATCAGGGGCAACCTGAAAATTCATTTCTTTCAACATTGGAACAATGTCACTCTGCTCCATTAATGACTTCTGAAGGGCCATCATTAGTGCCCCTACGGCTTGATCTGTTAATTTCATAGTTTCCTCTCCTTTACCAATGAAAATTTTCCTTATAATAATCTACAATTGCGCCAATTTCATCATCAAAAATCTTTTGCGGACTCCAACCTAAGCTTCGAAGTTTTTCATCATTTAATGAATATCTAACGTCTTGGCCCGGTCGGCGGTAGTCTAAGTTGGTAAACTGTTCCAATTCTACCTCTTTCTCAAAGAAATGTTTAAGGATTTTTTTTACTGTTTCGACGTTTTTTTGTTCAAAACTTCCTGCCACATTGTAAATTTCATTTCGTGCGCCGCTTTCAATAATAGTTGTTACGGCGGTTGCGGTATCCGAGGCATGAAGCCAGTTCCTCACTGGCTCGCCTCGATCATGAAGACGTATTTTCTTGCCTCGCTGTAGCAACTTAATGCTTAGCGGAACAAGTTTCTCTGCATGCTGATATACTCCATAATTATTGGTGGGACGTAAAATAATATACTCTAAAGCATATGTTCTAGCCCATGCCTTGATTAGCATATCGGACGCGGCCTTAGACGCCGAATATGGATTGCTCGGCTTCAGTACGTCTCTCTCAGTATGAGACCCCTCCGCAATATCTCCATACACCTCATCTGTACTGAAGTGGAAAAAGACCGGGGCCTCACAAACATTTGTAGGCTTATACCTAATGATATCTAATAAATTTTTTACCCCATTCACGTTCGTGTGAAGGAAGTCGTCACTGTCTATAATACTGTTTCCCACATGTGTTTCTGCGGCAATATTAATAACATAGTCACAATCGGGAAGACTCGTTAGGGTTGCAATGTCCTCGTTTTTAAAAGTGAAGCGAGGGTGCGCCTCAAAATCGGCCAATAAATGAAGGTTTGCGGCGTAGGTGCACTTATCGATTCCATAAACGCGCCAGCCCTTGTCCAAGCAAGCGCGAGTCACATAAGACCCGATAAACCCTAAACATCCCGTTATTACGACGAGCTTCATCTAATCACCTTTAATAACTCTATGGCTATCGCTATCGAAATGCTGAGTTGAAAACTCGAACAACTCGGTGTCTTCTAGCGCAATCATCTGGTGCCTAAGGCCGCGTTGAACATGAAAATTGTCTCCGCGACTTAACACAATCTCATTAGCGTTGTCCAGATCGTCTTGGTCCGAATATTTAAGCAAGATTTTTCCCGACTGAATGTAAAATACTTCGTCTTTTATCACGTGATAATGCCATGAACATCTCTTGCCTTTTACAAAATACAGCAACTTCCCACAATACTCACTGCAATTTACGATCCACTTTTCAAAGCCCCATCCTTTGGGCACAAATTTAATCGGTAAAGAACTCATTATCATTTATTCCTTTATCGTCAACATACACATCTCCGGACGGCTTGCCCAAAAATAGGGAATGGTACTTGACACCCCATTCTGCTAGCTGCTTCTGTGTCACATCAAAGAACTTAGCATACGCGTAAGCTTCGGAGTTGCCGCTGCGTCCCATGCCTCGTGCCGTTTGAAATATAATTGTGTGCCCCTCGTCATAAAGTTGGTTAACCTTTTCGATCCTGTCAGTCAAAGGGGTAGAGTTCTCGTAGTCGCTGTTGGCATTATCACAGATTGTGCCGTCAATATCAAATACATATACCATTACATGGTCTCCAAAATGCGCGTGGTAGAATATCCCTCAACAAACTGAAATATCCTCACCGATGCTAGGTCGCTCCCAACCACTTGATCTGCTGTATAATCGCCACCTTTGACTATTATATCAGGTTCCACTTGCTTTATTAACTCGTACGGAGTATTCTCGTCGAACACCTCTACTCTGTCCACATAGCGACAGCCTTCAAGCATTACCTTACGGTCTTCAACATTGAAGAAGGGTCGACTGGGGCCTTTAAGTCTTCGGACGCTGTCGTCACTATTTAAACCCACAACTACAGTCCCCAGTGATTTGCAATATTTAAGCAACTCCATGTGTCCTCGGTGCAATATATCAAAACACCCATTCGTAAAGATTAGTTTAGTAGTTGGCATACCAGGGGCTCTCGATAATAGAATAGGTCGTTATCAGCTGTTTGATACCGTCATCCAAATCAAAAGCACAAGTATATCCCCTCGAATAAATCTTCTCACTACTCACAATATAATCACGAGTATCAGGATCGCTAGTAAATTCCGCGCGAATTATTTCAAGTGGAAGGTGCTTCTGAATTGTCTCGGCGAGCTGCAACTTATTCATATTCAAAACATCATTGCCTACATTAAAGGTTTCCCCGGTACATGCATCCCAGTTATCGAGCACAAATTTGAACGCATTGCATACGTCATGAATATGCACATAATTCCTCATAAATTCGCACTCATAGAGCACCAGTACACGGTCTCGTAAAGTTCGTAACACAAAGTTATTAACGAGCAAATCGGTGCGCATGCGAGAAGATGGGCCGTAAACAGTCGCCAAACGGAACGTTACGCAGTTCACAGCGCTCCTGTAGGCGTTTTCAGCGTCAACCTTGGTTCTACCATACAGAGACACGGGATTGAGCGGAGATTCCTCTGTGCGGACTGTACCGTCTTCGCTGGTGCCATACCCTGAGTTGGTGCATGGATAGATCACCTTTTGCTCCGGAAGCTTGTTGTCGGCGATCCACTGATTAATCTCGTAGTTAATTTCTACAGCTGCCCGGGGATCCCGGTCGCAAAGTGGGAACCCAACCAATGCGGCCAAAGGAATGATGACATCGCAACCTTCCATGAGCTTTCCCAATAGCTCTCTATCACGGACGTCACCGCGCACAAAAGTAAAGTTGGGACTATTAGCGTACCTTAGTAAAGACGTGGCATCGTACATTAAGTTATCGATTACCACCACTTCGTGATCATCAATAAAATAGTTCACCAATTCGCTACCAATATAGCCGGCTCCTCCAGTAATTAATATCTTCATTTTACCACTCCAACTTTCCGGTTAATATATCTTTGAGCATTACCCAGTCGCATGCTTTTGCCCACAAAGGCTTAGAAAATGCGGCCGGCTCGTTCTTTTCAAAAAAGAAGTGTCCTGACCATGCGAACGGATAAACCACAAAAGGTGTCAGCAACAAAAGCGGCCATGATTTAAAAATGATTGCTGCAACCAAAGTTAATAGTGTAACGCACTGGCCCACTACATGCAATCGCCTACAAATAGGGTTTTGATGTAAAGTCAGATAATACTCGTAGTATTCTTTAAACGACACCGACGCCCCTCCTTTGGACCACCTCTGTGGCACACTCGTTTGCAAAGACAATCGCTTGACGAATATCTTGGGTTTCCATATACTTGGCTACCAGGCCGGCCAAAAAAGTATCTCCTGCTCCTGACATATCTTTCACCTCTACGTTTTCCACCGGGAACCTCTCGCCCTGGTATTCACACCCTTTCTCTCTCAAAGTAATAATCATGTTATCAGTGTTGTCAACCGTATGTTTCGTACGATTGAACTCATATTCATTAATTTTGATAAACTTGGCGCCGGTCGACCAGGGCCCTAGGATCTTTTTTGTGTCCATGAAAACAGTAGAATGATTTTGGCAAATAAAAGCAATATCCTCTTCGATCAAAAAGCCCTTATTATAGTCGGATATAACAATAGCATCATATTTTGAAAGAAGTTCTTTCGTTAAGCCCTCAACGCGCCGAACATCTTCCTCGCCCGTGTCAACGCGTAAAAACATGTAATTGGTTTGCTGGTCCACATACCTAGTTTTTTCGGTTTTCTCAGCGTTACTCATTAAATCACAGGCGGTCCCGAGTTGTTGGAGATTAGCTGCTACATTTGCCGCCATTCCTCCGTTGCTGCAGGTTTTCTTGGGAACGAAAACTGGTGCTGGGACGTCCGGACAAAGGCGCGTACACTCACCATATACAAATACATCAGTACATGCGTCCCCTATAACCAGCGTCTTGCTACTCATCTTTCCAGCTAACTTCCCAATCCTTAAAATCGGCAGCTAAGCAGTCTATCTTATAGTCCTTTCTGCCGCCAACTATCTCTTGAATTTTATTTTTGGCAACGTTGCGGATACCATTTAGCCCATGGGTCAACTCTAGATTGTTGCCGTCTTTGATTCCTTTGCGGTAATTAGATTCATTGTGCCAAATATGAAGGTTCATTTGTGATAACACAACAATAGCACGAATAGTTTCGCCCGTAATGTTTTCGGAAGAATCCAATATCAATTGAACATCATGAACAATGTCCTTGATTTCCTGGGAATATTCCTCTTTGTGCTCGGGAATGAAAACTTCTTTAAGCTGTGCGATAGAAAGTCTATCAATCAGCTCTGCTAATGTGGGCAAATATTTTCTTTGACTCATAATCTACCTTCACCTAGGGGCACTACAGTTGGCTAAACCTTCTTTCAACGCAACAATGATTCGGGCGACGTCGTCGTCGCTCAAATACTGATGGCAGCCGATATGAACACCGTTGTCTCCCACCCATTCAGATTCAGGAAAATCACCCAATGAGTGACCCATGTCTGCAAAAGCCGCATGTTGTGTAGGAATACACCCAAAATTTCTCTTGTGATGAATATTGTGATGATCTAAGGCAGCCTTGATATGTTCAATATCTCCTTCTGTCTTGCACGTCACACTAAATCCATGAGGACAGTTTACATTTCCCTCGTCTTCCTCGGAAAACCACGCAACGTCTTCAAACCCCACAACGCCAGCGCGCATTTCTTTCATGAAACGATGACGTGTCCAAAATGTATCCCAGAACACACTAAGTGCTTCGAGGCCGATAGATGCTTCTAGATCGTTCATCTTAGAGTTCAGCCCAGTTCTCAGATGATCAAAATAAATAGAATTGTGTGGGCGGCCGTGTGAGCGTGTAGAGGTCAGAAGATTGCCGATTTCTTCACTATTAGCCGACACCATACCTCCTTCGCCACAGCACACCAGGTGAGCAATGTAGAAACTGTAAACCGACATGTCGCCCCACTGGCCGACGAGCTTGCCTTTATATCTTGCGCCATGAGCTTCGCACGCATCTTCAATGACGAGAAGATTGTGTCGAGACGCGATATCACAGATAACATCCATTTCCGCCATGCGGCCCATCGTGTGCACCGGCATAATAGCTACCGTATTTTCGTTAATAGCCTCTTCAATTTTCGACTCATCAATATTCAAAGTTTCTCTTTTGACGTCAACAAACTTCGGTACCAGGCCTGCAGCGCGGACTGCATTAGAGGTAGCAATAAACGACAACGCTGGGACGATCACTTCACTAACATTTCTTTTGGCGCCCTTCAGATCATACAAAGCCAAGCAAGAGTTTAGTACACCATCCGTACCTGAACTTACAGCAACACTTTGGGTATATTCAAATAACTCGTTCCACTGCTTTTCTAAAGCCTTTACTTTCGGACCTCCGGATGCCCAGTTGGTATCGCAAACATCCATAAGATGCTCCCGAGCCAAATCGCCGATTACTAGTTCACCAAATTCAATTCTTTTTTTCATCTGTATAAATCTCCATGTTCAATTATTAAAGTAGATCGATCGCTGTTTAAAGCTCTCTCGTACGCAGGCACCACCTCAGGTCCGTACAGCAACTCAACTACATCAATATTGGTACAAGCGCTCCTGAAGCACTCTGTATAGTCCGCTTTATGTTGGTGACCCGGGTCGAGGGGGTACTGTGATCCCACAACAGCCTTCATGATAACCTTCGGCTTACTCTGACCCACAGACATGGCCTCCCACTTGTCTAGGTGATTTACGATTTGGTTCATTGCTAAAATGATGAAGTTCATTCTGGGATAAACAGAAACCGGAATGTATCCCTCGATGGCTAGACCTAGGGCGACTCCCGCTTGAAATTCTTCTGCAACTGGTAGTTCAAGAAGCTTCTCTGGAGGGAAATGCTTCACCTGATGAGTAAGGGCGGTTCCCTTATATTCTACGGCCTGTCCAATAAAAATTGTTTTGGGATGCTGATTTAGCAATTCCATTCCTTTATACACTTCTTCTTTATAGTTCATCCTAAAACTCCACAAATACGCCCGTACCCGAATGGGGATAAGACATCTCATACGTATAATAAACAAGATCTGTACTAGTATCCGCAGACATAGTTTTATAGATCTGGTATAAAGACTCCGTGGGAACGGAGCCCCAGCACTCTTCAGTGATGGTCCCCACCGACTTGCCGTTGTCTTCGATTATGAAGGTGATTGGGAGGTCGTGGGATATTGCGTAAACAATAGATTCATGGGATATGCCTGTTCGAAAGCTCATATCTCCAAGAAAGCAGAATACACGATTAAGCTTATTCTGTTTCTTAAGCGCCAACGCGGTGCCGGTTGCAATCGGGGAGATTCCTCCAACGATAGCAGAACTATAGAAATTATAATCCGGGTAATGCAGGGTAATAGACCTTCCCTCTAAAATATCTTGCTTCACTCTTTCAGGAGGAACTCCCTGTAAAAGAGCGTGTAAATGGCTAGCCCAAGTTGAATAAACATAATGTTCATTGGAAATCTGAAGGTTTTTAAAGATGTCGACAAGTATCTGCTCATTACCATCTCGTAAATGCACAGGAGCGGTAATGTGGCCGGCTTCGTAGATGGCGGCGATATCTTTTTCAAACTCGATCAAATCACTGGCTTGTAACATTCTTTTTTAGCTCCTTTAAAGATTGTGAACGGCGATCCCTCTCTGAGACTATTTGACACAATGAGTCGTCCCATTCGGGCGATATATCAGAATCATCATAGTGAACACTCCATTGGTCTTCCGGTGCTGTATAGTACTCGCTCCATTTATAATAGAAAATGCAAGTTGTACTCAAGCACTGATGCGCGTTTAACGTGCGTGGCGGCACTAGAACCGAAGTAGATTCAAGCGAATCACCATCTAGAATATAAACCTTTTTTTCGTCTGTGTCAATGTTATACGTAACTAATTTTATCTTTCCGTGTAAACAAGAGATAAGCTTCCACGTCTTATCGTCGCCATGAAATCCCCTAATCACTCCTTGGTTAGATTTTGAAACCTTATCTTGAACAAACGTACAATCTACTGGGATTTTTCTTTCATCATAAATCGTATAGATATTACCGCGGGGCTCAAAATGCTTCTGATCCACCAACGTAATATCATTGTACATGGTTTTTATACCATTCGCAAGTCTTCCTCAAACCTTCCTCAATACTGGTGCTTACGGTCCATCCGAGATCTCGCTCGGCTTTATCGCAATTAAGTATAACAGTCGTAGGAATGTCCGGCTTGGTAAGGTCGAACTGAAGATCTAGCTCCTTGTCGTTTAGCTTCATGATTGTTTCGGCCAACTGAAGAATGGGATAAGCTTGTCCTCCTCCGCAATTGTATAGCTCATACATTCCCTTTTGGTTGTCGATGCACTTATGAATAAAATCAACCAAATCGTCAATGTAAATGATGTCTCGCGAGGCTTTACCTTCTCCCCAAATCTCTAACGTATCTTCCGCATTGATAATCTTATTTACAAAAGCGGGAACTACATGGCACTTGTCCAAGTCAAACTTGTCATAGGGTCCGTAAACATTAGAGTGACGGAAAGCCGTGAATTTCGTCGTACCAATACGTGAATAAAAGTCGCACATATTCTCATTAAAAACCTTCATATGGCCTACGCCAAAATATGCACTGTATAACTCATCGCTGGCGCTCCAATCAGCCTCAGACTGAGGATGGTCTTTGGGCTGATACATTACCGTGCAACTGGGGAAGAGCACATGACCTACACCAGCCGTCATTGCTTCTCGGAAGATCCAAGCATTCATGACCACATTGTCAGTCACATGAACATATGGCCTCTCTACCACGTCCTTTGCGCCGGTGGTGGTGGCAGCAGCCTGCAGTACCACATCAAAATGCTTGCTAGCAAACAGCCCCTTAACCTCGGATTCGTTGCGCAAGTCGATCGAAACATAGTCAACCCCTTCCACTCGGCCACGCTGAGGTTCTGTCTTATTAAATAACGTCGCCGTTATATCATAGCTGTCTTTAAAGTGGTCCAAACATGTTTTGCCGATCAACCCATCAGCTCCACAAATCAGCATAGTCTTCGTCATTCTGCTGTCTCCTTTATCAGATATGCGATCCCCACCTCCTTGGAGTGGGAAATAAATTGCCAGTTATAGTCGGTTTCTCGCAGAACTCGCGGAGTTCCGTACCTGTCTCCCTCAAAATTTGCATCATGAAGAGCCACGATTCCGCCGGCCTTAACCTTAGGATAATAGTTTTCCAAATCCTTTTTAACATACTCATAAGAGTGATTACCATCGATGAAGACAGCATCGTATTCTTTGTCGAGCGTCGCATGTAGGACCGTAGAATCCCCCTCTAAAATCGTCTCTAAAGTAGAATCCATTTCGGGCTTGTAGCGCTCAATAAACTGTGGGTCGTACTCAATCGTCGTGATATGATCCAGGAGCAGACTCAGTACAAAATGTGTAGAGGCCCAGTGGCCCAGCCCAATCTGTAGCATATCTTTAACATCGTTTTTTAACAATAATTTCAAGAAGTCCACCAACTCTGCTCTGACCTGTTGGGTTACCTGTGGGTGACTATTAACAATGTCTACATCTGGATTAATGTACAAATCTTTGTACCAATCGTTTTGTGCTAAGATGTTCCGTGAACGTTGTTCCGAGAGAGACAAAACTAAATCTATTTTTGGGAGCAACTCCTGGTTATGGATATACTGTTTTATAAATTGCTTATTAATCATTGCTATTCTCCTCCACCTGAAAGGGGTTAAACCTACCAGTCGTCGGACCATTTGCCAGATACCACTCCATAGTCTCCTTCAGGCCTTCCTCTAAGCTCACAGAGGGCTGGAATCCATATCCGTTAAGGCGCTCTGTGTTGGGTACCCTAAACTGATCTCCGGTAGGCTTACTAAGATCGTGGGTAATGGCTAGATCTTTTCCGGACACGGCCACTAGGGTCTCGATGACCTCCTTAATAGTAAAGGTCCTTCCATGACCAACATTTAGGGGTTTCGTAATTTGATTTTCTACGGCAAAGATAGCGGCGCCAGCAATATCGCGGGCATGAATAATATCCCTACCGGCAGAACCATCACCCCAAATCTCAACGGAAGTCTCAGCCTCAGCCACCTTACGAACCAACGAAGGAATAAGCGTCGAAGTACGCAAATCAAAATTATCAAATTTACCATAGATGTTGGCAGGCTTAATAATAGACATCTTCTTTTCCTCATACTGCTCGTCATAAGCATTAACCTGAACTTCGCCCATACGCTTCGCCCAGCCGGCAAACCAATCATTGGGGGAGGGGTTCTGAGTCCACAAATCGTCCTCCTTAAAGGTCCGAGCAGGACCATATGTGCCAATGGTGCTGGTATAAAGCCCCCACTTCACTGAGGGAGTGTTGTAGATGGCGTCGAGTATGTTGGTGTTCATCATGATAAAGTCTCTAAATATTTGATATTGAAAGGTTTTCATAACAACAGGGGAACCTTTAACTCCGGCAATATGGAAAACATAATCCATACCTTCACACAACTCATAACAGTTGGTCTTCGACCGCAAATCTTTCTTGACATACGTAGCGCCCCATGCAGGATCAAGATTGTTCTCGTCCAAAGATACGGACGTAACGACGGCTCCCTTCTTAACCAGCAGTTCTACTAGTTCACGACCTACAAGACCCGTGCCGCCAGTAACCAAGACTTTTTTATTCTCAAGCATGTTTGTTCCTCCAAGTTATTAATGATTGATCGTCTGTTTGGATATAACGATAGATTTTCTCTACAGTATACTCTTGGCTTTTAAGATACGCTGCTTCAATTATATCCTGATATTTTTCAAAGTTGGTTGACACGTCGTGGATGATATCTCTCAACTCTTCGAAGTTTTCAAAGTAAAGAAACTCTGTACCGGGCTCATAAAAGTCTTCCACCAAGTCCCAGGGGTCCTTCTTAACCAGCATCAATGACTTTGAACTGGTAATCTCGTGGGTTCTTACTTTAAACTGTGGCATAATGCCCTCATCAAACCTCTCGAATGCCTTGAACTTATTCTTAACTGAGGATGGGCTCATGTAAATCATGTTGAAGCTCAACGAAGACCGACAGCGACTTAGCTCGATCAGCTTCTGGTCGCCCGGGAGCATAACGTGAGTACACTTCGCGAACTCATATGGGTGCCTCATCCATGTATTCCTCTGGGATGTCATGAATTTATAGTTAAACTGCATGAGGGTTTCAACTGCAGATATATGGTCTTGTCCATGAATAGAGCCCATCCATGAGCAATCAGCATCATAGTTCCCGAATTCGGTCACCGTATAGTTGGTGAAAGGATAGGGGATGTATTTAAACTTCTCATACCCATAGTGATCGTTCATAAACTCACACGTAAAAGGACAAACACAATAGACCTCAGTGAAAAAATCAAAATGATCAAAATGATAATAGTCGGCCTTAGCGGTGAACTCGCACGGACTCCATAACGCCAGCAAACAGCGGCGTTCATAGTCGCGATATGGCTCCTTTATTCCATGATCATAAATCCAATGCGCGCCGTTCATCAAGACCGCGTTGGAGGTGTCGTCGTTGAAGGGCTCTAGGCTCTTATGCATGTAGGGTACAACCCCCCACAAGCAATCGCCCTGCCAATTACATACTATTTTCATTTAACGGTATCCCCTTGTTTTATAGTTTATATCATATTCTCGGAACATTTCAAACATTTCATCATAATATTCGGCAATATTCCACAATCCCTTGGTCACAGCAGTCGCAATACAGGGGTAAATGGTCGAATCGTAATGAAATATTCCTCTTTTCGGAGAGCCCGAGTAGTATTGGAGGCCCTTGAGGCCCAATTGGCGGCACAAGCTAGACCCTTGTGGTTCTTGCTGCATGCGTGTATTTCCCTCCGGTGCGGCTTCAAAAATGCTCTCAAAGGCGCGAGTATCCCACAAACTTGCCTGTTGTGCGAAAAAGTTAGGATCTTCTGGGTCGATAATATAGAGATTATCTCGATAAGGCGTTGTAGCTTCGGGCCCCTTAATAAATTTGCAAAAGCTGTATTCTGTTTCGTCCAACAGTCGTGTCAACTCTTCTATTTTAGCCTGCTGGATGTCTGCGTAAAGAATATAGTCTTCGCTCGTATACAAAATATATTTTTCTTCGACTTGATTTATGCAAGAAAGAAACTGATCCCGGTAAGCTGCCTCGTTATCATAAAGAATAGGAACAATATCGTCCGGAAGACCATCGGCAGTGTCCGTGAACGCGTACTTTTTGATCCCCTTCGCATGGCGGGAGAGGCGGCCAAAACAAGGAGCCCATACATCTGAATAGTTTGAGTTAGTATCTACAATTAAAGCTAGATTATCAGCCATGAGGACGAACCTCCACATCCTTAAAAATATCAAATTCAGTAAGATCTCGATACGGAGGATTCTCAGGAATATCCGGCACGTTTTGCGGGTAATTCTGCATCAATGTCAAGCCCCTGGCGGCTTGCTCTGGTGTCATATACATATTCCAGCCCTCCTCATCAATGTTGTCCTCGTGGTATTTCATGCCGGCAGTACGCCCCTCATAGCGTCGAGCCTTGAACCATTCAGCTGCCTCTGGATTATCTGTGAGTATCATTCCACCTTTACCAATCTTAAGATGTTTTTTGATATGAAAGCTTAAGCACATAAACGTGCCCGGAATATACATATTGGAAGTAAACCTCTTGGCTGCGTCATAAACCGGAAAAGGCTTAAGCTGATATATTCCCTCCCACGGGCGGTCATCAAATATCAGTTTGCCACCAGCTTGACGAACGGACTGTGGCGGAGATAAGTAGGTGCGCTTTGGTATTATAACTTCTTTGTCTTTGACTCCCACCCATTTACAAGCGAGAAACAGGGCATTCGTGCAACTATTCAGCGAGACCGCGCAAGGAGCGCCAGTATAGTGGGCCACTTCCTCTTCAAACATTTGAACTACTTTATAGGGACTATGTAGCACTATTTCTCCAATAAATAATATTTCTTTGTAAAGCCACAACTCTCAAACAAACGCACGCTAGCTTCGTTTTCAATTTTAACCTTCGCAACCCCATCAGGATGACGCTTCATCAACTCATTAATCATGAACTTTGCCACGCCTCTTTTCTGAAAGTCTGGATGTGTTGCAACACGAATATCATTATCAATAGCGCCCACAAAACCAGCAGGTTGACCCTCCACCAAACAAATATAGTACATCTTACCATACTTCTTCATGTATGTCACGTGATTATTAAAACTTATTTCACCTTGTTGGATAAACCCCTGTTTGACATCTTCGTGGGTTCGCAACAATCGAATAAACTCCCAATATTCTTTTTCATTCTCTACTAATTCCATCGATCTACCTGATGTTGAAATGGGCTTCTTGAGTTAAGCCAATATCCGGTGAGATATCCTCGCGTGTGCTTCCATCCTTCTAGGCCGAGCAACGGATTGAGGCAACTCCCGATATCTAAAAAGGTATTGTTAGGATTTGATTTAAACCCTTCATAAATCACATAGTTGCTCAAAGTTGCAGCAGAACACAAAACAACACTATTCTCTAGTTTGTTCTCTTCAATATAGTCTGCAACTTTCTGAGCAGTGTCATAGTTGTTAACCTGACAGTTGGATCCCACCAAGAACGCCTTTTTAATCTCAAAGGGCAGCAGCGAAAGATCGGCCAATTCATTGACCACATACAGCAAATCGCGGTCAGCAAGAACAGGCACCATTTCTTCTACAAATCTAGAATAATTTGCGTTGATAAGTAGATTGGCAAATGTAAGATTTTCATGGTCACCGCCATGGAAGTCTATCATCCAGTTAAAGTTGTCGCGACCGACGTGACCATCGGTTGCTGTACAGATACCCTTATAATAATGGTCTTGATTATGTTTATAACATTCGATAAGCTTGTCGCGATATTTTTGATGTTTCTCTGGATGAAACTCTTTGTGTTCTTCCTGGGTATATCTGTTGGGGCCCTTTATATCGCCGGTGACGTAATGGTTGTCGGCTAAGACAACCGTCTTGTTTTGTAACATAAACAACTCGCCATCAGAAAATCTAGTAAAGGCAAAGTTCTCTACTTTCTTTAATTTATCCAATACAAAATCAAAGTCTTTTGTGAAATCCTTGAACATTTACTTTTCCGACAAAATAGAAGCTATCCGTTGAGAGGATGCCCCATCGCCGTAAGGACAAACTTCGTCGGGTGCAACTTTAAACTTTTTATCAGCCTCCAGCCAATTGACTAAATCTAGTAACTCCGCCGGATGAGGACACATAAAGGAAAAAACTCCCATTCCTTCAACTCGTTCTGTAATCTGCCGACACACAACGCACTTCTTCCCCAAGAACGATGCCTCTTCCTGTATCCCTCCACTATCGGTAATGATGAACCTACAATTAGCAATCATCCGTATGAACTCTTCATGACCTACCGGCTCTATCACTTTAACTGTTTTTAGTATATGTTTATATTGTTGCACATTAGGATTTGGATGGAGCGGTATAATAAACTCATACTGCGAATAGAGCGATGCAATCTTTTCCAACTCATTAAACCATTTATCCATTAGGGCGTGGTTTTCACGGCGATGCATGGTTATCAAGATAGTATTTCCATATCTGGTCTTTATGTCTTTTAGGTTGTCCAACACAGTGTTCCCCACGACGTACACATTTGAGGTGATATTTTCGCGACGCAGATTGCAAGCCGACAGGTCCGTGGGACACAGGTGAATATTGGCCATTCGAGCAATGGCTTGACGATTAAACTCTTCAGGATAGGGATGCATCAAATCGCCAGTACGTAGGCCAGCTTCCAAGTGAATAATCTTTAACTTACGATGGAACGCGGCAAGGGCTACAGCGAAGGCTGAGGTTGTGTCTCCCTGAACCATAACGCTTGTTACATTATTGAAAACATGATCACTGTTCATAATAGATGCAACAATAGAATCTAGTCGATTGGGCCCGTCTTTAATTTCCAACTGACGTACATCAGTGGTAGCTACCACATCTTTTAGAAGACTCGTGTGTTGGCCAGTAAACAAAAGAGCATACGGTATCTTTCCATCAAACTCTTTTAATAAAGGTTTAATCTTAATATACTCGGGTCGCGTTCCGAAAGAAATCAATATCATGATTTAGTAACTCCCCGTACGGTTTGCCATCCCTTGTCCAGGCCGGCCCTAACGCACTCGTCTCTCTCGCTAAAAAATTGTTTGTGCGAAACTGCTTGATTAGTTGATGTAGCTTTAGCATCTATACCAAGTTCGTTTCCTAAGATGGAACCATGAAGTTCGCGGTCCTCTGGCGGGTGTGCGGGACAATATGTTGGAATATTGCCGTGAATTTTACTCATGAAGGCAAATTGAATATCTTCACCATTATCCCATGTGGTCGGCTTTTCTTGCCACAAATATCGTAGCCATTCGCGTTTAAAAAACCAACCATGGCCGACCAGGTCGACCTCTTTGACTTCAGCATTTTGTGTGGGCCACCCACAGCGATCATGTTGCACATACCGATCGCCTTTAAGGATAACCCCAGCTGTACCCAAAATGCCTTCATGAGTTTTCATTGTTTCTAAACAGTTATGATGCCATTTTTTCCCTGGAACTGTGTCGTCGTCATACATCGCGACGTACTCTGTGTCGGCCAAAAGCGCAGCTGCAAAGCGGCCGTAAAACTTCCAGTTATAATCATTTTTAAAGATGCGATCGACGCCGAGGGACTCAAAATCATAGCCCGCATTATCTTCGTGAGCGTTAACCCACAGCCAGATCTGTTTTGGGGGATGGGTTTGAGCACGAATGGCCTCAATCTGCATGGAGAGGTTATACGGCCGCCTGTAGGCGTTTAGAATAACCGTAATGTCTTGAGGAGTTTCCCGAGTTGGTTCCCGAGTAATAGAGTCGGCTACCTTTTGAGCTACATTCACCCGCTCTGTGCGTGCAAAATCAATAAGCTCTTGTCCTTTCAGGTCTTTAAACCATGGCTCAGAAATACAGCCATTAAAATTATTGGTCACAACCCGACAATTCAGCATTCGCGCCTCTATAAGCATTCGATTAAAGGTCTCCAACACCGCTGGAAAGAAAACGAGCTTTTCACATTTACTCAACTGTTCCATAAAAGTAGCATAGCTGGGAGATCCTATCCTCGTATAGGACAGGCCTTTGCTCTCGCAGAACTCAACATTCCTAAACGTGTTCTTGGTCGGATTACGACTGTCCAAAACGCCGTGGGTAAATGTTTTCTCTGTATCTACCAAAGCTTCTATTATATCCAGATGTTCATCGGACCAGAGGCTCATCCCCAGATTCACTACATTGGCGCTGTTCAGGTTCTTTTTTATGACCTCGGCATGAAGCGCCGATTGCGCAAACACGTTCTTTGCATTAACGTAGAAACTCTGATTTCTCAGATCATTCTTCGAAACTAAAAAATTAGGGTATCTTGATGGATCCCGAGCTTTAATGTACTTATGATCGTGCTCCATGATGGAGTACACAGCGGGATTCTCTACAAACCATGATTTGGCTGGCGCGCCCAGTTGTATAAAATTGGAAACCAGAAAATGAAAACCAAAGTTTTTATACATCTCAAGATGTTTGGGACCAACTTCATGGGCCTTGAACCTAACAATCTTGTGGCCAGCGCTTTCCAGCAACGACAGAAGAACACTGTCGCACAGTTCGGCGCCCCCAGCAACCTCTCCAGCAAAAAAATCAGATATGTAGAATAACTGCACTTTAAAACTCTAGGACAGCATCCCCGTCTACAGGAGGCGCCGACACGCCTCCACACGCTTCCAGTACCGAATCGGCAAACTGTTTGTACATCTTCTCGGGAGTAAATTTATCGAGCACATGCTTTTGAAGTGCCTGCGCTTCGTTTCGGTAATGGCCCTGCTTATCAATTGCTTCACGCAAAGCGCGCTTATAAGAAGCCTCCTTAGGATAAGCCCACTGGGAGCCCTCCACGAGCATTTGCGGCACGCGGGCATATGGCTGAATCTCAGCCAGTTCGTAGTCAACCTTAATAACCCTAGGAACATCCTTGCCCTTCTTGTTGGGCTTGCAAATAAAGTCCATCTGGCCGCTCCATGTTACAGTAAGAAGAGGGAGACCATTACAGGCTGCCTCGAAGAGGGGGAGACCCCAGCCTTCTCCATGGCCGATGTTCACTAAGGCCTGCATTGTGGGGTGCAAATATAACCACGATAGATGATTCGGAGTCAGTTCCCCGTGCAAAAAATACACCTTACACTTACGATCGGGAATATCTAAACTATTCAGCACATGGTTGATGCGATGTGTAGTAAATTCTCGATCCATAATGCTATCTGCGGCAGTATTTGTCTTCAGTACTAAGCCGACATCTTCATCATCCTTAAATGTTTCCACAAACCATTTAAGAGTGTTTTCTACGTTTTTTCTGGGCGCCCATTGAGACATTACTAAAAAGTTTTTAGAGGTTGTAAACTCAACATCCAGTGGCTCAGGAGGCACGACTCCTCGAACGCAGTAGTTCACTACGTCGATAGGGACCTTTACGCTCCAGTCATCAAGAACTTCTCCGGTCTCTTCATTCGTCGCCTGATAAACGGTATTTTCAAATACTGACTTGGCATGATTAGAGACGACAATGACCCGCTCCATTGTCTCGTTCACTTTTCCGATCCACTCCGGGGCAACTTTCGTCGTTTCTATCCCGGCGGTGTACCCAATATTTACGGGGGTGATTCGTTCGAACTGATTCGGGACTGTAATTTGGAGCGATGCGTCAAACTGGCCGCCGGCTTGCATGAAGTGGTGGGTTTTTTGAAGCAGAAACTCAATCTCCGCTCTTTCGGGGGAACTCTCGGCGATGTTTTTCGTGGAGCCCCATGAAGTATTAATGACATAAACATCAAACAAATCCCGATGAGACTGCATCGCTCTAAGAGCGAAGCGTGACTGTTCGCCATAGCCAGATCGAGAGAGAAGGGGCCCTCTCATTAAAAGTTTTTTCTGCATTTTAGAGTACCCTCATTTCATATGGTGTATATCCCGTGCGGTTATCCCATGATCCGCAATCTTCATTCAATTGCGTAAAAAGATCATCCCAAGATTGCACGAAGTCGTCAAAGTTAAACTGCTTTAAAGTCCACTCACGAGCCTTAGCTCCCAGTTCAGTGCGTTCTTCGGCTGTCATATTGTATACCTTAAGCAGCGCATTTACAAAGTCTTCCTTTGAGATTCGATCTTCATAAATATAAGGAACAGACTGAGATCCAATGATAGATTTTGAGGTCGGTTCAATACCAACTCCAAAGCACGTTTCGCCATCCGAGATCTGGTCTTTAAGACCTCCGGTCAGTGTCACTATGATAGGCGTCCCGCAAGATAGGGACTCCAACGTAGAAAGGCCGAAGCCTTCTGCATCAGATATATTTACAGTACAGTCGGCGACGTTATAAATCCCGGCCAGGTCGCGAGAATCCACCTTTTCACGTGAGAAAAGCACCTCTCCTGAGGTGAGTCCCAGTTCGTGAATAATGGCTTCCAGGTCTTGACCATGAACATCCTTAACATCTGTGTGCATGATCAAGGTTGCCTTATCATGGCCCACTTGGTCCAAGAATTCTTTAAACCACCAAATCAAAGTACCAGACTGCTTTCGTCTTGCGTTTCTATTATTCCAGAAACAGACAAACTTATCTGTCAGGCCTTTCTGGTGACGATACTGTGCAATTTCGCCCGGAGGCATTGGCTTAAAGATGTCACCGTCCACAGCATGTGGAATATAACTGCTTGGTGTCTCGGGCGCAACTGTTTGAAGAATATCGTGAGTTAGCCGCGAGATGCAAGCCACATGATCATTTGAAAGATAAAAGGGTCGATTAAATTTAGGATGAGGATAGTTGTCCCATACGTGATAATACACCATCGGCACATGGGGTCGAATCTCATGCTCGATCTCCCAAAGCCACCCATAAAAACGAGGGTCGGTCATAAACCACAAAATATCAGGCTTTTGCTGATATATCATAGCTCTCACCATTTCTTGTGTACCATAGCCATCCACGGGCCAAATGATCCAGTCTTCTCCCCACTGCTCTGTATGTTGGGGGTCGTGACGGGGGTGTTTTATAGCCCCCCCAAAAGAGACAAACTGATATTTACCGGTTTTAAGCATCCCTTCGATAATATACTTTGTCTGAGTTCCAACCCCAGAGGGGGAAAGTGGATGATCTCCGATAGTAAAAATCTTAATTTTATTATTAGACATTAATGTGTTCCTTTACGGGCAATGTTCCGTTTTATACAATCTGCAACGATACGGCTTTAAACAACTCAAACGATTTTTAATCGTACGCCCCTGTAGAATATTATAGATTGCTTGGTATAGAAGTTTAAGAGCGTTTTCCGTTTTTTTGAGGCCGCTCGTTACCCTAAATAGTTCAACCCTGTTTTTACTGGCTGTTCTTTTAAGCAACGCGAAGTGAGTTTCTACCTTGGAAGGGTCGATTTTGTGCTTCTGGCAAAAGAAATGTTTATACAATGTTAGCTGATATGTCACAAGCTTTTCAGACTTCTTGCGAGAATCCCATCCCCACGAACACGTCTTCCAATCAAACAGGTGATAGGTGTCCCCTACTTTAATAACAGCGTCAACAAACCCTTTGAAATAAACATTAAAATTCTCAATAGGAACATACAACATTTCCTCTGAGGAAAAGACTTCATATTCTCCGAAGTATTCCTCAAGGGCCTTGTCGACCTCGGCCAGGATCTCGGGCCCCGCGGTACGCATTTGTTCTACGTTTTTGTCATTTACTTCAATATTCTTTTCTAACAATTCCTGCAGACGCTTATTGAAACCTATTTGGAATACCTCTGCCTCATCTATTTGTTCCTTGAGGAGCTTTTTTTCACAAACGTCATGAACTGCGCTGCCAAAGGCTGTGTATTCATTTCCTTCGAATGGGCTTACCTTTTCAACCCATGATTTTTGATGATAGTGTGGGCAAAAAGCCCAATCTTTAAGTTCAGAATAAGATATGTGTTCACGCTTGCTCATTTATTATTTCTTCAATCTTTTTGTGTAAAAGTGGGCTTATGTCTTTAACTGTTTTTGGGCTATCGAGAAAGTATTTCTCAAAACCATTTGCAAAATATTCCTGCAGCGACGTGGCACCATAAGGAGATACAAACAATCCCATGGTTAAAGACAGCAAAGTGGGATACCCGACTTCATCGGCAAGAAATTTATCAAACTTAGGATTATACTCTATTTGAGCATAAGCCTTGGGATTGATGTGGTATCCTTCTGCTTCAAGTATGTGTTTCAGTCGCGACCTTTTGCCCCTAAATTCGTCGACCAAATCCTTGTTATAAATTTGGCCGCCTAGGCGATCCTCCAAAGAGTGGGCTGTTTCATGTATAAAGTCTTCCATCAAATCGAAATTCGTTGGCTCTTGAGAAGAGATATATATAGCTCCATTTCTATATGTGGCATTACGGCCCTGTAGTTCTTTAAAGTCGCCAATATAAACCACATCCAAATCATGCAATAGACTTTGCGGGAGAATCTCTTCTACCTCTTCGCAAAAGGCTGGTATATCCACGCTTTCTTCGGGGGTGTTAAGCACAAAAAGCGGAATATTATAAATATAATATTCGTAATGGGTCACTGCTGGGTGCTTTCAACATCTAAAAGTGCCTGCTCATAACCGCGTAAGAAGTTTTCTTCGGCAACAGCCATCAAAAACTCCGGGAATTCTGCAGCAAATACCTGCACGGCCATGTCCACCGTCACGGCTTCCTCAGCCTCAAGTCGTTCGCCTATATAATTAACGACGAGTTCTTGTAGGCCCGTGTTGGTCTCGACAGCCTTTTCTAAATCGGGATTTTCATTTTCCATTATGGTCTCACAAATTCTGTGCAGCGAAGGTCGCAACTTTCGATCTCTCACCCTTGTGTAGGGTGACATGAGATGCCAGCTCAAACTTCTTGAACTTTTCGACGGCATGCGTCAACCCATTGGAGGTAGCATCGATATATACATTATCAATCTGTTCTACGTCTCCGGTCAACACAATTTTGGTTCCTTCGCCCACTCTAGTTATTATAGTCTTTAATTCGTGGCTTGTCAAGTTTTGAGCTTCATCAATGATGATAAAGGCATTTGAAATCGATCGACCACGAATATAAGTCAATGCTTCTATCTCTATTGTACCCTTTTGCATGTAAATGTCAAGGGTTACTTTATCATTTCCCATTAAAAATTGAAGATTATCCTGAATTGGCATCAACCAGGGTGTCATTTTCTCTTCCATAGTTCCGGGGAGGAACCCAATGTCCTTTCCTAGGGGCTGTACGGGCCGTGAGACGATTACGCGGGTGTATTGTTGTGTCATCTCGTCTATGGTCTGTTCAAGGCCTGCAGCGATGGCACAGATCGTCTTACCACTACCTGCTTTTCCGATCACACTCACGATTTGAATCCCGGGATCCATTAAGGCATCCATTAAAAACTGTTGTTCTTTGTTTCGAGGCTTAATTCCCCAAATCTTCTGACTTTTTAGTAACTGACGAATTGGCATGGCGTGGTGAACAAATCGTCCTAAAGCTGTCTTTTTTTCATTTGCATTTGAAACCAACATCACATATTGATTGGGATGAAGGGATTTATCATCTAAATACACGCTTTGCTTTTCATAAAACCTGTCGATTATCTGATCGTCTACCAATACAGTGGTATACCCTTCGTAAATGCTTTCGCTATTATCAACAACTTGATTATTTTGAAAATCTTCTGACGTAAGACCAACTGCATCCGCGATAACACGCATGTTGATATCCCGGGATACTAAGATTACTTTACGAGAACTTTCTCTTTGTGCCTTGAGGGCAGTCGCAATAATGAGATGATCTGGGATTTTTATATCTAGGTCGCGAGGAAGATCTTCGGGCTCGATACCAGATGCACTAATCGATTTAACAAGGCCTAGGCCCTTCCGGATTCGCACACCCTTGTCAATGGATCCTTTTGCTCGGAGGTCATCCCAAATACGAATAATTTTACGTGCCTGAGCACCTACGGCATCTTGACGTTTTTTGTGCTTGTCGATTTCCTCGAAGACCTTTAAAGGCACGTGGATATCGTTGTTCTCGAAAGCGTATATACACTCAGCATTTGTCAAATAAACACTAGTGTCTAATACGTACGTTTTTTTACGACTCATAAAGACCCTTGGCTTTAAATAAATAGAGAGCGCGGCTAATATTCTCCTTTCTTAGACACATCTCCGCCAGAGACTACTTCTACGCGGCTTGGAGTAATATCTACTCCATCTATTTCTGTTTCACTTTCCTTGATCATCCCTGATGAGTTAACTAAATCGGAAGAGCTTTGGATTTTACCTCCGCCAACGCTCCATAAAAGTTCTATACCCAAAGTCTGGCACAAATCCATTTCGGGAGTGTTGTTGACTTTACGGTCTCCTCCGTTAGCAAAGAAATCTGGTTTTATTCTTTCTAGGGCTTCGCATACCGTTCCGTCCGTGTCATCCACCTGAACAGTGTCGTGGACTGCAGCAAAACCACGCAAAATTTCACACCTCTCTTCGAAAGGCATAAAGATGTATCCTTTTTTTCTCATCAACCATTCATCTGAATTAACGATGACAACAACATTGCCGTATTCTGCGGCAGCGCGGATCATGCGCAAGTGACCTACGTGCACAGGGTCAAACCCTCCCGAAACACAAACAGTAGTGTAAGGAGTGCTTTCCGTGTTAGTCTTCATTGTCCGTGGTCCCGGGTCGCGATCGTACCAAAAGACGGTCTAATGCTTCCATTGACCGCTCGGCTTGCGCCAACTTTGCAGCTGCAGTGCAAACCTCAGTAACAACAGCCGGGTGATCAGCAACTCCAGTTACAGCATTTACATATAACTGAATCGTGGTCAGAGCCTCCTGTCGGTCGGCCTCAAGGCGCGCCAACGTGGCGCGGACAATTTGACTTCCTAATGCATTATTTTCCATTTCTTATCTCCTTTCGTTATGGTGGCTGCGGCAGACGCCGCATTATTCTTCTTGCAAGTATACTACATTTCCATCTCGTTTAAAGCTCTTTCTTTCTTCCGTCTCAATATCCTCTACCTCCCAAGGGAGCGGGAGAAGATCATGATGAACCATCACCATCTCTAGATAATTTAGACGATTATATAAAGTTATAATTCTCATTTTATGAGTTTTTAATACAGTACTAAATGCCCATAAATTTAAAACACTAGTTACCGCACCCACAATGAGTGCAAATATGGTCAATTCTAGTGTCATTTTGTCCTTATGTCAAGTTGGGATCATACAAGGATGCCTCTTTAGTTATCTCAGGCAACCCGTCTTCGCTGTCTCGATTATATAATACAACAGTATAAAGACCATTCCAAGTACCTGGCACTTTTTTTCTCATGAGCCGAGCATTTGAGTGTGTTTCGGCATGTATGTGAAGAGTTGGGCCTAAAGTACTGTGTTTGACTGTATAGGTACAGTCAGGCCCGAACTCTATGGCTGCCTGCAGTATAAGTGAGTCTCTGTTGTCGGGGTGCACTTATTTCTTCTTTCGTCGTGTTTTCTTGTGGAGTTTTTCAAATAATAACTTTTTCCACAATGTGCCTTCCACCTCTTCTTTCGGCATGTTTAAAGAATACAGACCTGCAAGAATGAGTCGTATTTCCCTGTTCGATAAGTAAACCGTTTTTAAAAAAGGTGGCAGCTTCTTTTGTTCTTGATCAGACATCTCTAAAGCGAACTCCTTGTCGTCGTGTTATTAATAACTAGTTCATTTTCGACTTCTTCTCACAGAGTTTCGGGAAGCTTGTGTAATACAAGCCAATGAGGATCTTTCTTTCCGCCACGTTTAATAACCTTGGCTTCAAGTAGCTGTTTATTAACACTCACTGGTTCTTCTTTTATGTGGTCGATTGCGGCGGCGCGACTGTCAAACCGATATTGCAAATATAAGACCCAGCCATCTGGGAGACTTTTTGCTACTTCGCGGTTTTGTAAAAGCGTAAGTTTGGTTGGAGACGTTTTGGCCACTACTTCTTTCTCCTCTTTTTGTTGAGTTTGGCTTTACGGCGTTTCTTTTCGGCACGTCTTGCTGCTGCCTCTTCTTCGAGTGCAATTGCGGGGTCAAGGCGCGTCTTTACGGCATAATAACGATTGTTAACTTTTCCCTGCCAATGAACTTTAACTTGAAGATTTTCCTCCATTGCTAGCTCCAAACGTTTTTGATCGGCCGCATCAAACGTAGGAAATCTCCCTACGATCGTCCACGCTGGGCCGTCTTGGTGAACTTTTTCTACTTCTTCAGTACTCATTTGTTTCCTTCCATAGATAAGTTGCTGTCATGGGCCAGTAGATCTCTTCACCACTGTCCACTACTTGTATTCTATAGACTGTAATAGATTTGTCAAGTACTAATCCAATAAATTTTCGATTATGCCCGTGCTCATTCACGCGCGCTGAATCAACACAAATGACCAAATCGCCTATGGTCGCTTGTTTTCGAGGCCGCTCTTGTCCCAACCACCCTGTGTCCATTTCTCATTCATTAAATGATTAAGTTTATTAAAATGCAAAAATCCCAAAGCATGACCTATCTCATGTTCCAAGACTGTATCTCTAACCTCGGGCTTCATGTATATGATTGCCCACTCAATTTCATTATGGTCATTATCTACATAAAAGTGAGTTTCAGCTAAATCTTCCTCATCCATTCGAATATCTTGATGGACCAGGCGTACTACAATATATCCCACCGGTGTCTTGCTTTTACACTTGTCTAAAGGATCATATTTATATTGAGTAGTAAAAAACCTATAGTTTAAATCTTTCCAAAAGCGTACAGCATTTTTTACACGCTCTTCACTAACCGGGGCATAATCACAAACAATTACCGTTGGAGTTCTTTTCCACGTGGCTACTTGAGGTGGGCGATCTTGAATCGCTGGAATTCGTTCGAAATTTGAGACATAATCACTAGCAGTTGCAGTTACAGCACCAAGGACCATTAAACTTGATAAAGCCAATATAAGGGCCCCATAATAAAAAAATGAAACCAGTTTTGCTTGGGATTTCGTTTTCATGCTTTATAATATTTAGTCAGAAGAAAGTATTTTATAGTAAACTGTTGATTTTACTAACGTTCCATACTCTGCGTTTTCAACGATTAATGTAATCATTTTATGAGAGGCGTCTTCGGGGCGCCAAATCATTTGAAGCCAGCCCTTCTCTTCGTCCCAGTTCCAATCAAACTGGTTTTCTTTTTCTTTATCTTCTGTAATGTGCAAACAATTATAAGAATCTGTAGTCAAAAGGCTTACTAGGTTATCATAGATCTCCAGGCCTGAATTTAGCGTTAGATCGCGCCCACAAAAATATAGGCTGTCTGCATGCTCTAGTTCTAGAAAAACAAGCCCTGAGAGCGTATCGGTTTCTACATCGCCGCCGCATCGCCACACTGCTTCTCGGCCGGGTGGAGGTGGCCATGGGTCGACCCAGGTACATTCAAGTTCGAAATAAGGGTCTCCGATTTCTAGAAGTTCCGGAGCGGGACAATCACTTAAACAACCATTCATTAATATTAATAAAACAACTAAATATAACTTATACATCCTTATATTAATTATATTATAATAATATTAATTGTAGGATACAAACAAAAAGTAGATTTTTGGTGGAGGTGGCGGGGCTCGAACCCGCGTCCAAAGCAGTTACTACTTCAAGTCATTCACAAGTTTAGTCAGTTTTTCTAAACAGACAAAATAGTCAATTTATTTCGATCCGCTGTATTGACAAAAGCGTACTCACTTGTTATGCTCTTCTTGAACACCTGGCGAAGAGCAACCAGGGATTAAGCAGCTAAGGCTAAATCGTAATCTGCGTCATTGGCAGTTAAGTGTTCCGGAAAAAGATTAACGTGATAATTCCAGCTTGCACGACTTGCACTATCCATCTTCCCTACTCTGTCGATACCATTCACCCCCATATTTTTCTTGACAACTATTCTAGAATCAGTTATTCTATATCAGTGTCGTATTCTTCTCTTATGTTATATTTTCTTTTCAAAGATTTAAATGTGTATTCATTTATTCCTAGTACCCTTGCAGCCTCTTTGTTGGTGCTAGTAATACTGATAACAGCATTATATAGTGCTTCTTTCGTGATGTCCACTATATTCGACCATAAATTTAAACCATACAGTCGCCCATTGCTGAGGCGACTGGCACATTCAAGCTTGAGGCCCAGTACTTCTTCCAGTGTTAGTGCAGAAAGCATTATTTCAAATGCTTCATTAGATTTACCATCTTTTCTCAGTTTATTTGAAAACGATAGATCATTGCAGAAACCCTGGGTATCAGATTTCTTTCGTATCATTTATAATAAGTTTTTTATAATGTCATCAAGGTCTAAGTGTTGCAACACTTCTTGGAGTTCGAACTCAGGAGCTTCAGTTTCTTCTCCTTCGAGATCTTCGGTTTCTTCCCCCTCAAGGTCTGCTTGCAGGGGATCGGGCTCGGCATCTGCAGCTTCGAGGGGCGCTTCGGGCTCGTCGTCGAGTTCATTTTCGTACTTTTCAAAATATAAAGCCAAGTTCTTAATGAGGTATTCTTCGAACATTGCCAGGTCTTCGGGGTTATCCAGGTCGTCAAAAGCAGTTAAGATATCTTTCTCAATCTTGCCAAAGTCTGTGAAGGCCCTATTACGTCCAGTTTTGTCTTCCCCGCTTAGGCCAAATTCTTCCTTCTCATCGACTTCTACCTCTTCTACCTCTTCTTCAGCGACATTGATAAAATCCGGATCATCTTCAGGCTTATCAGCGATATCGATGTCAATATCTTCAGTGATTTCAACATCTTCGCCGGCTTCCTTCCTTGATTCTTCTGGGGCAAGAGATTTTTTCACTGCGCTAAGAATATGGTTCTCATACGATCTGCGCTGCTTCGTCTGTCCCGTTGGAGGGTCTTCCTTTGTTCTAGTGGTTAAGGACTTATATCCTGTTTCAATAACAAACAAAACATTGGAATTCCTTAAAAGATCTTCAAGTGCGTTAATCCCAGTACTATCGTGTCGTGCTACAGACGCAACCGCGGACTGCCCTTCGCTCAAAAGATCTCGTATGATCTCTCGGAGTTGCAACTCATTCTTCTTCTCTTCGGACAGCAGAGCATTCTTTCGCCGCTTAACAATTTTAATTGCGCTTCTTATGTGCTCTCTGAGGATCAGCTCTTGTCTTAATTCATCACGATCAATCATTTCTAGCCCACCGTTATACCTAGTAAATAGTCAACTACTTCGTTAACTAGCTCATCTTCTTCTTGGAGCGGTTTTTTCTTACGACGTCTCTTTTTCTTTTCAGAACCAGTAACTTCGGGCGCCCTTCCTGAATATCCCCATCCGGTTCCGCCCATTCCCGCAGCTGTGGAGAATTCATTGATATTCATAGCGCTTGGTAATATTGATTTTACATCATCCACATCAACGTTTTCAGGTAAATGTAAACTTAATAGTTCATCGTTGTTTTCGCGTGCAGCTTTTCGCATCACAGATGCGCTTAAGTCAATCCCGTCAGCGCTTTCTACCGGGCAAGGATCCAGCACTCCCACTTTTACATTAAGAGGGTTCTTGTCGGGATTATTGGCAAACCAGTTTGCAAAATCCACAGCCCGCTGTGCGTCGGAGGGGCCCTTGGCGCCTACTTTCTGGCTACACCCCAGCACAAAGACGGCATCATCGCTGAATTGTGAGACAAACTCTTTATTTCCTAGCAACTCGAACGCGGCCCTCATCGGCTGGTTATGTTCGACGAAACGAATCTTAGGATCAAGACCTCCATACAGGTCAAATAATCGTTGAGACATCTCTTGCGTGACTCCCTCACGTGCCTTAGGACCGTTCAGTACCACAACGTTTTCCACATCTGGGTTATCTGCATAATAGTTGAGCATCGCATAGTGACCTTTATGAGGGGGCTTAAAGCCTCCAGGTATAAGAACCACGTGTCCGCTTTGTTGTTCGTTAAGAGCCCAATTTACAGCCTCTGCTAAAGCAATTTTCACGCTAGCTGCATTTTTAATAAGAGAAGTAACTGGTACGCCGGCGCGCAAGCTTTCGTACAACATATGATTTTTGTTTGTCGTTGCGGGAAGATTTTTTGACCACTCCAGAAGTGATTTAGTCACCGAAAAACCATCCATGCCCCAATATACTGTGAGGCTTTCGGCTTGTTGAAACTTTGAGCCCTTATCAACAGCGAAGTTTGCCTTGCTAAACTCTAGGCGATCAACAAATTTTACACCATTTCCAGCGTGGTCAACAGCCACATACCCCTCAGGATTGCTGGCCACTAAGTCACCAGATCCATCATCGATAAAGTGCTTTGTATTATAAACAGCATTGTTATATTTGCTGATAAAGATATTCTTGGCCTCGAACAAGAGCCGCGAGACTTCAAAGAGACTTAAAATATCTGGTCTTTTTTCATCAAAAGCCCGGACCATTTCTTCCCCTTTTTGGGTAGCTCTCATTCTGCCCTTTTCGGACTTTAAAGAATCAATCCTTTTTTCAAGCCGCGTAAGATACCAGGTTTTAAAGCCCTCAAAGGACTGTTCTGGATTTTCCAAAAACTTGCCACCCTTAATCTCACTATTGATATAAATGTTGAGAAGATCCATCGGCAGATCATCATAGTTAATTTTTTCATTTACTCCATCGGCCGCCGCAACCAGTTCCTTTACTTTCGCTTCTTCAGCAACTGTAAGGGTAACAGTACCGGTATCATCGGTGAAAAAGGCGTCATCGAACCAGACTCCAGGTACCTGATTCAGGCCACTAACATCGGCGCCGAACGAGGCTCCGCTGTCTAAGCCATCATAAGTGGTATGAAAAACAATACCAAATTTTGATTCACCAACTTCTTTGCCCAACTTAGAGTCCACCGGCACAGCATATGTAATTGTGTTTGGCTTAAACGTATAATGTGGCTCTCCATCAAGTTCGACCACATTTAACATTTCATCATCAAACATAAAGTCGCCTTGAAGAATTTTTTCAATCCCCAAAGAGGGCAAAAACCTTAATGCTTTAGTTAGCTTATCAACCAAACCCGGCGCGTGTCCATGATTTCTCTGAACATCTTCGGGACTATAGTTTATTTTGGGAATCTTGTTAAAGATGGATTTAGTTCCAACGAAGAATTTCCCATTTTCAGGGTTGACCCCTGCAAAGATAGCAGGCGCCCCGTCCCACTTAACAGAGGTTTGAACTTTTGATTTAGAGTTTCCTTTAAGTTCTTCTAGTAACTCTAGCAAAAAAGCCCTAGCCATTCCATAGCCCTTAGGACCTTGCGTTAAAACAAGCTCTTCAAGGTGTGTAAGATGGGTATTCGCCTTTCCCTCGTTCAAAAGAGACATGGGATGATTATTCCTTCTTAGATTCTTCTAGAATTTGGACCTGTTCCTCAAGCAGAGTGACCCGCTCTCGAAGGCGTCTAGTTTGTCTTCGAACTTCTGTCAGATTAGCTGTTGCAACTTCAATCCGGCGCTCGTCTCTCCTAGAACGAGGGACGATAGATTGTAAAACTTCGCCGATAGATTGAATATAACTATCTAAACTTGGTTTTTTACTTTCACCCAGCATGAACTCGCGAGTGAGTCGCCGGAAGTCCATTAGCTTACTTATCCGAAGCTGCAGATTTACGACTTGACTTTTTCGCCTTGCGTGCGGCCTTTTCTGCCGCGGCAGCTCGTGCAGCCTCTAACGCTTGCGCTTCCGCAGCTTCTGCGGCTTGCGCTGCTTGTGCAGCCCCCGCCTCAGCTGCCGCTGCTTCATCAATCGCCGCTTGGCGACGTCTTTTAATCCATGGTGCAACCATTTTACTTGGCCTCCTTTTTAATTCTCTCTACAATCCGGCGCGTGATTTCTTTCGCTTCCCGAACTGAGATTTTGCGTGGAAGTTGTTGAGTTTCTCCCAGTTTAGCTTGGGCCGCCTCTCTTACCTTGACAGGTCGAACCTTTGTAGTTGTCCTCGATAGATCTCTGCCTGAAACGCGTACTCCCACCGGCGGCGGCGCATCTTCTGCGGCATCCTCTCCAGCCTCTTCACCAGCAAGTTCCCAATCAGCCTTCTTGATGGCCTCAGCCTCGCCGGTATCATCGTCATCATCGCGCCAGCCCCAACCTTCTTCGATTTCCCCTCTACGTCGTTTCGCCGCCAGAAACTTCTTTGCCGCAGCGATTTCTTCGGGGGTGCTTGGTTCGTAAGCTTTATCTCCCAATTCTAGGCCTCCAGTACTCGGAGCAACCGTATGACCTTTGACGCTACTGTGGTGTCGTGGTCTTGTGGCCGTTCCCCCTTGGGCGATACGTTCCCAGGACCTCTTAGTTTCTTCCAGATCTTCGGCTTCTTGTCCTTCCCTGAAGTGGGTTCCTTCCTCGCCGTAGTCATAGGTTTCTTCACCCTCAGTCTTCTCATTAAGCTTTTCCTCTTCCGACTCCTGCTGCAGTTCGACACATTCGCCATCCTGCCACTCAAATCCTTCTTTGCATTCGCTGCCCTTGTCTTCCTTAAGAAGTCCCCACTTTTTCATCAAGAGCGTATTCAGCTCATTATTTTTCCACTCGTTTAGTGACATGTTTGGTTCTCCTGAATCCGAGAAATCAATCTCGATGTTAATTTTTCCTGTCTTAATTAGGTCCTCAAAGTCTCTAAAGATTAAATTACCTTTAGTATATGCTTCGCGCTCCATTTTACGCATGTGAGGATCCGTTTGTGCATAGCCCGGACCGGTCTCCTTATCTCCTAGGTCACCGCGACAATTTTGAGCATGATGAACAAGCTCATGCGACAAGGACCGTAGGATATCTTTAGGATGGCGCCCATCAACGTATAACACAATCTCTAGAGCCACAGGATCATAAAACGCTGTTTTTCCAAGCATTTTTGTAGCATTTTGCTCATCGCTTTGAAAAATAATAGATATGGGTTTATTAAATTGGAGAGCTTTTTGTGAATAAGGGAAAAAATTATCCACCATTTGCTCCAAATGGCCCAGGTCTCCGTGAGATTTATTTATACACTTATGCATTATTCTTACTTAAATAGTTGTAAACAGAAGAAAGAGCAGTCCCCATAGGTGGTAAACAAAAACAGAAATGTAGATGAAGTTGAGTACCAATAAGGCCCTGAAAATAACCTTTGTAAATCGCTTGCGAAAAAAATATAAAATCCAAATCCCTGCGGCACTGAGCCCTAACTTGGCCAAGACAAAAAGAAGGGGACTTACGTCCAAGAAAAACGCCATAATCGGGTTGGCTTCTTGGCCCAAGTCGTAAGCAACCCAACATATAGTAGCGGTAAGATCAATAAGAATAAAGATTGCCAGGATATATGCTAACCGGACAATTTTCTTCATTCATTAATCTCCTTGTTCTACCGTCGCGAGTTATCCATTTCTACAGCCTTGAAAATTTCTTCAAACTCTTTAGCAAGTCGATTAATTGCGGCTACTGTTTTATCTTCCAGCTGATCTTTGGAAGTATCATGTTTTCCGGCAGTTACTATTTGAAATAGAGTTTCTGCTTGCCGCGATAAATGATGTAAAGCCTGTGCAGTAAGATCGACAGGTTCTTCATATTCTGAGTCGTCTTCCCGATAGGGCATTTCCAACAGAACAGAACGTGAATTCTTGATTTCTTCGTTGATGAGGTCTTTAAGGCTTTGTCGAGTAATCTTCATTATTTAACCCTTCTTCTTTTTCTCTAAGTTGCGCACGATTGTATTGGCTATAGCTTTATCGCTAGGGACATTTAGCTTTCCAAATATAGAAGCTAGCGCATCTCGCAACTTAAGTGGTTGAACTCCCGGCGCGCCTAGTACGGTGAGCAATTGTTGTTCAATAGCCTCGGGAGTTTGAATCTCTGAGCTTGTCCCGGCCACCGCAATTCGTTTGGCGCGTGTGGATGCAGGATCCTGTTCTTCTGACACTTGCATGCTCATTGCATCCAACACGATTTCTTTATCGTCGCCGTCTAATGCCGCCATGGCTTGAAGAGCCTTTTGAACCTCCGCTACGTTTTTTACGCCGCGTGCTTTAAGTGCTGCATCGTCTGGAATACCTTCTTGAAACATTCCCACTGCATCGCCCATGGGCATTGCAAAGCCACCCATGCCACCGGTATAATTACCCGCCGCAGCACCGGCCGCATTATACTGCTGTTGGTCACGAGGAGGTGCCACAACGCGTTGGTCCGGCATTGGATGGGCGCCCATGTCGATAATACCATTCAAAACATTTCGCATGCATGCTGATGCTTTAAATGCATCTTCATAGATTTCATCGTAAACCGGGTCATCCAGCTCTACGATGAGTTTTTCAACGGCCTCACGAGCAGCTAGCGCAACCTCATAAAGTGCGTTGGCCTCGGGATCTCCCATATCCTGTTCTTTGTCCGAGGTATCGGCCGCGGGCATTCGATGAGGAACCCCTGCAGGCGCCGACGGTACCATCATTCCTCCGGGTCCATCATGTGCGAGAGCGCCTTCGACAAAAAGTTTAAGTTGTTTGTAATCTATAGTCATTTTAGCCTTTTCCTGGTTTAGCTGAGGCGGGAGTTGTTTCAATCCCCGGAAACTTCTTCTTTACAGCGCTATGCACTCTTTTAACTAGGCTTTCTAGGCTTCCATCATACCAACTCGGGGCCGAGGAATACTGATTGGCGCGTGAAAGGGCGTTTCTTCCGTGTGATTCATCAGGGATGGGAAATTTCCGTTCTTTCGGAAAGATAAAACTACTAGACGACATATCTTTTCGCTCCTTAGAAGAGAGTTTTTTCTCATCTAGTTGAGTTTCTTCCATCATCTCGTCCAACAAAGCGGACATGTCGAGATCAAACATTTCTTCTGCTTCTTCATTGGTCAAGACAACTTCAACCTCTTCTTTAATAATTCGATAAATATCAGCTACTTTAATTTTCATTTCTTCTAGTTCCTCTTCTGCGGGCTTTTCTCTTTGCCCAATTTTACTCTTTAAACTTAGCTTCCAATTCTCCCAATCTTGAAAATGCGCGTCTTTGGGAAACCCTTGCTTTTGAAGCGAATGCAAAACAAACCGAGATAGGCCATAATCATCAATCCATGTGAAGATGGGAGCTATCCACTCCCACATAACAGAAGCATCTACAGGGCTGGCGACATATAAGGCTGCCGTCAAAACCTTTAGCTTTAAATCAAGCGGCATTTTTGTCGACTTGTCTTTATCAATGGCAGCAAAATATGCGGCCGCAAGTTCGTCCCCGGCCGGAATGCCAGCCGTAATCGCACCGACGCCTGCACGGGCTCGTGCTGCTCCTCTGCTACCTTCGGGGGGAAGCTCACTTCCAGGCCCACTACGCCATTGCGACAAGAGGGGATCCTCTTCTTCGGTAAGCTGGCGCTTCATCAAAGCATGCAAGAGTTTATCGTTTTCGGAGCCCGGTGTTCCCCCCGCCATTTGGTTTACAGCTGCTAGAATTTTTTTAGCATGCGGTTTTAGAAGTTTGTCTATTATTTCTGGTTGAGTATCTCGTTCATGAAGAACTGAATAAACTTCTTTTGCAATAATGTGGGCAAGATTCATATGACGCGACTCCAGAGTCTTTTTAATTAGTTCTTTATCGAGTGTTTCTCAATTTTCTTCTGGCGTTATATAGACAGGCACTTGGCGTAATCCAAGTTTTTTGGCAGCCTCTAAACGATGGTGACCATTCATTACATGGTAAAAAGGCTCAGGAACACCCGATTTTGGCGCGCGCCCAACTTTTTCTGCCTGCGTTCTGTAAGTTTTAACTGGTTTTTGATTGCACACTTCTATGGGTTTAAACTCGCCCTTCTTGATATCTATCATTTTTCTTTTTATGATGTTATCACATTCCGAACTCGGGCAATTGTGATCTTTGCCGTGCCCCAACTCTTCTGTGGGCAAGACATTATCTATGTTTACATACAAGACCTTCTTGCTTTCCGATAAATCTTCTGAATTCTTTTCGGCACTTAAACAGTTAATCCACTTATTTCGTAAGAGTTCAGTCTCTTCACCGGGCACTGGGACATGCTCCCCTGCGATCCCAGAACCTTCAAGAGCCGCAAGCTCTTCTAGGTCGTCATCCCAATGTTTGGTGACTCCAAGCTTTTTTAGCATCTCTACTTTAAAATCTCCGCTCGTGTATTCAACGATCTCTATAGGCAGATCTAGTGCGGCAATAAGCTCTTCTGGTGTGGGAGCGTCATCCCATGGTTTTTTAGGACCTTCAAGTTTGCACCGCGATGTAACGATTACAACCTGGTGGCCTTCATCTGCCAATTGACGCACAATGTTGATGTATTTTTCATGTGGTCCAAGATACTCCACATCTCCATCTTCTAAAGTTTTATACCGGATAAGCGTGTTGTCAAAGTCAAACGAATAAGTGTTTTGTTCTAGGTTGTCTTCGTCTTCCACGACGATCGTACGTTTTTTATACCATGGTGAGTCATCCGGGGGTACTCCCTCTCCAAATCCTCGTCCTTCGTTAAGGAACCTCCGCCATTCTTTTAATATTTCTTTCATCATTATAAATATACCTTTTCATTCATTTATAGTATAGCAGCCCCGAAAATGATGTCAAGGATTATTTTTGTTGCGATGGACCATTCGCTCCAATAGTGGTAGTTTGCTGGACACTGCGGTAGTAAACATAAATGGCATAAAAGAGTGAACAAGACACTTAAGTGTCAAAATCTTAAACATGTACACCAACTTCCATGCAGCGAACATATGCTCAAAATAGCCTTCATTTTGGTCATCCAGGTGCTTCCGCCAATTTTCAAGCAGTAGTTTCATTATTTTTGCTGTGCCTTTTGTAAAAACGCTTCATAAGTCAGAGACCATTCCAAAGGAAGAATGTTTTTCCCATCCTCGGTTTGATCCCATTCGACAGAATAGGCGCTGTCGCCCTGCCCAAAAATGGCGCCCGAATCTTTACCAACTAGTTGCTTCTTTAATAAATCGACAGAGTTGGTTTTTACCGCTTCGCGAAAGTTACCGGCGTTCTTATAAGGAGAATTCGGCCCTAAGTCGGCCGAATCGGGAATATTGCCAGGCTGGACATAAACAAAGCCTGCCTTCACTCCGGCAGGTGCAGGGGTTAGGGGATAATCTTGAATATCTTGCATGGTAACATAGGTGCCCGCGGTGGCATCCTGAGTTTGTGCGGCCACGTCTTGGTCGTAGTCTTGCCAAGCTTTTTGGGTCTGCGCGGTGGCGCCAGCAACACCGCCAGTCGCAACGCTTAAGGCAACAGCAAGGGGAAGTGCTTTTTGTGTGACTTGCTTGCGAACCCAGGCCGCCTTTTTTGGCCCAACGAGATCAACAATTCGATCCCACAGCTCGCCCTCAGTAAGTTGTCCGGACTCATAAAGCACACAAATATCCTGTGCTTCGACTAAAAGTTGGTACCTTCTCCAGTTTTCAAGTAGGAGCTTCATTAAACGTTCCACCCATGTAAATAATTGGTCCATTTTTCCCAGATTGCTTGCATTACTGGCTGCAGTTCGCTTGTGTTATATCCACGCTCTATCGCATCGTTAAATATGAGATTAATTTTATTCGCCACAATCCGTTCGATATCTCCCCCAGTCCGTCGGGCCCTTCCGCGAGCACCAGCAAGATGTCCCCGAGTTTCTGCCTCGGATGCAAAGTGTTTATAAATGTTCTCTAGACTATCCCACTTTTCTTCACCCTCGGGAATATCACCTGTCAGCATATCTGTAGGATCACAGCTATGTTGTAGTTCGTGTGATAGGGCATCTTCCAACTCCTCTGTCAACCACTCTTCAAATGTCTCTATCTCCTCATATCCGCGCGGAATATTGAGGGTGATCACTAGGTTTGATTGTGACCGATCTTCAGGGACGCAAAGGTAAAAGGCCTTAATGCTGGCCTCGCCACGATCGTTTATCGCCACGCCCAGATGGACTTCATTAATTGTTTCATAGTTCGCGAAAAGGGCGCCTGTGTCCAATATAGTGATTGCTTCACCACCGGCCGTTTGTTGGTTTAAGTGCTCAATGGATTCCGGGCGCAAAAGAAGAGAAGATATCATCTGATTCAGCTCTTCGCTAAACTTGATGAGATCGGGCTCAGTATCGGCAGCCTCACTGATACCTTCTTTTAAATCATCGTCCTCGTCCCATTTTGAACTGAACACGGATGAATCGATAATCTTGAAGTTATAATCGTCGTCATGACCAATGTTGGAGCGGTTGATCTCATATTTGTCGATTTCGAATTCATGCATTGCCTTGCTGAGTTCTTGGTACGCTGCGCCCGCAACAGGAGCAATTATTTTTTGAAGTTCTAGGGCCTTTCTGTCTGCATCGCTGGGGTCGTCAGATACATTGCCGAGCGCAATCTCGCGATCGGCACGAAAAGAGTCCATGAGGCGCCCCATAATGTGAAAGGGATCTGCCGGATTAAACTGCTCCCCCAGCTCATCTGCGACTTTTAATAAAGCCTCCTGCTCTTTGGGGAAAGATTGATCCAAAACTTTCTGCATTTGACTTGGCCAGCTGATTGGGCGAGTCTTTTCCATTACAATCCAAGAAAAATCATCCGCATGTGCATATGCTTTGGGAAAGATGAATGGGTAACGCTTTGCTGTCTCAAAGTCGTCCTTGTTCATCTGCATTTTATAGTCGTCAGAGTCATGAATAACTTTGATGACATATTCAGGGTCTCCAACGGGCTTGTACACGCTGCGAAAAGAGCCCCTTCCGATCCTTATGAAACGATCAGATTCTACGATGGCTTGGATTTCTTTTAAATCATCCGTCGCTTGGATTTCTTTGAGCCACGGGAAATGCTGGGCTTCGCCTTCTGTGAGATACTTCCGCCAGTTTTCAAGTAGGAGTTTCACAAAGAAGCTCCAAATCAGAATTAAAAGCTGCCTCTATTTCAGCTAACCCGCCAAACTCTTCCCAGTCGCCCCAGTAGGCGGCGGGTTTTAAGGTATCCTTGTGATAGGCCACAAATTTCTTTACCATTTCGGCCACATCTTGAAGATCTCCGAACAATTCTTTAATAGCCTCTGCTACTTGGCCCCCTCGAAGCATTGTGAGAATCTGTTGAATTTTTTCTATTATCTCCGGGGTCTTTGCCACCTTATCTAGAACATAGCCACCAGTTAGCTTAAACAATGCTGTTAATATCATTACGCCAAGCTCTATGTGTTTGCGCGTCATTAAAAGTCTTACGGCAGCGATTTCATTGCGAACCTGGTGTTTCCCAATTAGCCTCTTTTGTCGAAGCTTATTAAACAAATCAACCAACTTAGTGCCTAATGATTTAACGAACTTTTGGGCGTATTCAATTCCCTTATCTTTCATCTGGGTCATTTTGGCTTTGGTATAATCCCAAAGATCCCCTAAGCCTTCATGAAGGTCTTCATTTAAGAAGTCCAAAATCTCTTGTTCACTAATCGTAATGGTTGCAGGATCGTTATAGGCTTCTGTAAGAAACTGATCCCACTTAATGGAAGTGAAATTTGACATACACTATAAATAGTATTATAGCGTCAATAACCAATCAATTGAGTGTAATATCTCAGCAGGATTATATCCTCGATCAATATCGCGCAGAACCATTTCGCCATCAATATAATAAAACGTTGGCCAACCTGAAAGAGCCCAAGTACCGCCTCCACTTTGCAAAATTGCCCTACTTGCAGCGACCACCGGAGAATCAGTAAGGTTATACTCATTCGCCCAGGCGGCAACATCTGCTTGCGTTGGGACTGACCCGTTGGCTGTTTCTATCAAGACGGTCACATAGATAAGTCCAGAGTCCCGGTAAAGATCTTGAACTTCTTGCGCATGGGCCGCCGCGGCTCTACAAGGCCCACACCAGCCCGTAGAGAAGTCTAGAACGATCGGGCGCCCATAGTTTGCATAAAGCCCGAAAGTGTCTCCATTTTGATCAGGGCCCATGAGATTGCATGGGTGGTCTCCCTCCTCTCCCGAACAAGTATCCCAAGTGATGGGGCTTGGCGGCAGAGTATCCCACGGGTCCACATCGTGGATCCCTTCTAATGTGGAAAGAAATAGGTCGTCTTCCACGTCCGCTGGTGAAAGATCCTTTTGATTGTCGTCGAGGTCATCAGAAACTGTGGTTTGAGGCGCTTGGCAGGCGCCAACTAACAGACAAAATATTACTAAAATCATTCGTAACATAATAAAATACCTCCTATTTTTAACTAGGAGGCATTTTAGTTAACTTAAAATAAGTTGTTATATTTTATATTTAATCCAACCCCATCGCTTACGAACTGCGAGTGCGTCTTCGTTGTCATCCAACTCATATGCTTCTTGCTCAAATGGATTTTGATGATAGGCCTTCTTTCCATCTCTATATTTGGCAAATCCAATCAACCAGCATAATCCATAGCATATCCACTGCAATAAAAACAACATTTCTAATTGTTGTTGATAATGGATGGCCTCGTGCCGTCGTGTTCGATCACTCATTTCTCCACGACAAAATACCCAAAACGCAAAGCTAAATGCCCAGACGTTTATTGGGGCAATTTTCGATAGCCAAACAGGCAATTTGCTATTTTCGAAATACCACGGCTCCAATAGTTTCATCGGTTTCATAGTTTGTCTCCTAAAGCTTAAATAGGGACACGATGCGCCAAACTCACCTGGCGCTTAAGTGAAATCTTTAGGGTTGCGATACTTGAGCCGAACGCGCTCAGAAATAGGGATTGCCTCTCCATCTCCATCGATTCTTACAAAAGTCATTTTAGTACAAACCACGACTCTTTGAGTGCCATTATAAACAGAATGTCTCCGAGCCTCCATGCTTAGTGTAAGTGAAGTTTTTCCTATTTTTTCGACCTCGCCGTAAATCTTAATAATTTGTCCCGGCCGAACCGGTCGCTCAAACGTCAGGCCTGAAATATGTTTGGTGACCATACGGGGCGTATCGGCAGCTTGGGCGGCGTATGCTGCAGCAGCTTCATCAAGCCACGCCAACATAACACCACCAAAAAGGTTTCCGTGGTACCCTACATCACTTTTCTTGACAAAGTGTGTCGAGATGAGTTCCATCGATTTTGCTTTCATTTTTAGACAACATTTTTTCATGAACTGCTTTAATCTGGGAGCATTGTCCCGTACTTTCGCACAGTTCGTTAACTTTCGCCTGAAGGGTTTCAATTTTTTGGCTGAGTACTTCTACAACCGATGTAATATCATCTAGAATTTGTTTATTAGAGTCCATTTTGTTCAATTTCCATAATCATCATAAAGTGAGCTTCAGCGATTTTCTGTCGCATGCTAGGACACATTAAGGCCTTTGCATCACTTAAGTTAGTCATAAATCCATTTTCTGAGAGGATAGCGGGCATGTGGGTCTTTCTAAGCACATAGAAGTTGGCCCAATTCTCGTTGGCCTTGACTCCACGATCTTTCATACCCGTAAGGGTTGCCAAATGTGGCCTGAGCGTTTCAGCTAGCATTTTTCCGCCTTTTGAGCGATAATGATGAAAAATAGAGACTCCATTAGCAGAATTAAACTCTTTTCCATTTCCAAAAGCATTTGCATGAACAGATACATAAATACTGTTTCTATTTTCTTTATGTAACAGGTTCGCCTTAGTCACACGATGTCGAAGCGACAGGTCTTCCTGTGTATCGACTAAGTTTACCACATTTACTCCCGCATCTATACAAAGATTAATTATTCGTGACACAACATCTCGATTAAAGACACCCTCATATAAAATGGACCCATCTTCAAAAAACGGTGATCGTTTTCCGGCAGTTTGATAAACGCCATCGATAAGACCCCCGTGTCCTGGATCCAATAGCCAAGTATATCGACTCATCATAGATTCCTCATCTATAACTAGAATGAGCGCCTTATAAGTACTCTTTCCAAGATAAATTAGCTGTTTTAGCTATTCCGATGCGTTTTTGGATGATCGACCGGTAAGAAGGCTTCTTTGGGCGCCGAATTAGTGAAACTGGAGCATTTTCGACCAAATAATCACGTTTTTTTTGATTACAAGGCTTGCAAGCGGCCACAACGTTGTCCCACGATGATAATCCGCCTTTTGACTTCGGAATGACGTGATCTAGGGTTAAATCGGGCCCCCGAAAGTGTTTTGCGCAATATTGGCATCGATTTTCGTCTCGAATAAGAACATTCTTGCGTGTACAGGGCAAAGTGAAGAATTTTTCGTCAATATACTTGAATAAAACGATAACAGAAGGAATTTCGAAGGCTTTTGTGGATGAATGGACCCATTTTCCCGAATATTCGGCCGCCCAGGCCTTATTTAGCCACGTAAGTAGGAAAGCTTCCTCCCATGGAATAATTTCAATGGGTCTGAACGAAGAATCGAGTTTCAAGACAGAAAGATTGTCCATTTTTATCCTTTTTAAGTGATTTCGGTGTTGACACTAACGTATATATGAATTATAATAGTTAATAGTTCCCCTCTTAAGATAATTAGTACATGAGCGTCTTCCGTAAACACAAATCCATCGTCGATCGCGCTGCAAGTGATCGAACGAGACACAAAAAGAAGATTGAGAAAGCAATTAAAGAGTCTATCAAGGACGTTATAGCCGAAGAATCGATTATTGGCCAAAATGGAAAGAAAAAAATCCGAGTACCGGTCCGTGGCCTTAAAGAATACCGATTTATTTACGGATCTAATGAAAATAACAAAACTGTAGGCTCCGGAGGCGACCATTCACTCAAAAGAGGTCAAAAAATCGGCAGAAAGCGCGCTGAGAAGGGGAAAGGACAAGGAACCGGCAAAGCAAGTAATGAAAAGGGCGATGAATACTACGACGTAGAGGTCAGCTTGGAAGAATTAGCCGAATATCTCTTCAATGATCTCGAATTACCAGATTTAGAGAAGAAACAGTTCCGATTTGTCTCTCAAAAGACCATAAAACGCAAAGGATATCGCTTTAAAGGCATCCGACCGCGTCTTTCCAAGAAAGAAACACTAAAAAGGAAGATTCGAAGACGCAAAATGGCCGAAAAAATCGGCACATACGATCCCGAATCGGATGAACGCTTTCCATTTCACAAAGATGACCTAAAATATCATCATATTAAGCCAAAAATAAAGGAAAACAGCTCCGCGGTAATCTTTTTCCTGATGGATGTCTCCGGATCGATGTCCCAGGAGCGCAAATACCTCGCCAGAAGCTTCTTTTTCCTTCTATATCAGTTTTTATACCACAGATACGAGAAAGTTGACGTAGTTTTCGTCTCACATTCGACCCATGCCGAGCGTGTAACAGAAGAAGACTTCTTTAAAGTTGGAACATTTGGTGGCACCATTGTTTCGAGTGCCTTGGAGCTGGAATTAGAGATTGTAGATAAGGAATATCACCCAAATAGTTGGAATATTTACACTTTTTACTGCGGCGACGGCGAAAATTGGCACTCTGATAACGAAAAATGCATAGATTTGTTCAAACAGATTAAAGAGATAAGCCAACTTACAGCATATTGTGAGATAAATGAGGCATATCAGGGGCTAGCCGACGAAGTTGATAAAGATGACCCCTTTCACGGCACCCCATGGGGCACTTTTTCTGCATGGAAAAATGAAGAATCCGACAATTTATGGGCAAAACTTACTCCTATTTGTGAAAATAAGTTTAAAAAAATAATGATCGGCGAGTCATCTCATATCTGGCGCGCTTTTCATGCATTATTTGGAGGAAAATTCAAGAAATGAGCACCTGGACAGAGGCCGATTTGGTTCATTGGGATGAAAAAATCATCCGAGTAGCAGAAGATTTAAACTTAGATTGGTATCCAATCGATTATGAGATCATTGACTATCAAGAAATGTTGGGCGCCATGGCCTATGTAGGTCTTCCTACGCACTATAGACACTGGTCTTATGGTAAGGAATACGAACGAACCCACACATTGTACAATATGGGACAAACAGGCCTTCCTTATGAGATGATTATCAACTCAAACCCAAGTATAGCCTATCTCATGCGGGAAAATGCTCTCTATATTCATATACTTACGATGGCACATTGTGTAGGTCACAGTGATTTTTTCAAAAATAATCGCATGTTTGCTGATACTAACCCAAATCACATCATCGATAAGTTTAAAGCCGCGGCAAAATATGTACGTAAGCTAATAGAGGACCCCTCGATTGGTATCGATAACGTTGAGAATATCTTAGATGCCGCCCACTCAATAAAATACCAAGTGCCACGATTCCCAGGGATTACTTATCGCAGTCATGAGGAGATTTTAGCCTCAGAAAAGCTTAGAATGGAGGAAGATCCCGCATATCTGCCGGATTTAAACCGAATTCCACTAGAACCAGAGTATAATGTGTTGAAATTCATTGCTGAACACAGCAAACACCTTGAAGAATGGGAGAGGCACCTATTATTAATCGTTGAGGAAAGCTCAAAATACTTCATCCCCCAGGCACTCACTAAAATTATGAATGAGGGCTGGGCTTGTACCATCCATTATAAGATTATTAATGAACTCAACTTGCCAGACTCTCTTCATCTCCCATTTGTAAAATTACACAACCAAGTTGTCCGACCACATCTGGGAACATTAAACCCCTATCACCTGGGGTTTAAGCTTTTTGAGAGGATTATCGAAGAGAAGGGAATGGAAGAAGCGATGCATATAAGAGAAATCCATAATGATATTACCTTTTTACGATTCTATTTAGATCAGGCCTTTATGGAAGAGATGAATTACTTCAGTTATTCCTTTAAAAAAGATAAAAAGGGGAATACAATTGATGATGTGTCAGACACTCAGGGCTGGGAAGCTGTGCGTGATGATTTGATCAGCAATGTAGCTCTTAATCGTATTCCTACTGTATTTGTGCAAGAGCTGGAAAAAGATAATACGCTTTCTCTAGTTCATGAACATGACGGCAGGGATTTAGATTTAGCATATGCCCAAAAGGTGTATGAGAACCTTCAAAGATTGTGGGGTGATAATGTACGCCTCACTACCACGGTGGAAAATGAAATATGGGAGTTTTAAAAAGCATGAGTACCACAGATAAATTTTTAGAAAATATTAAGCGTCACCAAGAAAGCAAAGAAGACACTCGATTTTCAGGTGTTTTAAAAGATTATTTGCTTCTTTTAGAAAATAATAAAGATATTGCCTCTTTGGCCCACAAGCGATTATATAGTCGCATCATAGAAGAGGGGATGGTCACCCTTGATGAAACTGACGATCGATGCAATAAGCTTTTTGACGGAGAACCGGTAAAAGTTTACAACTATTTCAAAAGCCAATTCTTTGGTATGGAGCGGGCCCTAGAAAAGGTTATGCGTTTTCTTCATTCTGCCTCTATGAAAGGCGAGGAAAGCCGCCAAGTACTCCTTCTGCTGGGCCCAGTGGGCGCTGGTAAGTCCGCATTGGTCGAACACATAAAACACGCCCTAGAGATGTGCGAGCCGGCTTATAGTCTGGAGGGCTGCCCGATCCGCGAGGAGCCATTGCATCTAATCCCTCGTTCTTTGAGAGCAGACTTTGCAGAAGAATACGGCATCTCTATTGAGGGCGATTTATGTCCCGTTTGCCGTCATCGCCTTTTAAATGAATACGATAGTGATTTTACCCAATTTCCCATTACCCAAACATCATTTTCGATTCGTGGGCGCAAGGGAGTCGGCGTGGTTCCACCAATGGATCCCAATACGCAAGACTCTAGCCTCTTGATCGGCTCCGAGGATATCTCTAAGCTTGATCTTTATCCAGAAGACGATCCCCGGGTCCTCAGCCTCAATGGCGCCTTCAATGTAGGCAATCGCGGCATTGTAGAATTTGTTGAGGTTTTCAAAAATGAAATCGAATTTCTTCACACTATGATTACTGCCACCCAGGAGAAGAATGTACCCTCTCCAGGAAAGCAAGCAATGATTTATTTTGATGGAGTCATTCTCGCTCACTGCAACGAGGCAGAATGGAACAAGTTTAAGGCTGAGCACACTAACGAAGCTATTCTAGATCGTATTGTTCGTGTTAACGTACCCTACTGCTTAGAGTATGAACAGGAGGTAAAGATTTACGAAAAACTCATAGGTCGATCTGACTACAAATGTCACATCGCCCCTCATACTCTAGAGGTGGCGGCCATGTTTGCTGTTCTTTCACGTTTAAAGAATTCCAATAAAGCCGACCCGCTCACCAAGATGAAAATCTACAATGGAGAGGAAATCGTCGAAAAGGGTCTTATCAAAAAGATCGATATTAAAGATCTCCGCGAAGAGGTTGAAGACGAGGGCATGACAGGCATCTCGACGCGCTTTATTATGAAGGCCATCGATGCAGCATTAGCTGATTCAACTAAGAGTATGATCACTCCTATCTCAATTCGTGATTCGTTGATTAAGCAGGTTAAAGAACAAATCGTAAATCCAGACGAACGCGCACATTGCCTTCAGTTTCTCCAGAAGACACTTCATGAAGAATACCTGTCTATTTTAGAAAAAGAAATTACAAAAGCATTTGTCACAGCTTATGAAGAACAGGCTGAGTCCTTGTTCAACAACTACCTGGACCATGCAGAAGCCTATGTTAATAATACAAAGGTGAAGGACCGAGTGACCAATGAAGATATGGAGCCAGATGAAAAGTTCCTGCAATCGATTGAAGAACAGATAGGAATCAAGGGAAGCTCCAAGAATAACTTCCGGGCTGATATTACTTCTTACATGTTTGCCAAGTTACGACGTAAGGAGGTCATTGACTGGCGCTCCTACGGCCCATTAAGAGAAGCAATCGAAACAAAGCTTGTGGCATCGGTTCGAGACATCTCAAGAATCGTCACTAAAAGCAAGAGCCGCGATGTGAAACAGCAAAAGAAGTTTAACAGTATGGTACAAACTCTAATAGACGATTATGGTTATAATGAGGATTCCGCTGAAGAAGTAATTAAGTTTGCTTCGAATAACCTATGGCGCGACTCATAAACTCCCACTTTTGTTGAGGGCGCCAGAAAGAGGAGAACTTAGGTTCTCCTCTTTTTTTGTAGTAGGGATAAGGCCGTCTAGTTTGCACCATTGATAGGTTTGAACAGGGTGAGTAAACAACACTCGAACCCATGGGTTACTTTTGTTTAAATCATCAAATATTTCGACAACAATGCCCATTTGTCCATATCGTGTGGATTTAACTAAGTCACCAAGTTTCATACGCCATTAAATAGTTCCACGTTAATGGAATGTGCTGTCGTCAGTCTTGCCAAATTTAGTCATAGCCAAAGGATCCCCACTAGCCAGATCATGATTAAGAGAGAGTATCAGCTCTTCAGTAGTGGGATCCACATAGAGAGAGACATATTCTTCTTCGACATTTTCGAAATCTGATAAGTTAAGTCGCATGGTACCTGACTTCCCGATCAACACGGTTATAAGAGACGAAAGCAACGGCGCAGCCCCAAGCTCAGGGATAGAGCCCTTGGGATAGCCGGGCGAATTTATGAGGGACATGAAAGTATTATCCTCCGACCCGTCGCCAAAAATTTGTTGTGTTTTTTCGAGCAAAATTTTGTTTTTAGCAACTTCTTGCTTTACATTGGTCATCAACCTTTCTAGTTGATCATAAATAAGTTTATTAACTTCACGTACTTGGTAGTTACGGTAGGCTTGATAGCCGACCCACACCAGGGCCAGCAGCAATACAGCCGAAAGAATAATATTTAAAGTTAGCATAATAAGATGCCCCTTTCTATAAATAGTCAAAAATCCGCGATTTTTTTGGCGTAATTTTTTTCTCCTTCTCTCTTAGGGGCAACGCAGGCACATTAACGGAAGATATGTCTATATCGTACCCCCGCACCTACTTCAAAAAACACGAGAAATATAGACAACTCTATAAACCAAGGATACCATTTGTTGTGGCCTACTTGCAGGTGAAGCCCTAAGATCTTTTCGTGGATACGGTTGAAGCGGAGAAAAGGGATAAGCACTATATATGAAATAGTATCCAGGTGATCGAACCTACAATTGTAGCCGAGCAGATCCAAAAGATGGCAGCCGTAATATCAGGATTTTCTTTAAAAAAGGTGCGCATCATAGACGTAAATAGGCGAGAATACACCAGAAAGTATTAATAAGGTGTGAAAATACTATGCATTTAATGTGCCAACCTAAGGTGTGTCATCCTGGTTACGTCTGAACTTGCGTGTTCTACGTGCACGTTCCAATTGCGCGCGCCGGGACTTGAGACGCAAAGATTCAGGGGGATACATTTCCTCAAAGGCGTTGCGTGCTTGCTCTATAACACTAGTAGGTTTCTGAGAATCCTTTTTGCACCTTTTAGCAGCGCGCCACCCCAAGTAAACGAGTAGGCCACCAGGTATAACGATCGCGCATATAAGCACTATGGCATGTACAAGAGGGTGGCCCATTGCGTCTCACTGCTTAAGCCTACTAGTTATTGCTTCAAGAAGAGGCGCGCCGAATGTGTCCCACAATGCATGCAGTATTCCTACTGCGCAAAAGACCCATAGCAGCGCTGTGCCAGTAAGTCCTCCTACAATGAGGATGTCTCGCAAGATCTCCATGTCCATGTCGTCATCTCCCCTGCGCATGCGCAATGCTAGCGAGAGAGTTCGCGCTAGCGGTCGAAGGCTTGCTGTCTGCTTTGTACAGTTGTGGGATCGCCGTATTCGTCGCTAAGCAGAGCTGCGACGTAGTCTAGTGAGACGTCGATCTTCTCTAGAGCGCGGACAACGCGACGGAGCGCGTCATCGACCAGTCTTTCTAGGAATTCTTCGGTTATTTCTTCTTTTATGAGATTTTGCATAATGGCCGCCTTCTCAATAACTAGTGTTTTTCGCAGCTTAAATGCAAAAAGTCTCAAAATTAGCCTGCGCGTTGAAAACGTACTTAGTTTGTTCAATCGAAGCGGGTACTTGCATAGCACATACATTCGGGGCATACCGGGGGGGGAGGGGGGTACCATATACTATTTTTAGCTATTTTCTAAGTGGCTGTTTTTACTATGTTTTTATTAGGTTCCCACGCTAAGCAGCTAAAAACAACAAAGCCCCGGCCAACTTAATGACCAGGGCTTGATTGCAACGCTAGCAGCGTTGGAAATTAACTAGGAACGCTTGTTGTGCTTGCGCTTGTGCAATGGAAGCACGGCAAGGTCAAAGGTTACAACGTCGCTAGCCTCGGAACCGTCAAGGTCGGCTTGCAACTCTAGGACACGAGCGCGAAGGTTGGAAACCTTTGCAACGTTGTCGGGGTCAATACCAACCAACTCGCAGGCTTGCAGGGCACCGTCCAACTTAGACTGTGCATCGGAAACCAACTTAGCACCGGTTGCATCGGTTGCGGTAAAACGCAGGACTCGGTTGGTAAAGTTGCGTTCCTTGACAACTTTATTAGTAGCCGGAACCAACCCGCTAGCGGTTTCCAACATAAGCGCGGAACCTTCCGCGTTCAAGTCGCCGTGGGAATCGCGCACGAATTCCAATGCACTGCCAACGTTGGAGAATGCAACCGGGCGCTCGTCATTAGAGTTGGTTACGAGAAAAATGTTAGTGTTGTTTGCCATAGTATTGGGTCCAATCCAATTTAGTGTTTTGTGGGGCACCGCGCCCCAACTGTTTATATAATAGCATAATGCACGGAGAAGTCAAGCATTACTTTGTCAAAGGTTTGCAAACTGTTTGTCAAGCCCTTGTCGCTGTTGTTGTCGCTGTTTCCCGTGCTGTTCATAGTAATAATATAGCACACTGAGCGGAAAAGTATCGGGCATAATTGTGCCCGATCGAATTGTGATTCTCGATGCTTGCATGCCGCAAGGGAATGCTTGCGTGTGCGCAGCTTCTGGCTTATCTTTTGTTGTTTGTTGTCTCGCGCAATTGGCGACATTGCGCTAGCGCCGCGAACATTAGTTGTGGGCTGCATGCAACTCACGATGTTACGCTTGCAGCACACAAGCAACTCACGGCATGCCGGGAATACTCACAAACTCACGCCTTGACTTGTGCCAGTTGTGCCTGTACTATATCAGAGCATTCGCATACCCACCATTTCCCACAATGATAGCATGATGATAACAATGTAAGGTACTAAATACATTTCCATTCATTCCCCCTAAACCGCTTTCGCCCATTCGACAGGCCGGGACAACACCTTGAAGCGCATGATCTCGCGACAGTCATCTGCATAGTGATTGGTAAAGGGCATTTCCCATTCGTGGATGTTACTCGTGTTGGCAGTCCAGTCTACACTCACCTTACCAAACTGATCGACTTTCGTTACAATCCCCAGGACACTTCCCGTGTAATCAGTCGTTACCTTTCTAAGTTTCAATAGCTCGACTGTGACCAAATCTCCTGGCAAGATTTCTGCAACGATTTTTTGCAACTTTTTCTGAGAAGATTTCTTCTGTGGTTTTCTCTGAGGATTTCTCTGAGGATTTCTCGCTGCCTTTTTGACAGTGCTCGCTGTGATTTTTTTCTGTGGCTTTTTCTTCTTTGTTGTCGCTGCCTTTTTCTTGCCTGCCCATGCGGTCCAACACGCATTGGCGCAAACCACGTTGCCGCTCTTTGCTGTAAACTTCTTCGCCTTGCAGTGCTTGCAATTCTTTACAAACTTTTCTGCTGCTTCCTGTGCTTTGATTGTCTTGACAAGTCCGGTGTTGGTCGTGAAGATTTCTGTGGTTATCTCGCGCCAACTCTTCTGACGATTTACATAGCAGAGTTTTACTCCCACCTTGCCAACGATTTTTCCTGTCTTGCTGTCAATGCCGGAATCCACAACCACGCGCACAAACTTTGCGCTGGGATGCTTGCGGCTATAAATGATGCTTGTGCCCTTTGCGTTCTTCTTGTGGGGGAAGAAGCCTTCGGCTTTGAGGATTGCTTTTCGCTGTACGACTGTCATTTTATTTCTCCTGTTGAAAGTAGCTCAACGTCTGTTACTTTTTCCCAACCTGCGCCGATGCCGTAATCCTTCGGGAAGGCAGTCCAATGAACAAAAATTTCCCGCGATTCGCCGCGCAAGCGGGCTCCAACTGTCTGGGTGCGAGATTGTGTGATGATGCCGCAAAGACCGGGATAATTGGTCTGATCGCGCCATTGAACGAAATCACCGACTTTCATCTTATTGCCTTCCTGAGATTGCAAAGTGGTTCCCAAGACTTTGTGGTGTCGGTGTATTGAACAAAAGCGAACTCGGCCTTATGGTCAATTTCCACAACAACGCCAATCTTGCGATGGAAATAAAAGCCATGCACCAAATCGCCAATTTGAATGTTCATGCCTCGCTCACAAGGTGAAGTTCTGTGATATATTCTTCTGTGGTCGCGGAATTATTCCATGTGAACCATTGGACTGCGACAACGTAAGGTCCGTTTGCGTTCACTTGAACAATTTTGACCACGGTGCCTTTATCGATGCGTAGCGAGTCGTCCACAATGTCCCCAACTTGTAGAAGTGGCTTTCCCCATGCGTCTGATTTTCTCATGGGTAGCGATTCCCGCCTTCTTTGCGGTCCCACACATCTTCTGAAAACTGTTTGGCAAAACGAAGGCCAGTGCCATCGGTGGCGGCGTCTTCGTTCTCGACTTCTGCCTTTACCTTCGTTGCGAAGGTGCGAAGCATCTTGATGAACTCAATTTTGCCGAAAGTGCGCTTCTGCGCTTCTCTGAGTCGATGGCCCATGTATTGCGCGGCAAGCTGGTCAACGATTTTGATGGTGTTTGCCATCCCCTCGCGATCTTCGGTATCAAAAACGATAACCATCTTCATTTTAGTTGCCTCCGAAAGCGGTGATGAGATCGGCTTCGGTCAAGCCGAGTTCTGCCATCGCGGCTTCCCGTCGAAGCTGCTTCTGAGACTTCGCTTGCACCTTCGGTGCTGCTTTTGCCTTCTTTGGCTTTGGCTTCGGTTCCGGCTTGTCGAGGAAGGAAGGAATGTGGCCGGTGAATACTGCGGCCTTGCGCTGCTTTGCGCGAAGACGGGCAAAGCGCATTCGGCGCTCTGCGCCTGGAATTCCGTTGCGGAACTCCTCATCTTTGGCGTTTGCGCGTGCGTGGTTGTTTGCACCACCGTGACGCTCACAACGCCATCGGCCTTCGTGCTCTTTTGAAATGTTGGGGTCGAACACACGGCAGCCACCTGCAAAAGCGCAGGTGACTCCGTGCGTCGAATCGGCAGCTAGGCGGGAACCGTGTGCGAGGGCGAAAGCATTGTTTCCTTTGGGTGTGCGGGCCATTTTGAACTCTCCTGGCTCGTGTGGGCTTCATCGCCCCCCACTGTCTTTCTAATATAGCACGCTCGCATGCTGCTGTCAAGCAAAAAATTACCGCGAATCTGCGCTTTCGCGCTTTGTGATCTCCGCGACCTTCAACATTGCCTTGTTGCGGAGCTGCTCGAAATCATTGCTGTAGTAAGAGCGCGCATTCTCGGGAGTCTTCATCGTCCCAATTCTGAGAGCAAGGTCAAGCGTGCAATTAGGGTGCGAAACAAAGCGCTCCAAAGTGTAGGTGCGCGACAGCTCATCTTCACCTAAATCGGCATAAATCTCTTCAAGCAGTTTGCCGGGGGTGCGACTATTTTGCTTTTTGGATGACCACCAATAGTTGCCGCCGAAGAATGCCTGCATCATGCGCCAGTGCGAACGACTGTTGTTCTTGAAATACTTGCGGTAGACTTCCGTGTATTCCTTCTTCTTCAACTTGATGGTACCGTGCGCCAGCATCGTTGCCTTGAAAACGTAACCACGATGCTCCCAGAGTTCCTTTGCGGCATCTGGTGTAAGATTAGGATTCGCAGCCAAATACTCTTTGCCGAGACGGTACCAATGCTTTGAAATCGCTAGCTGCGTTTCAGCATCCGTAAAACGATTCTTTGCGAGTCCGACGACTTCGCTGTTCTCCATGTTTTTGATGTTGTTCGCATAAGGCGAAGTGTAAACTGTAGGCATTCTATTTCTCCTCGCTCGGCATACTAAACGGGTCCACCGATGCGCTTGTTTGGTTGTTGGTTTGTGTTTCTTGTGCTGTCATAATCTTTTGCCAGCACCATTCGGCTGAACCGGCTTCCTGCTGCGCTTCCACGTTTGTTGGGTGACGCAGAAAGTCCATTTCCTGTTGGTCCCGATAGTTATCAAGAGCTATCAGGATGGTGGTCACTTCCTCGTCGGTTAGTTCAATCTTCATTGGGAATAAACTCCGAATTCTTGAAAACTGCCGGGTGCATTATGTGGTCCGCGATTCCGCGAGCCTTCCCGACATGACACGAAGTGGTCATGGATTGAAACGAGCCGCCGGGGGATGTGAAGTCCCCCACAATCGTAACTCCAGACCGCGAGCGATGCCCAATCTTCAGCTTGTATGAAAACAGGCTTGTTCCGTCAGTGCACAGTGCTCCGGTGTGGGAAGCGGCGTTTTCGCCATCCTTCCACTTTTGAAGCACCTGTTCATTTCTTAGTCTACTCATCAGTTTCTTCTTCCTCATCAAAAAGGGGAATATCGTAGTCTTCGTCAAATCCATAACGAAGGGAATGGCAATTGGTCCAAGGGTCCATTACTAAATCTTTCTAGTTATTGGTTGTTCTATTTTTCAGTGGGAACGACAACCATTCGTTCCGGCTTCGGATTGAAGTAGGGACGGTTGCCGTGGTACTCATCGGTAATCCACATGCGCTGGACTCGGCACGCAACCGGCTTCGGTGCTTCCATGTCGGTGCAGATGATAAGACCATCGAACCCGCCGGTTTCATTGACAAACTTCGTCGGAGCATCAAAGCAGGTTCCACCGTACATGGTGCGCTCGGTCTTGCGACTTTGACCTTTCTTCCAAACCCAATTCTTCTCAGGGTCAACGCGAGTGTCAAACGGAACCACTGTGAACTCTGCAATCTTTGCCAGAGTATTCAACTCCGCGAAGAATGCGGTCAGCATAGCCTCGGAGACAGAGCCGGATTGGTCGATTGCAACCGCAATCTTTGCTTGTCGAGTTGCCTTCTTGCCGGGATGCTGGTAAGGATAGCGCTTGTTGATCTTGCGAACCGTGCTGCGCTTGTTGGCCTTCTGGCTCTGCTTCACAAAGTAGCGAAGCACCTTGCGCCAGTCAACCTTCGTTGAGATAGACGCGATGATTTCCTTGCGGCAGTCAGCCGGAACACTTCCCCAACCTCGGCTGGAAGAGTTTGCCTCTTCAACAGCGTCCTTGATGAACTCCTTGACTCGCTCCTCGGCAATCTGCTTTGTCTGCTCGTCCATTTCGTCCCAGCCGGAGTGGTCATCGAAAGAGTCCATTCCGTCCAGGGGGTTTCCGTTGCCGTTGCCCTGTCCTTGACCTTGACCTTCGCCATCACCTTGACCTTCGCCATTACCTTCGCCCTCGGGCGGGTCCTTCTGCATCTTGCGAAGTTCGCGAAGATAGTGCTCGGCAGTCTTGTGGGGCTCAAGGTGTTCAAACGGAGCCTTCCCAGGGAAGCAAGCACCCTCGGGAAGGTTCGGCAGGTTGCCGTTGATTGCAAGGTCCATCGCAATGTTGTGAATCTTGCGCTCGCTGGGTGCCATGTCGCGGAACGACAGAAAGCGGCCACCAGTAACATGCTGAAACACGATGTGATAGAATTCGTGCTTGAGAATGTCCTTGCGACACTCATCAGTCATGTTCGCAAAGAATTTCGGATTGTAGAGCATCTGCAACTTGCCCTCTTCGGTCACAGTCACACCAGCAGTCGGAATCGCGTTGCTTGCACGCTTATCCATCCGGCGCGAAAGCGCAGCGAAGAAAGGTTCGTCCATCAGCAGACGGTGAACATGGACATTTAGGTCGAAAGCAGACACATCCACTTCCTCGGTTTCGGCTACTTCGTTGTTAGCTGGCTCGGTCATTGAGCGTTCCTCCATTGTTAACTATAGTATAGCAGAAAAGTGGTGGCCTGTCAAGCGCGGATTGGACAAGTTCACTTGACAGGCCGCCCACTAATCAGCATTTGTCGCCAGTAAGGATTTCAACAAGGTAGTTGCCGACTGCTCGGCCTTTCTTGTCCTTTGTGGAATGGAAAGCAATTGCGTTGTCCTGATTCGCCTGACCAATCACGGTCCAGAGCTTCATGGCAGGCTCGGACGGCAAAAACATGAAGTATGCCGCGAGGTTTTGCAGTTCGCCCTCGTTCAGAGCATTCGCAAATCGCTCACTTGCTGCCATCTTGTCAATGAGAGCGCAGTGCTGGTTCAGGTCAACATCGGGAGTCTTTCCCTTGTCCAAAACATCGGAAATGGTGATAACCTTGCTGTAGTTGGCAACGAAGTCGTTGAAGGACACCGCAGCCTCGAATCCGAGGTAAGCCGAAGCCAACGCAAACACAGCCGGGTTAGACTGTCCAGCTTCCAGAAGGCACGCAGCCGAAACAGTGTCGGAGAAGCGTGCCCAGGAACGACGCGAAGGATAAACCTTGTTCGGCTCCGGGTCGTCGTTGTGCTCAAGGTGCTCGGTGTTGTTCCGAATGAAGTCGGTAACGAGTGGCTCGCAGTTATCGGCAGCCCACGCAATCCAGTCATCAATTGAAGGTTCAACATCGAACACGGTGTAACGGTCCAGTTCAGCCGGGTCCATTTCGCCCACCTGATAGGAAGCCGCACCCGCGTGGGTTCCACCATTCACCGCAGCGAAAATCAGGGTGTCGGGGTGAAGCGCGTGACCTGCCAGCTTGCGCGAGTCGCACAACTCAAAAATGCCCTGTCGTACTTCCAGGGTTGCACGGTCAACCTCATCGAGGAAGAGGACGACGCCATTATCGCACGCAGTGGCGAACCAGTCTGGAGGACAAAAGGAAGTCACCCCTTCGTCCACAGTCGGCAGACCCAAAAGGTCGCCTTCCGTCATCTGGCTAGCCCGTCGTTCGACGATGGGCAGTCCCAGGGCTTCCGCGTACTGGTAAACCACAGAAGACTTACCAATGCCGTGGCGACCACGAAGCAGGACAGGGTGATTCGCACTTGTAACGTGCGGGAGGACGAGGAGAAGATTCTTGAAATCAATTGCCATTTTAGTTCCTTGTTAGTGGGGCCTCTCAACCCCGTCCATTATCTATATAGTACCATACCTGACCGCTGAAGTCAAGCAAAATAATCATCACTTATATACTAACTATCATTGTCCGGAAGTTCGGGATCTTTCATTTCAGAAAGTTCAATCTCGCCATTTACGTATTGCTGAAGCTGCTTCCTTTGCGAGTCATCGAAGGTTCTGAAATCCCTCTCCGTCTGCTCCTGTGGGGCAGCAAAGTGAACCTTTGTGGCCTTCTTCACTCCCTTCGGGGACACGAAAGCGTCTCCACTGAAATCACTCTGACCTCTTGAAACCACTTCCCAATCCACATTGGTCAAGCGTTCCTGCCGGTCCAACTTCTGGTTATACCAGCCAGCCATTCCGGCACGCGGGACAAGACCGGGAATACAAGGAAGAGTAATACCGACTGCTTTGTAGTAAGGCAGCTCAGCGAGGCTCGCCCCAATGCGCTCAAAGGACGCAATAGTTGTTGAGTGTAGCCAAAGATTAGTTCCAGGGATGCCGTGATAGTGGGTAAGACCTTCACCAAACACACTTTGCATTACCAGCCCAACGGGAGGAACATAACCTTCATTGTCCGGATAGTGGTAGTGATCGCGATCATGATACGACGCATCCTTGCAACGCACCAAAGCGCCAACTCCCAGACCAACATCACTTGCCCACTTGACAAGCGCGGTGCGCCACAAAACAAGGTCATCATGAAAGAGCGACTTGTGCGCCTTCATTGTATCGCAACCGGCGCGAGTGTGTCCGCTTTCATCACAGTAGCCACAAATCTTTGGCTTTGCCTTGCGGTCAAGGATTCTCTGCCATTCGCGACCCCTGTAACTGGTGGGGTCGTCCTCCCACGCTTTTTTCAGTGTGGGGCAACTCGTTTTATTGTGCCCGTTTTCGTAGCAAACACCGCATCGGACTGTTCCACTCCAACTCATGTTTTTCTCTCCCGTGTGGGGGTTCTATCTCTAGCTTCTGATTATATCATAGCACGTTTAGGGTGTGCTGTCAACCACTATCTGTCATTTGATAAAAGGGGGGCAACCGCTTTTCAGGTGTTGCTACCTAGACAACTTTCAACATATTTCGCGACTTGGCTCCGTTCAATACTTCCGCGTGCACGCTGGGATTCATGGTTGTCATTGAATCCATTTATTACGTTTTATTCACCCCTTGTTGTTACTTTCGCTTTTTGGCCTTCTTCAGCCATCGTTCTTCCGTCCAAATCGGAGCGGCTGCCCCAATGGGCAAAACCTGGATTGGCTTGGCCCCTTTCGCATGGGAACTCACATGCTCGGCGTTGCCGTATTTTAGGATGATGCAGAGCTGTCCTTTGTGGGTGCGGGCACCTGTACGAAAAACAGCAGTCCCTCCAACTGGAAACTTGCATTCCCCCTGAATGTTTCGAATTACACCAGCCGCGTACTTGTTGAGTACGAGCTTGTTATATTCCTTCTGAGAGGGAGGACCGGCGCACCGGACTCCCTCGGTCGTCAGATACTTCCAAACGATGTTGCCGTAGTATCCCGTCTTGCGGTAATACTGGAGGGCGATGTTGAACTTCTCTTCCTTTTCTTCGTTCCAGTCTTGTGTCCACGTTGCACGGGACTTCAAAGCCTCATCAGACCATCGGCCTTCGACCTGTTGCAATACCTCTTCTTGACGCGGCGATAAAGTGCCACGCTTCTTGAGTTGTTCTTCAAGAGATTGCATGAACCCAAAATCCCAGTCACTCTCATCACCGGCAATTGAGATTCGCCCCATCACGTTATTGATTCGTTCAAGCATGGTGTTCCCTTCGTCCACTGTCTCTATATACTACCATAGTCCAGCCCGCTTGTCAACCCTCAATCAAGATTTTAAGGTTTGTGATATGCTTGCACTTTCCACGAAACTGGAATCCAGAGCACTGACACTTCCACTTGTCACCCTGCTTTGTCACTGTGTAGACCTTGCCTTTCGAGCCCTTGACCTCAATGGTCTGGATGGGTTCTTCGGAGTAATTGGAATCCCAATACTTTCGGGCTTCAGTGCCCCAGCAAAAGAAGCCTTCAATGTCTTCTCGCGTAGTCTCAGGGGGCACTTCAATATGAACCCCGCCGGAGCCTGCGTAAGTCTTGCCGGAAATAGGCGCAACCCAAACTGCGGGAGGCCACGGCACGATGTAGCGATTGTCAGGCGTCGTTTTGGGAGGCATACTCGGCAGCCAATCGGTCAAAGGTTTCGCGCTGAAAAGCCTCAATGCTGAAATACTCCTCATTGAGAGTATCCCAATAAACACCAGCCGAGGCTAGCATCTCTTCTACTTCTTCGCCTAGACTGCCTGAAGCAATCCTGTCTTCTGTTAGACGCTCCAAAGCTGCCTTTTCCAAACTTAGAATTCCGTCAATCATTAGTTGTCCTCCGGTAGGGTCCTGTTTGACTCTCCCTCTACTATAACACCCAAGAGGGGCGTTGTCAAGCATGAATCTTCAAAGTCCACATCGAGCTGGATGAAATATTCATCTATCGCCTGCTGCGCCGACTGCACAGTGGGTTCTGTATTCCAAGGGAGAGGTTCAATCTCAGGAATACAGATCGGTTTAGTGAGATTGTAGACTTCCACTTCGCGGCCTCCCAACCAAATACATAAATAAATGTCGCGCTCTACTGTAACTAGTTCTGCGCCATCGACAAGGTTCAAAAGATCAATAGCATTCCAAGAGCAATTTTTAATCGTCATGTTCTTCTATCTCCACCATTTCTAAATCCGCGAGTTGAAAGTTTTCCTTCTCGCTAAACCAATACCGCTCCTGGTTCGTGACATTCAACATTCGTACAAGACAACGACGTTCATATACCTCTTTCACCTCAAACAGGTGGCGGGAGTATTTCTCCATCCAGTCTATCGTCGGGTTGGGAATCAGTTCCACAATGTCACCCGGCTTCATCAGCCAGTTCCAGATTGGCTTTGCCGATAATCCACACCCATTCGGGAACGCTTCCAATCATCTTCAGTTCCACCCCAGTTTCCGTAGGAAAATCAAGGACTTGAAAGGTCTTGTCCCGATAGTTCTCCATCCAATCCACGGTGGGTTTTTCAATCAACTTTACAATATCACCGACCTTCACTTACCAACTCCAAATCTCTCGCTCTGTATGAGCCATGATCTCTACCTTTATTTTCGTGCCACCATTCTATAACTTTGAATTCATGAGTGCCGGGGATTTCCCGCACGATTATTCCAAGCCAGCCGCCCCAATCGTCATGATGGGTGGAGGTCCGATACTTTACCAAGTCACCGACTTTCATTTACCAATACCAATTCCTCGGGCATGTGATTGACTGTCTCCACTGCGCCGTCGTCGGAGCATACCCACTGCACCGCTTTATGTTCTCCGTCAGTAGGCTCGCCAATTATAAGTCCCAGCCAAGCATTAAAATTTTCGTTCTCGTGCCGAGGGCGGCATCTTACCAAGTCACCGATTTTCATTCTTCATCCTTCCGTGGGGCACCCAAAAACCAAACCAACCCATAAAACACAACTGTGACGGCCCAAGTTATGAGGTTATGCTTCATTCTACCACCACAATCTCGTTCGTGCGAATGGATTCTTCCCATTCTTGTTGGTCGTGCAAAGAGTGGTGCGGCCCCTTACACCAATCCACAACCACTAGGTATTCGTACTCGTCATTGTCAAAGAAATTGATGCCTTCAAACTGCACTTCTTTCACAATCCCAACATCATGCTGAGGGCTGTCACGGTCTAGCGTGAAGTTATCATACCAGCGAAGCAACTGTCCTACTTTGGGAATCATTGCATAATCTCCATCTGCCCTTGATACAAGGATTCCTCAATCATTTCAGGGCTGTGGTGGGTGGTGTTTTTGGTTATCGCCCACGCAATATGGTAATAACCACTCCAATCCTCGCCGGGGAGTTGTGTCACAATCCCCAACTCATCAATGTCGGCACCCTCGGTATCATCCCCGTGCCAGCGAACCAACATTCCAATTCTCAAATCAGCGTGAGTTTGCACGAGAGATTACCTCCAGAGTGTCGCGCCGGGTGTAAACATCCCAGCTATCTCCAGCTTCCAAATCAGTATCTAAAAAGCGTACCCAAACATGGATGCCTTCAGTTCCTACAATATATCCCGCCGCATGTGTGGGCAGACTTAGGGACCTTACAAGGTCCCCCACTCTCGGTGCTTCACTAGCCACGCTGAATCCTTATCTCGCCTGCTTCCAAGTAGTCGTCAAGTTCATGATAGTAATAGTGGAGAGGCATCCGGTGGGTGTCTTTACCCATAAATTGAATCAGCAGAGCTTGTTCGTCGTGAGGATCAACGTCGGTGCCCACAACGTAGCCCGCACAATCGTTCGCGCCACCTTCCCCAATAAAAACAACAAGGTCGCCCCGTCTCAAATCGTCTATCTGATTCACGCCTACCCTCCATTGTGCTTACAGCATACCACACAAAGCAGGCTAAGTCAAGGGCTATTTCTCAAACCATAGATTCACGCCGCCGAGACTACTTCAAAATACTTGGAGGGATACCAGTCATTATCAACTCGGATGTTGAACTGTGCTTCGGGGTCGCGCTCGTGGCGATACATTCCCGTCACGAGAACAGCCTGCCTCTTTGCCGACCACTCTCTATTGTACCTCCAGGTATAGCCGTGCTTCACTCTTACAAGGTCACCGACTTTCACTTACAATCTCCAAGTCTTTCGGTATTACCCAACTCACATCCTGACCACCATCATCCAACCACTGAACACGCACTTCCTTGTAAGGAGGATCCCCCTCGAACATCGGTGACTTGAAGATCTCTACTATTATTCCCGCAGCGCGTTTTCCTTCGCCCCACCGCAATGCCACCAAATCACCGATTTTCACCGTACCACCTCCAGTTCTTCGGCTACCCACTGTACTTCGTTCGTGGAGTCAAACCAGTAAACCTTCCAGCGTTTAATTCGCTTGCCACTCTTAGTACTGTATTCCCCTAAGCCAGTGATAAGACCCATACGCCTCCACGGGGGCGGAGACTCGTGCAAGTCCTCGCGCCCTTTCCACGTTACCAAGTCACCGACCTTCACTTACAACCTCCAAAAACTCGGGCAACTCGGTACTCTTCTCGGGATGGCTCGCACGACCACTCGGCAGCGCGTGCTGGTCCAACCACAGAACATCCACCGCCATGCCGTTGAAACCAACTATTATTCCCATGCAGTTGTGCAAGCCGGTTAGGGATTTGTCGTATTTTACCAAGTCACCGATTTGCATCTTCTGGCTCCACGCTGGAGATTACTTTTACGCATGCGGCCCTTTGCCAGCTTCCGCCCGGCTTTTGTTTCAGGCTTCCAAGACCTTTGCCGTCCCAGATTACCTTGACTTCGTGCCGCTCCCCTAAGTCACGAATGTCTCTCGTGTCCACAATAATCCCCTGAAGATTGTGGTAGGAGCCACCGACCCACTTTACTAAATCACCGATTTTCACTGATTACCTCCAACCCCGATTCTTCAAAAAGAATAGGATGAGTGACGCCCACGATTTTCACCCACTTATCGTCAGCCCACTCCACAATCCAGAGTGAGCCATCAATCTCATACCTCAGCAGGTCGCCCCGTTTCATAATTTCTACTTACAACTTTCCAATGTTTCGGTGCAGCCATTTCTGGGCGGTCTGAATCAAAAAACTGAATCTGTATTCTATCGAACACAAGAGCTTCCAGGCTCACCACCATCGCAATAGGCGACGGACATTCGCGTGTCCCAAAGTGCTTTAGTGTAATCAAGTCGCCTACTTGAAAGTCCATCATGGCTCCAGCGAAAGGATTTCAAAGTTTTCCAACTGATACCATGCGTTCACATGGTCGCCCGCGAACTGAATCCACTCCCCGCGCTGGTCGCACTTGTATCCTGTAACAATTTTCATTATCTGAGAGCAGTCGCGCACGAGTGCTCCAATCATTACCATTCCGCGAGCCTTCATCGTCGGTCGTCCCAGTGATTCCAAATGTAAAGTAGACACGCAGTCCCGATCAAAAATTCTAGCATCTTATATTCTCCTAGTAGCAAATGTTAGTGGTAGCGTAAATGTCCCAGAAGCCGCATCCCCGAGTTTCGATGTCGGTGTCCTCCTCGCCAACTCTCACAAACTTGATGTGTTCGCTGGAGGCTTGCGGCTTGCCATCGACTTCAAACTCATATTCATCGGACTCGGCCTCGATAATGAACCTCTCAAGTGTTTGGATACACTCGTAGGAGTCGTACCACTTGATACCGTCCCAGCGAATAAGCCACGATTTCTCGTTTTCGTAGTTGCGCTCAAAGTAATCGGCGTCGTTGAATACCAAGGCTTGCGCTGCGGCATTTTGAGAACACGCGAGCGTCAAAAAGGGTGTTAGATGCTTACTGATTGCTAGAACAACTTGAGAGCGATAGCCCATTACATACCTCCATTGTGCTTACAGCATACCACGGGAAGCGGCTGCTGTCAAGACCTAATCGGCAATCGTGAAATCATAGGGCG